GATCCACAAGGGTGGGGCTGTCAGTCATGATTATTCCTTTCTGTCTTGTTTCTTAGCCAGCATCCATCCGCAAGCGAACAGTGCTGCGGCGGCAATGACAACCCCGATCATTAGGGTTGCCGCGATAGTGATCGGCGTCATTTCGTTTCGTCCTTCGTCAGTAGCGTTTCGATATCCAAAATTGCGCGTTCCAGCCTGTCATTTCGGACGGCGCTGTCTCGGTCGTCATCATGGTTCGGAATGTTGTCATCCCATTGCACATGTCTTTTCGCGGCGGCCAGCGCATCTTTGATTCCCTCTTCACGGGCCGCCTTTATCGCGTCGATCAGCGGCTCGACCATCTTGGGGTCGTGCAGGCACAATTTGACGGAAAGAGGGGCGGTATTCCGAATCCACCCATAAACGGTCTGTCTGGCATCGAGTGACATGTTCAAAAATCCTCATTTTCTATCTACATTTTTCAGATGTATTTATGTTCTCGCTGGTTTCGGTCATCCAAAACCGGATTATCTTCAACTGCTCGTCCAGCGGCACTCTGCGAATGGACCGTCGGCACATCGCCAGAGTCCAGCGTCGCCACAGGATGTGCAGGGCTAAAATCATGACCCAAGCATTTGCTGGTTATGGATCACGTCTTCCAGCTTCGTCAGCACCCAATCGTTCAGATTCATACCGTCAACGGTAGCGGCTTGGTCGCACAGAAACTTGAGCGCTGGGGGGAGTCGGATTCCGACCAGACTCCGACCATCTGAGCGGCGGATTGCCTTCTCGTTGTCCCATAGCAGGCTGGCCAGATCGCCCTTGCCGCATTCAGTCAAAAACGCCTTTGCCGTCGAATCGTCGATCAGGGCCATGCCTTGCGCGGACTGCCCCCAAGATTTCCCTTCTCCGGCGAGAAAGAAAAGTCCACCCTGGGTCTGGTAGAGTCCGGTGCAGCCGTCGGCATGATCCTGGGTACAGAGCAAAAACGAGCAGGACGTGTTGAGGGCGTGGCCGTTGATGACTCGCTTCATTTCTCGGCTCCATCCCGCGTCAAAAGTTCAACAGCGGCGGCCCACAGCGCGTCACGGGCGGCGGCTCCTGTGCCGTGATATGCCGGTATATCGCCTAGTACTATCAAAGTGTCACAAATGATCCACCTCGGATCGTGCCCTTCTCTGATGGCACTGAACAGACGCCCTAACCGGATAGGCCCCAGCCAAAGATCATTGCCGCGCCATTCGAGGCGGACGGTGAAGGTATCGGTCATTTAATCCTCCCGGCATCAAAAAAGAACAAAACAAACCACAACAGAGCCAACGACAGCGACACGGGAAGGAGGGATACACGCACCCATTGGGGCTGTTCATCATGCCAATCCCAGTAGAAGCGGCTGTCGTACCAAGGAAACTTGTCCATCAAGCACCTTCCTTCGGCGTCCAGTTGTCTTCGGTTTCGCCCGTCGAATGTTTGCATCTAAAACAGGGTGAGCTAAGACTGTTGTCTAGTTCGCTGTAGCAAGCAGCACACAGCCCATATCCAGCCAGCTTGGTCTTATCTACAGGCGCTGCTTTGCTGGCCCAAAGGGCATCGGTAGCGGCAAACGGGTCTTTGACCTTGGCAATCTGTGCCTCGGATAGGCCCTGACCTTCAAGGGTCTTGGGCTTACGGGCGGCTATGAGGGCTTCAGTAGCTTCCCATAGTTTGCGGGTATCGTCGTAAAGGAAACTGGATGGGCGCATGTGTTTTGCCCATACATCACGCACGACTGCCACGGCAGCCTCGATCACGACGCATTCTAGTTCTGTTGGGCCGAAGCCGTACTTGGCGTCGTCCAACCGCTGCTTAAGCTCGTCGCGTTCTTGGGTCATCAAATCCAAAGCGGCTTGCGTCGGGGTTAGCTCAAGTTCGATCAGATTTGATATGCGGAGTTTAAGCTCGTCGCGTTCTTTTTCACATAAGGTTAACTTCTCACTCTTTTCAGAGTGATGTGCAGCCCACGAATCGGCAATAGGCTGTGCATTGACCAACTGCCGTTCCAACTCCGCAATCCTCGCGTCCCGGTCATCCGGCGGGGCTGCGGCAAGGGCTGCTTCCAGCATTTCATCTGAGTTGCGCAGTTCAGTGCCGTCATCTGTGTAATTTCGACAAAACGATGCAGTATCTTCCAGTGCTTTCACCATCCCCGGCGTTGCCTTGGCGGGGTAGCTGGTGATTTGATTTATGAGGCGTTCCTTGGCAAGCTCCTTCCGTAGCCAGTTTTCACTGTGCCGGACTGAAGACGCTAAATTTTCCGCCTGATACATCCGTTCCAACAGCGTATCCTTGCACTCGACCAGCGCGATCAGCAGGGCTTGCTGGGAGGCGATGGTGGTTTGGGCTTCGAGAAACCCTTCGTTCAAAAAGTTGACCTGACGACGGTAAATTTCAGCATCGTGCTTCAGCTTGGCGACAAGCATGTTGTTTGTCGGACCATCGTATTTTTCCAACTCGCCTTGCAGCCTTGCTATTCGCGCCAGCAAAATGTCGATCGTATTTCGGTAGTTTTCCGCTTCTGGAATAATGCGCTGGATACGCACCCACACCGTTTTTTTGTCAGGCCCGATCCTGGTATCGGTGACGGCGTGATCCTGCCGATCGCCTCTGCGCAGTTCCCACAGGGGCGACCCGTCGTCAGAGACAGGTTCAAAGCCGTCGAGCTTTAGCAGGCGTTCGGCGCGGCGGCGGCGCAACATTTGACGAGTGGTTTCGGTGACTTTCATTTTAAGCGACTCCCTATGACGACCAGAATCCCAGCGAGAAGTGGGACGGCAACATAAATGATGAACAAATCGAGCCAATCTCTGAAAACCATCTTGATCGCTCTCCAAGGATGCGGGGCTTCCACCCACTGCGTCACCAATCTTGATCTGGTGGTGACTCTGCCGCTTCCCCTTAGTCAAACTAACGAGGGATAACCGGGTCGCGACTCCCACCGCTGGGCGGACCATGCGGACGTGGGTTTTTAGATGTGGCAGTCAACGATGGTCAGATACGAGTCGGCCGGAAGATCCGCCAACAGCGCATCAAACTTGGCCTGCCATGTGGCGCTATCTTCTTCGTCAGAAACCGATCCCCACCAGCCCATTTCGCCGCGCTGATACCATTGTCCATCATGGACGACGGCAAAGGACGAGAGCGGAACGGCCTGGGCAATATAATCGGCCCGGCGGAAGTCCTTGGGGGTCAGCGATAAGCCAAAATACGAGACGGCATCGCCGCACAATGCGGTGTATTTCTGAAATTCTGCGTTGTTTTGCAGGGCCTCACGTCTGGCCGTATAATCCTTCCCATGGGCTTCGTTGGCGGCATCCAAGATTTCAAAGTACCGCGACATCGCGTCTTCAAATGCCCCCGTGAAGCGTTCAACCTTCGCCCGGCCGATGAATTTTTCGTGTTCGTCGTCCCACCACTTTCCCCGCTGACTTTGAGCTTTGGCCAGCATCGCCGGGTAATCCACATCACCCATGCGAATTTCGTTGAGGTTCGGCGTTCCGTCTTTGTGGATGAAGCGGTTGCTACAGCGTCCGCCAACAACCCACCAATCCCATTTTTTATTTGGATTGGTGCGGTCAACCGCCAGCTTGAGAGAGCCATCGGCATTCAGGATGTAGTAACCATATTTGGTGTCGCCGGTTGCGTGGTTGTTCCAGCCATATTGTCTTTCGATCCATTCCCCGATGGTTTCAGTTTGTGAGGCGGGAACCTCAACTTCCTCGTATTGTGCCGGAGTAAAGTGAATTTTTGCACGATGGCCTTTGCCGTCGTCCCAATCTTTGCTTTTCCACGAGATTCCGTGTCCGCAGCCAGATCCTGCAAAGGGGCCTATCGTTTCGATTTCTTCAGCAGTCGGCTCACGATAAAACCGGTCGGACCACGGGTCATGCAGAGTCCCCATGGAGTCCCGTAAGCATCGGGTCGTCGAAGTGGCATATCCGTCGAGGGCTTCGGCGGTCATGTCGGTGTCAACGATGTATTTGTCGTCGATCCCTGTGCATTCAAATTCGTGCCAAGGCTGTAATGTTGCCCGCAGCATGGTTTCGGTGGGCTCGGTCTCGGTGATGACCAGCACGGCAAAATGGCTCATAATCTTGTTCTCCTAGTTCTGCCGCGATAACGGCGGTTGTTTCCCAAAAATCTTAATCTTTACAAAGGTCAGGGCAGCATCGCAGGGAGTCTTGTATCCCATCACGACTCCCCCAAATGGCATAATGGAGTCGATCCCCTCCAGCAGACTCCCAACATAGCGCTGGGGATGAAACCGTCCGGGCTCCATGGCACAAACGTGCACCAGCTCGGAGTCCTTCGGGGTGCGTGCGAGATTGGCGCTTTTCAGCACGATGGTTCGCAGATTCCCATGGGCAGACCGAGCGATGGATTGTCGCCATGTCCCGCAGACGATAGGAATGCGGCGTTCACCGGCATAAATTATCGGTTCCCGCGCTTCAACGAAGTCCATCATTTCCAGATTGTCCCAGAGCAATAGAGGGTTCCAAGCCCGAAGACTCCGCAGACTCCGGCCATTCCAAAGGCCAGGGCCAGCCCAATCGGGCCAAGCGGCAGCATCACCGTTGTAACCATGGTATAGGCGAGGCAGATCATGGTAAATCCGAGGATTGCCAGCAACACTGAGACAGTGAGTTTGCCGACGATCAGGCAGAGCGCGTTCTTGTCGATCATTTTGCAAGACTCCGTATCCACTGGGGAATGGCCGAGGTGCGATCCTGTACCCATTGTGCAGGGAAGCCCCGCATGGGCATGATAATTCCGGTAAGTTCTGGAGCGACGTCAGACACAACGATGGCCGGTTCGTTGTTGCCGGTCCCGATTAGGGTCAGGCTGTTCAAGTCCCCTCTATTGCGCAGGATGTCTACCGCTTCGCCAAATGTCGCCAAGAACTTGGGGTTGAAACAGAGCAGCGTCGAATTGCGGACAGCGTGCGTGGGGATGACTCTCGCATAGTCGGGAAAACGACCGTCAATTTCCGGCGCATGGGCGGCATACAGAATCGACGGGTCCAACACAATCCCCGTATCGGGCGGGAATTTGTCGGAACAATCCAGCGTGGAATAGTTCCCAGCCGTCATAATGGCGTTGTCCCCGCTAAAGGTCACATAACGCGGCTCAGGCTCTTTCTTGGCGTCCTGCTTCTTGCGCGTGGCCGCAATCAGGTCTTTGGGGATGGAATTTAGGTGGGCACCATTGCACATGCCCTGCGAGTCGAGAATGATTCCCATGATGTGGCCGTTGGTAGCGATCATGGCGACTCCGCCCTCCGGCACAGGATGGGTGTAGATCCCGTGCAAATAATAGCGTGAGTTTTCGGTCCCGGCGAATTTTGCCAAGGCCCGCACATAGCGGGCTTGCACCATGACATGGCGCTTTGGTTTGGTGTCAGTTGTCATTGTCCATCCCCTGTACGGCATCGGGTTCGACGGGAATGCGCGTTTGCTCCCCCGAATCCAGGTTGGTGATAATGGTATCGAAGGCCCCAATTTTTGACATGGTGTGGATGTCTTCCAGCGTCAGCCAAATGGTCGTTTCCTTGACCATCCCCAGCGTCAGGAAGGATGGCAGCGCCGCATCTTCGCCAGTGTCGTCGTCGAGGCCAGTCAGCACCATTGTCCCGGCGATTGGGGTCTGGATTAGGCGTGAGAAGAAAAACGACTGCTTGGCCTTTAAAAGCCCTTCCTCGTCGATGTATCCGTAACATCCGGGCCCCATGCAGACCGCTTGAACGAGCTGGCAGCCGATGGTCTTATAATAAAAGTCGAGGCACAGCGTTGGTGCGTCAACTTCTTCGATGGTCTGCGCCACCGGATTGATGATGATTGCCCTAGTCATTGCAAGAGACCCCCAGATTAAAGGGCTCGAAGCGGTTGCCGTCCATGTGGAAGAACAGCATTTCGCCGTCCTCGTGCAAACATCCGATTTTTATGGTCAGAGGTTCGCGGTAGTAGGCAGACGAGGGTGACTCTTCTGTATCGACGATCGGAGTCGGGAAAACCGAAGCGACGATAACCGGCTCACCATATTTCGGGCAGGTCTTGTTGCGCAGTCCCGGTTTCCACACCACCAAGTCACCTTCCTTGAAGGTGTGCGTTTGGGTGTAGGCGCTCATGCGCTCCAGAAGGGTGATGGCGTGGGCTTGGGCACGGGTTTCGGTCATGCTCTCGTCGTTGGGGGCCTCGGAAGTAATGGACTTGGTAAGCTCCATCATCATGTCACTAAAGTTTGCGTGTTCACTCATAATCTGACTCCAAAAAAGAGGTTCTGACTCCGATGGCCCGCCACCGATTTTACGATGTGCGGGCCGGGGAGCTGGGTTGTCTGACTGACCCGTTGTGCTCTGCTATCTGTTACATGATGGACTCCAAAGATTTCTGTGGTTAACCAGTGAAGCCCAAAGGTAACGCAGGCGCAATGGCGCGTCAATGTTCTTTGTTGGGCATCGATTCCATGGCGAAGGTCATGTGCATGATCTTCAAGGCCAAGGCGATGGCCATGTCCAGACTGGCGGAGCGCAGCATGATGCGAAAGCCGTTGGAGATGGCAGCAACGGCTATGGCTTTTTCGCTCACGCCGGACAGTTCCAGATTGTTAAAGAGCGAACCGATTGCTTGCCCGGCATCATGGGAGTCTTCGATGGCTTTGGCTAAATCGGCGCTGTTCAAGGGTGTGCTCATTGTTTCCTCGCATAGATTGGGGTCGCCCGAACCGGAACGACGATTTCAGGGTAAAAGCTGATGGCGTTATGGCGAGTCTGGTGCATTGACACCAGACTCCAGGTTTGGCCCTCGCCCATGCCGTTGGCGTCTGGCCGGATGATGGCAAAGTCATAGGGTCGCGTGGTCTTTTTGCGCTCCAGCACTTTGCCGTTTGGCGCGGTGCATGCGCAGCGCCACCCGCTGATTTTGCCGCCGGTCATTGGATTCGGCTCCAGCGATGGACCGATTTTTGGTGAGGTCCATCTTGACGGCGGACGACGGCACCAGATTCCAGGAGCTTGCGCAGATGGTAGCTGACTTGTGAGGCACCAGCCCAATTGTTGAGCTTATCACGCAGGCTCTTGGCGATATCCTCGGCGCTGTATTCTTGGCCTCTGGCCATAGCATCGAGTACCGCTGCCGTCAGATTGGGGTGACGTTTCATGTCACGCCTCCGTCGCTTTTTGCGCTTGGTTTGCCGCTTCGACAAAATCCCAAGTGAAGGCGTCTTTCATCGAAGCCAGCTCTTCAAACGTGATTTTGAAACCGATGGCGTCTTGGTAATTGTAGCCGCCTTCGTCGAAGCGAACTGTCTGATCCTTCGGATTGATATAGATGATGGGGTATTCGGGATCGCAAATGTAAGGCGCAATGCCGAATCCGGTTTCCTCCCCTTGATGGCCACACGTCAGTACGTCGAAGATAATCCGCGCCAGATAGGACTCGTCGGTCCAGCGTTCGCGTTTCGATATGGCAGCTTGGACCACTTCCGGGAGTCCAGATCCTGACCAATGGGAGTAAAAGAAAATCTCGCTCCCATCATCGTACTGAATCCCAATGTTTGCACGATCACCCATAATCCTGACTCCTGTTATGGGGCGGACAACCCGCCCCTTTCATGCCCGCAAGCCCGGCTCTGGATTGGCTACCAGTTGCCGGGCGACGGGGATTGATTGTTTACTCGCAGGCCATCATGGCTACGGAGTCTTTGAACACCCTTATGGCCTCGGATAGCTTGCTGCAATCCGACCAGAACATGTGCCCACCGGCCACCTTGTCATGGGCGCGAACTTGATAGAACCGCGTTCCGCCTTCTTGCCATAGAGTTAAGGCAACGCTTTTGCTTTCAAAGATTTCACAGTAGCCGCAAGCCAGTGCGTAGGGAGTCAGATCCCCGGTCTTTGTATGGAACTTTGTCATTTTGGCACCTCGTCAAAGACAGGGGCGCAGAACAGCGGCGTATCCAAGCGCATCTGAGCACACACCCACTTTGCAACGTGCGACTCCTCGACCACGGGAGTCGGTTCAATTGCGTGGTGAACGGGGCGCGGTAGTAGCGCCAAAGCGGCGACGGTTCCGGCCAGCGTGTAGAAGAGTCGGCGCATAGTTATTTCCCTATCGCTGTAGCAATGGCGGCGCAACCTTGCTTTGAAGCGGAGTCAAGCTCGGCCTTGACTTCAATTAGGCGGCAGGCATCGCCCATTGTGGTGTCACGACGGAAAGCCGCGCTGACCAGCCGTTCTAGCGCGGCCAGCATTTCTGGCGCTGCGGTTATGACGCACTCCGGCACATTTTCATGGATGGTTTCGCCATCTTTTTTGATGTCGTAAGTTCCATCATCGCAGCGGTGCAGATATCGGGCCATTATCGTGACTCCAGCGTTGCGCGGTCGGCCAACGCGTCACTGATCTGGCCGTCGCGGCATAGCCCATCCACGAAGACAACGAAAGCGACGCGGGTGTCGGTGTTGTACATCTTGCCCTTGCCGGAATAATCCCGGATTCGGCGCGGCGTGATAGTGGGGAGTCCGCGGTGGGACTCCCAGAAGGCTTTGCGGATCTCGCGGTGGGTGGTCAACATGACTATTCCCTCCAGCCAGCGGGCTTTACGTCGGTATTGAAAAACAGGCGCTTGGTCTTGGCATCAAAGCCAGCCCATTTGCGACCATTGTCCAGCGGACGAACATAGGCGCTGCATCCTTCCCCGTGGAAGTCAGCCAGAGCGGCAATCTTGACCAAGAGGTCATTCGGATTGACGGCATCAATGACGGGAGATGGATAGCTTTTCCCGCACAGTTCAAACCGGGTGGTGATGCCCACAGACCCAGGCTCGCTATAAGCCGGGTAGAGCGTGACTTTAAAAGAGCGTGTTGCCATAATCTTAATCCTCGTTAGGGGTTATCCAGTAAGAACGCTAGCACGGATAATACAGGCGTACAAGCCCTATTTTTTAGAAATTGGCCGGGCTTTTATGTAGCCTGATCCCTTGGTTTCCCACCCGGCGCTATCGGCATCGGCGAAGGCTTGCGCATAGCATTTCATGATGGTGCTCTGTTCAACATTGAATTCGCGCAACGACCATGCGGCGTTGGTGGCTTTCTTGGGTCGGACGTCAATCGCAATGGTTAGTTTCATGTTTTAGAGTCTCCGAAATCGCCAGGTTTTTGCCGGGCGGGCTGATTAGGTTCTTGTTAAAAAATGCTTTGGTTTCTGGTCCCCCGTTTTAGTTTTCCGGGGGGTAGTCGCGGTAGAGTCCGGCGAGGGCGGTACGGATCTCGCGCACCCGGTTTTCCCAATAGGGAGTCATGCGCTGCCGCAGGAAGGTGCGTTCCAAATTTTCGATGGCGGCATGCTTGGCGTGGTCAGGCACGGACTCGTCGTCGTTGATTTCTTCAAGGGCGTCGAAGTAATCCCGCTTGATGTGGGCCAAGAGCTTTTTGGCGAAGAATAGATTCTTCTCAAGTTCTTCGGCCAGCCCCGGCAGGTGACGGGGGTAGCCCATTAGGGCGTCGTATCCGGCGTCGGTTAAGCTCTCGTCTTCGGGGGCAATGTATGCTTTCGTCATTTTTGTCTCCTTGTGGCACTCGTCAGTATCCGCCTTACGGATAGACCGGGTTGCCCCGGTTTCGGCCTATTTGATGGAATAGCTTACGGTGCCGTCGTCCCATGCCGTGATGCGGGCGTGTTCGCGCTTGGTCTCGGTGTCCCGATACATCGGGTCCACGTAATCGCCTTCCAGCGGGGCAATCGGCGGGTTTTGATAGCGGCGGAATCCTTGATCCAAGAGGTAGGTTTCAATCTCGTGGATTTTGGCGTCTTGGGCAGACGTAAGCCCGGTGGTGATGGCTTGCTTCATGGCGCTATTCCCCCTTGGCCTTGGCGATGGCGGCGCGGGCTTGTTCCGCAAACTGTTGGCATAGGATGGCTTCGCCCATCACTGCCCCGTTATTTCCGCTATCGTGTGCCAGCAGAATGCGCTCAAGCGCAGCCAGCAGTTCCGGCGCGGCAATGATCAGATTGGCGGTTTCCGTGTCGTAAGCGTCTGCAATGTGGTGTCTTGCGGAGTCTTCAATGCGGTAAAGGCGGTTGTTTTCAGCGTCGATTCCGTCGATAGCTGCCCATGGTGTTGCTGTCATAGTCTTAATCCCTCGTTAGCTTTGCTGACGGCCTCGTCAGTGTGGGCACAACCCACAGACCGGACAGAATCCGGTTTCGGCCTTTAGTCTTGGTCCCAGAAGCCTAAGCAATACTGGATTCGCTTATCAATGTACTTAAGAGCGCCTTCTGGCGTGGTGCATTCTTCGTTGTAGCCTTCGTTTGGGTGGAGTCCGGGGAATATGATTGCCCCCTGTCTTTTGTCGCCATGTCGGTGGGGTGATTAACGCCCATGGCAGTAAAAACTTTTTCGATGTCATAACCGCCCTTATAGACGTGCTTCAGGGACTGGATTACAGCAAAGTAAAGGCGACGAATGAAGGAAGGGTGTGCGATGATAAAGGCGAGTTTATCAAGGTCTAGGGCCTCCCCAGATTCCTTTGCGACAAGTGAAAAATCAAGTAACCGGCCTGTAATTTCCGACCCACATGCGCAAGAAGAAACAACAACTTCGGCGCTGTATCCTTCGTCTTCCAGCCGGTCAATGTAGGACAGGATGGAAACCCCCCAATTGGTAATTTCCTGCATGCTGGTCATGGCTGCGTGTGAGGCTGCCCCGATTTCGATTCGCACAATCTTGTTTGAGGGGCCTTCTTCAAGGTCACGGTAGACCATGCAAAGCGGATCGCCAGCAACAGCGGCAGGGATGCAGGGAAACGCCCCGGCGACGTCCAGCACGTTGACCGGGTGCAGGACTGTCTTGGTTAGGGCGAATGCGTCGTTTAGGCGCTCCACAATCATGTGACGGCCTTCTGCCCAGCCAGTGCGGGCTACTGATATTGCTTCGCTTAGGGAGTCGGTCCCCCGAAACTCCCTATTGCCACGTTCAACAGAAGACGATCTTTGCCACACTGGTGGGTGAGCTTCGATATAGGTCAGCATTTCATCAAGGCTAACAAAACCCATATCAATTCTAGTCGGGCCATATGTCAGTTTCATGGTTTTACTTCCCCATCTTGGCAGGCAGACGAACCGACATGGCGGATTCGATCTTGGCGCGCTGGTCGGCCTTGACGCCTTGCCACAAGCAGCGGTTTGCGACGTCGCGCGGGTCTTCACCACGACGCAAGGCTTTTGCCCCTTTGAACGATGATCGGGGCGAGATGATGGACCGCACGTCTAATTCAGTGGCGGCGCGGCGGGCGTCCCGAACATAGGCAACCCATTGATCATGCCCGGCCAAGTCTTCAATGCGATGATCGTAGGCCATGGCGAATGTATAGAAGCGGTTCAGAGTCGCCCCATCCAGTTGATTGCGTCCCACATAGATGCGGTCAGCGCCCAACCCGTAGGTATTGGCTGCGGCCATGATGTGAAAATCAGGGTGGCGCTCAATCATGCCGTCTGGAAAGTCCATGTTCCCGTTTTCAATGGCGGCGTTCAGAACCAAGAGGACTCCGGGATGTGAAGCATCAACTTCGTCCAGCAGGAAGAGTCCACCGTTCTGATAGGCGTCCCGGAAGCGAGTCCGAACATAGCGCCCTTGGGCGTCCATATAGCCGGTCAGCTTGTAGGGCGAGTCAACGGCACCGGCCATAGCGAAGCCCAAGCCCAAGGCGTTGGCGACTTGTTCCGCAAGGGTGGTTTTTCCAGAGCCAGCCGGGCCTACCAACATGACGTTTTCCCCATCAGCCACGGCTTGCAGCACTTCGGTGAAGATTGGGTGATAGACGGCATCCGGCAGAGTCCGCGACTCTGTTTGGGTTTGGATGGTCAGCACAACGGAGTCGCGCTTGATGTTCTTGAGCCCTGCGTCAATCAGGTTTGCGACGTCTTCCAGAGTCGCGGCGTGTTGCTTGACCAAGCGCACAACGGTGGCCTCGTCAATTTCGACCTTGGGCGTCAATGTCTGCATCAGCAGTTGCAGAGCGGCGAGTTGGTCAGTGGTGGCAGCGGCTGTCATTGTCGTCTCGGTTTCCTTTTGCTTGAGGATGGATTTATAGTATTCGGCGGAATCTTCGTCGGCTTCGACTTCGACCCATCCAGCGTCTGGTTCGTTGTCGTCAGGGTGGACAGGCACGTATCCTCGTCCGGTAATCTCGTAGTACACGGCCTGCTCGTCGTCTTCGGCCATAGCGGCAGTCAGCGCCTGGTATTTGGCTTGATGTGCGGCAAGGGCAGCGGCTTCGTCGAAGATCGGCGTGGGTGTCAGCAAATCGGGCTTGGTGGCGGTGATGTGCGGGCCAGTCCCGGCAATGTCGTTGTGCAAGTGCACGTCGGTGGTGTCGTTGTAGTATTTCAACATCTGGCCGCACGTCGCGCGATTGACGAAGAGTCCGGGATCGGTCAAGCCAAGCTCCACCACATGGGCGCGAAGCCAATTGCGCACTTGCCCCCGATTGTCGGTATCCACCTTGGGCAGAGTCCCGCGATACCAACCAATCTGTTGGGTCAGCTCTCCGGCAGAGTGTTTAGGCTTTGCCATGGTTAGACTCCTACGCTGGTTTCGGCCAAGGCCCAGCCCTTGGGCGCAAGGTTAATGATGTGGCTTAGACTGGGCTTGCCATCCAAGTACGTTTCAAAGCCCATGCGGCGAGCGCATTCAAGCTGGTGCTCGTTCAGGGTTTTGACGCCAATGGCGTCGGCATAAGCCTGCGACTTGACGCAAGCCGGGTAAATCTTGGTCTGTCCGTAGACGCTCTTGGCGGTGAATTGCATAATCATGGCGTTAGACTCCTTTGGCTTTGGCGACGGCGGCACCAATCTCTTCCAGCATAGTCGCGTGGTGGGTGGGAACAAAATCCAGCGCCGACTCTAACGTCGTCAACATCATGTCAAAGGCTTCGGCGGCTTCGTAGAGTCGCATTTGGGTATCCACATTGCGCTCCAATTGGGCGCGGTCTCGGATGATTTGCGCGTAATCAATCATGGTCTTCATTCCTTGGGTAGTTCTGACGGCCATCGTCAGGTGACGCCACACGTCACGACCCGGCGAACCGGGTTTCGGCCTAGCGGTTTCTGATCTGCTCCAAGGCCAGCGCATAGCGGACAGCCGTAGCGCGGTGGGTGAAAGCGAAGGGGCGGCGACTCGCTTCGGGAACGTTCCAGCCCTTTTTGGTGAATTTTACAGTGCAGGTGTTCATGATCTCGACTCCTTCAGACCGGCAGGCCAGCGGCATGGTTAGCGGTGACAACATCCACCATACGATAGACACAGCGATGGAAGCTGGACACGCCATGGCGATAGTCTTTAGTAAACCGGAAGCCTGTGACCTTCATGGCCGGAACAAGCAGGTAAGCGATGAATGTGCGCATAGTCCAAATCCTCCTCAGTGGTTAACCAGTAAGAGAACACTAGCATGATAACGCAGGCGCTTGCAAGCATTTTGTAGAGTCGGAGTCGCGCAAGCCCCAACCCCAACCCACGCGCCGCCCCCAGCCGTTCCCCTCTCCCTCTCTAAGCTGCGCAGCACGAAATTTTTTTGCAGGATCCAGCGCCCCCAAATCCACCGTCCCACCAAATCACCGTCGGACACGATCAACCCACAGACAGGGGTAAAACACCCCAAATCAGACCACAGACCATGCGCTATGCTCGATTCTCAGCGCCTTCGTTGTCGCCGATCGTATCATTGCACACTCATATCGGCCACAGCGCCTGCGATATCCGCCACAATCCCGGTTTTAAGGGGACAGCGCCACATCCAGCTATCCACCACACCCAGAGACCACACCCACACTTCCCCACCATCTCCCACACCACAGCCAGGGGAAAGCCAGCACCACAGACCCAAAGCCCGGTCAACGCGCGTCGCACCACATCAAAAGACTTTGCCGGGTACAGCGCCAGCACTGCCCAATCCATCCTCTCTCCTATCAGATACCACCATAGACCAAACACCTTCGGTCTCGCTCTCAACCGATAACAGATGTCCACCACAACGCCAGTCACATCACGTGCGGATAATGCAGAAAACGGGGGAAGGCATTCGCGCGGAGGGGAAGCGGCTCATTGACAGCGTTCAGAGTCGAGGCGTTTTCCTGTGCGCGTGACCTTCACTCGGAGTCGGCTTTATGGCGCGTAAACACACCCGTACCAAAGTGACGGCAGCAGCCCTCGAAGCCCTTGAAAACGCTAGCGAAGGCGCGGCGCAACGTCTCATTTACCTCTCGACCCATGCCCTTGACGCCAAGGTCCAATTGGCAGCGGTCAACAGCATATTGGACAGAGTCGGCATTGGGGCGACCAACACCACAAGGGCTGATCCGAACGCCGAGGCCCAAGCCCAGCTCGCCCTTGCCGTCTCTCAGATGAACATGAACGAACTGTTGGCGCTTCGGCAGGCCACGACTCTGTTGGTCGAAGCAAGCAAGCGCGGTCCCGATCCCATCACCATCGACCAGCCACTACATATAGAGCACGACCCTGCCCCCACCGTCGCCCCAGGCCCAGACGACGACGAATAGCAAATCATATCAATGACTTGGGCCATGTTCGCGTGAAGCCATAATGCACATTATACGACAGCATTGAGTTAAACGAAGGCAGCAACGGCATGCGGTATGGGTCAGTCCGACCCGGCCACCGCCCCCGATATCGGTGAGGCCCCCCAACGCCATGGCCCCAGGCCAGCCCCCCCCATGACCCCCTGTAGAAAAAGCCGGGAGGTATCTCAAGCCCCCCCCCGCTACCGGAGAAAATTGGGAGATTTGCGGGTTACGCATTGACGTAAGTACACGGAAAATGCAAAAGTGCACCGAGTGGATACAAAGAAACTACATGAAAGGCCGATTATGACCCCTGGATTTGATCTACGAGGAGCGTTAGCTGAGCTTGGCTGGAGCATTACAGATCTGTCGAAGCGGGTTGAGCGGACGCGGACGCAGGTGTCGCGGTGGGTGAGCGGTCATGTTGAGACGCCGATGGCGGTTGAGCGGTACGTGCGGTTGGTTTTGGAGGTGAGGCGCTTAGCGGATCGGCTTGGGGGGGATGTCCGGACGGTAGCGGATGGGGCCTGAAAAAAAATCGGTTTTGGCTGCGCCATATAGGAGAAGGAAGATGTTGGATTTTGGGAAGCCGGTTCGGACTCTGCACGGGAACCCTGTTGTGATCCTATGCACCAATGCACCGGGGCCGTATCCGGTCGTGGGGTATTACTGGACGGCGGACACGGTAGGGGCGGTGATGTGGTCCGTCGATGGGGTCGCATGGAATGAAACCGATCCTGATATCGAAAATTATGAGCCTCCCAAGTATGAATATTTGTGGTGGGACCTTGCGGATCAGGAGCGTTACTTCTGGGTCAGTGAGGTCGTGCCCAATGACTGGGAGACCATGCCAGGGGTCGGTCTATGGAAGCACAAGTTTAGCGGCCGCCGTCGGGTCATCGTGGAATAAAAAAATCGGTTTGGCTTCGCCACTTTTGGAGAGAGTTATGGACGATTACCCGGTATTGGTCGAAGGATGGTGGGCGCTCAAAGGCGTCGCTCTCGCCGTGGTTACATCAGAGACCCTGGTAAGATTCGAGCAGGATGATAGTCTGGTGAACGATTACATCGACCTCGTTCGGAGCGGTGTGGGTTACTTTAGGAGCTTGCCGTAATGGGGAGCCTGAACCCTCGGTTTGACCTGGATACAATAATCGTGGCGATCGGTGTTGCGTTCCTGGCTGGGGCTCTCGCCGCCACGCTCGTCATCACCTTCGTGTTCGTTGGAAAGGGACTCTTGTAATGGATGACTTCGCTCAAGCGCCGCTAAGCGTCGCTGAGATCCGCGCTGAAAAATCGCATGATGGCCGACTCTGGAGTCCGCGTGACGCTCTGATCTCGACTCTGCGCGATCTGGATAGCGGAAAAATAAACCCGGACGTCCTGGCCATCGTTTTCCGCGACAAGGAGCCAGATGGCTCGAACGGATATTGCTTCGTCAATTCGTCTCCGGACTCTCTGCTATCAATCGGACTCTTGGAACGGGCAAAGCTCGTCCTCGTCAACAACAGCGAATAGGGGCAATCATGGGCATTGAAAAAGAAATCCTCGACGAGAGATTCGACGAGATCCTCACCGAAGTCATGGCGGTCGTCACCAAGCACAATTCGGCGATTAACTCTGTCGCCGTTCTAGCTGAAGCGCTGGCCCGCGTCCTTGCCCTCGTCCCCGAACCCTACACACATGCCGCTATCAATGGCATGCTGAAGCGACTCGCTGAATGCCGGGATATTGTCGCGGCGTTCGCCGAAGAGGTCTCTGAACAAGAAGTGGCGGAACGATATGGCGCGAACTGATGAAACAATCGTCGTCAATACGACACACAGCAAAGAATTTCGGATCACCCCAAAATTCCGAAGCACCGGGTATGTCGGCATCGACGACTCCGGAAAAGAGGTGATCATTGCCCCGTATCGGGACACGTATCAAACCATCGAGCGCCGCGTCCTGCTGGACATTGCGCTCGACCACCTGACTGCCGTGCAGGAAATTTTGGAAATATTGGGGGCTGAAAATGGATGAATGCATGAAAGAGGTCTGTGTCGGCGTTACGCATGATAACCCGGACATGATCACTATCGGTTCAATGTCGGAATCATACCTTATTCTGACTCCGAACGAGGAGCTTAAACGCATCCTGAACCCCCAGCCGATGTATCCGACTCCATTTAAAACCCCTGATGTGCAGTGCCAGCAGGGATCGCCCATCCACCCCGGCCAGACTATTTGCTGATGTATCCGATTAGCCGGAAGGACGAGTTTGTCGCGCGAGCCATATCGATCGCGCTGGGGGAAGATCCTGATCAGTTGGTATCGATCACCCCGGTGGCCGTCAATGCCACCGGCAAGCCGATGTTTAACAAGCGGGATTGGCAACCCGCATGGACGCATCACGTTGCTGTTGCGCAGTCCGCTATCGACGCGGGGCATCGATATGATCAGGGAGTCGAGAACGTCATCCGTCAGGAGCGATTGGAAGTCGAATGATCAGTAATCCAAAATGCCCCATCTGTGAAGCTCTTCAGCGAAAGATAGATCAGCTTGTGGCTGAGAATGAACGTCTGCTGCGGTTGCTTAACCCCAAGAAAAAAGACCATGGGGAATAATTTGGTTTCCGCTTGACGGGGGATCGATTTGCGGGTTACGATTTATTTTTAACGCACTGAAAAATAAAGAGAAAAAATGGCAGATGAAGTTGATTTGATCGACAATCATGTCGAGATTGAACGGGAGCGGGCTATCGGGTCCGCTTCTGCTTTTGTGGAGTCGATGCCGACCGGAGTCCCCGGCGAGTGTCGTGAATGCGGGGAACATTCCCCACGTCTGGTCGGCGGATTGTGCGCCCCCTGCCGGGATGACATTGCACACCGTCAACGGAGAATATTATGAATGAAAAAGAATTTGGGTGGAAACTGCGGGAAATGACATCAGCGGCCGCCAAAGACAACACCGCCCTCTGCGATATGGTGTGGCAGCTCTGCTCGGTCGCATCAGAATTGCTGCTGTACATGTGCCAAGATAACCCGGACCCGGTTGCTGTGGCGCATGACGGAATAGCTCAGTTGCAAAAGGACATGGAAACCCACGTTCAAAATACGCATCTCAAAGTGAAGACTCTCGGTGCTTTGGCCGCTGAGAGTCCGTCTTCCTCTGTAAATTAACTATTGTGGGTTACATCCCTATCGGGTAGTGTAACCCACAATTAATTTTTGGAGGGGAACATGTACTTCAAAGAAAAAGACGCCGGAACAAAATGGTGTCCGTTTACGAGCTTCTCCATGGCTGGGGAGACGCCATCCAATCGGTATCCCGGCATGGAAGTCACCGTCGAGACGACTGGCTGCAAGGGGCATGAATGCGCCGGTTGGCGCTGGAAAGATCCGTCGAAGACAGACAATGTCTGCGAAGGTGGGTGTGGCCTCGCCTATCGTCCCAACGGATACTGATATGCAGTCGCGGCGAATGTCCTTTATCGAGAGCGTCGTTGCGACGGCAATCGGGTTCGGGACTGGAATTCTGGGACAGCTATTGATCTTCCCGCTCGTCGGAATGCAGGTCAGCTTCGATAAGAATATCGTGATCGCAGCGGCATTCACCGTGATATCTATCCTGAGAGGATATTTCGTCCGCCGACTCTTTAACTGGATACACCTTCACTGGATTTGATATGCAAGAAAAACAACAAAAAACGGCGTTCGACCGTGTGATGGAAAAATTGGTCGTCGGTTCTAAGAACCAGTGCTGGCCTTGGACTGGGGCTCGGACTCGAAAAGGGTCAGGGGCCGCTGTCGTAAAAACGCCGGAAGGGTCAACCACAACGATCGGCCGGGTCATCTTCGAGCACTATAATGGGCGTCCGGTTAAGCCGCACCATGTTATCAAGACGACCTGCGGAAGCCTGTCATGTGGCAATCCACATCATCAGGCCGAGGTTGAATTCGTCTCTGTCGTCCGTAGTCAGAACAAGGTCAGCGATGATGATGTCCGTGAGATCAGGGCGATGGCGCTTGAAGATCCGGACTATCAGAAGATCGGGGCGAAGTTCGGAATCTCCGAAGAATACGCGCGGAATATTGCCCAGCGTAAGCGCAAGGTGAGCGTAAAATGACTCGCGGCCCTGGTAAAAATCGAGGGGTCTCCGACTCTCCGGTAGATTTCACCCAGACTCCGGAAGCTAAGCGCCGAGATACCAGGACCTATAAGGACCGTGGAAGCCGGGCCGAATACATGCGGACCTATCGTAAGAGGGTTAAGGATGCCGAAATGGGAAGTGTTGAGGGCGGCGGCCCTCCCTCTAAGGAAGATCTTTGATCTACATGAGCCTGTGTATCAGGACTTTTGGCCCTATGTGAAGGAAGATTATCTTCCGGACACCCCATGGGGAAAAAGCATTGATGGGATTGCCACAGGAAAGTGGATGTTTCGACCTCGGAATACGTTCGCCGTAGATGCCGAGTCCCTCTGGGGTGACAGTTGGAAGATCATGGTTGCTTCGGTATTCTACATCCAAGAGCGGACCTTCATGCGGATCGTGACGGGTGGGAGCCAGCACCGGTTAATGTACCACCACCTTTTTCTGAAGCGGCTTATGCTTGAGGCCGCAGACCCGATACGGTTTAAGTTTGAATGGAACTTCAATGGCATTTGATCTGACGAAGTGTCAACCTGATCAGCTTAATGATTTGCTCAACAAAAAGCTGGCAGAAATGTCGCTGTCTGAGTTTCTTAAGCAATCATGGCGCTACTTCGACCCAGGGAACTATTCCCATAACTGGCATATCGATGCGATTTCAGAACATCTGATGGCCGTCAATGTCGGGCAGATACGGAATCTGATTATCAATATCCCGCCGCGCCACATGAAGTCGTTGTCAGTTGCTGTCGCTTGGCCAGCCTGGACGTGGGCGCAACAGAGAGACCCTGACTTTCCTTTGCTCGGACCAGCCGTCCGATGGATGTTTGCATCCTATGCGCAGAGTCTGTCGCACCGCGACTCTCTGAAGATGCGCCGACTGATCGAATCAGGGTGGTATCAGAAGAACTGGGGGGATCATGCGAAGATCACCGGAGACCTTGATCGTAAAGAGCGCTACGAAACGACCGTCGGAGGGTATCGCCTAGCAACATCCGTCGGCGGTGCGCTGACTGGTGAAGGCGGTGATATCATTGTCTGCTTCCCACCATGGGAGGTCGTCTGGACAGACATTGGGCCGATGCAATTTATGGACGTCGTAAAGCGGAGATACCAGGGGAAGGTCTGGTCGTATTCTGCAAAGAACGGGATGGAGCTCTGCCAAATTATTGGATGGCATACCAACCCATCGCGTCCGCTTGTCGTTGTTGAGTTTGAAAATTGCCCGCCACTTGTCTGCACCGAGGATCACCGTATTCTTACGGAAGAGGGGATGCTGGTGGCTGTGGGGCGGCTGAAGCCAGGAACTTTGATTCTTGACCCCCTGCTCAAGCGGGAAGGGTTGAAAGGCTCCAAGATCTTTAAAGGTCTTCGGCCATGGGATCACCCGCCGAAGCCGACGTACTGCATAACCGTCGAGAAGAACCATAATATGCTGGTGGGGCGATCGCTATTGATCGCTGCCAACTGTGACGACCCATTGAATGCTAACGACGCCAATTCTGACGTTCTGCGCCAAGGGGTTCTGACGTGGTGGGATGAGTCCATGCAATCACGTTTGAACGATCCGAAGACCGGGGCGAAGGTCATCATTATGCAACGACTGCATGAAGACGATCTGACTGGCCACATCCTCCAGAATGACCGCAATGGGGAATGGTGTCACCTGATGCTTCCGGCCGAATATGATTCGTCTCGGCACTGTTTCACATCGATCGGATGGGAAGACCCTCGGACTGAAGACGGGGAAGCCCTGTGGGAAGAGAGAGTCGGGACAAAAGAACTGAATACCCTCAAGGCCGCCATGGGTCCATACGCGTTTGCTGGGCAATATCAGCAGAGTCCGCAGCCGCGTGGTGGTGGGATTATCAAACGCGAGTGGTGGAACCCATGGCCAGGAGAGGATGAATTGCGCGAGGGTGTGAACACATCGTTCCCGCCATTTGAATATGTCGTCGCCTCGCTCGATACTGCTTTCACCGAAGACGAGGAAAACGATTACTCAGCTCTGACCATCTGGGGCGTCTTCCGCGATATGGGGTCAAAGTTTGTCGCTCCCCGCCTTGTCACCGATGTGAATGATCGTGGCGAAACGATATTGATGCCGCAGGAAGAGCAGCCAAAGGTGATGCTGGTCTATGGTTGGCAAAAGCGCCTGACCCTGCACGGCCCACCGGAAAAAAAGCCGGATGGGGTCAGCCAGGAAGAATGGGATTCTCCAGCTTGGAGAGGATATCGCCGGGAGAACTGGGGGCTGGTGGAGTGGACGATTGATTCGTGTCGCCGGTACAAGGTCGATCGCCTGCTGATCGAAGGAAAGGCTTCCGGTTTGAGCGTTGTTCAAGAACTGCGCCGCCTCTATGCCAATGAGCGGTTCTCGCTGGAAATCACCAACCCAGGCAGAATGAGCAAGGTTGCCCGCGCCTATGCCGTTGAGCCACTGTTTGCCAATGGTCAGGTCTATGCTCCCTATCTGATGCTGAAGAATGGCGTCATCTGTTCGCGGTCGTGGTGCGATCAGATCATTACCCAGTTCACACAGTTCCCCAAAGCAACACATGACGACCTTGTGGACTCCAGCCTGCATGCGCTTCAGCACTTGCGTGATATAGGCATGGCGCTTCGCAAGGAAGAGGTGGAGGCAGAGTGGGACGACTCTTTATTGATTCGAGCGAGCGAAAGGCCACTTTACGATGTCTGATGAATTGAACAAGCTGCTGGCAGAGCATTACGATGCTACTTTCCTGCGGGCCGGAAGCCCGGTCGCGGTGATTGAAAAAATCAAGCAGCGCATGGCCGAAAGCCCTGATTTCGCGGCGGCAACGCAAGGGCGTTATTCCGAACTGGTGGCACTTGAGGGCCATTTCGGAGAAAGCGGGTTGGCAGCGCGGTGCTCCCTCTCGCATTCGCACCTCAAGGCATTAAGGGGGGCAATTGGATGACGACTCATGAAATTGTGCGGGGGGTCTTTTCTTCAATTCTGGAAGTGACACCGGACGCCGTCGGGGACGAAGATGATTTTTTCGACGACCTCGGAGGGGACTCCCTGGACATGATGGAAATTGTCTTGAGGCTGGAAGATGCCTTCCGGATCAAAATAAACGATGGCGACATCGAAAACATAACCACGTTGAATGAAACCGTTGCTCTTGTTGACGGAATTTTGGAGAAAGCATGATGAGCGAAGAAAAATTAGAAAGCAGCCTGGAGCTTGCTCCATATGCTGTTTGTGCCGGGTCAATCTCCGTGGACTCTGCGGAAAGCCTCGCCGAAGAGGTTCACTTGCAGCGCAGCCATTGGACAAATCGGAATGGTTTGTTCTGGACTCTTGGGCCGTCTGCATATCTTGATGATCCGCTTGATTATGCCGTGCGAACGCGGATGGAAACTGAATATATGAGCAAGACGTTCGGCAAGTGGTATCAGGAAGTCGGCGATGTTCTGGAAAGATTTGTTCATGGCCGTATTGTCCAGCAACCGTCTGCCGCCCCGCTTGGTTTTCACATCTTTCAAAAGACAGATGCTAAGCCATCGATTCATTTAGACCTCCCGTTTCAACGTGTGTTCTGGCCCGAACCCTTCTCAGATCCGTTCTCGTTTACTGTGCTTTTGGAATCCCCGAAGTCTGGGGCTGGACTTGACGTCTGGAATCGACCGCTGAACGAAGTCGGAGAGTCGGACCCCGATTATCATTATCCCTATAAAGTAGGGGACGTGATCGTCCACTCCGGTCTGTCCCCGCATGCGGTTTCGTCTCGGTATCCACTGGAAGATGGCGAGTTCAGAATTACACTCCAGGGGCATGGCGCTCGGCTTTTGGCGAGTGGCTGCATCGCCGTTTACTTCTGAGTTAAACTTATCTGTGGACAGGTGGCCCGTTTATTGGTACAACGGGTCATCTTCTTACAGGAGTTGATCATGAAGACACTGATTACATCCCTTGCGGTCCTGTCGCTTGCCGCATGCTCTGCCGTCCCCATGGATGTCCAGATCGAACAGAAAAAGCGCGAAATGAAGACCGAAGAGGTCGCTCGATCTGTTGATCAGCTCCCATCCTGGTGCATGGAGGCAAAACAAAATGACGATGCGATCTTCTCGTGTGGCACCTCTACTTCTGCTGATCTTCAATTTTCTTTCGACAAGGCCGAGCTCGCAGCAAAGACTGGCCTCGCCCGTCGGGTTAATTCGATGGTCTCCCAAAAAATCAAAAATTTCCTGCTTGAAACTGGTGCGGCAGAAAATTCGCACACTTCGGTTGAAGCGCAGAACACCACCCAGGATCTTGTCACCGAAGTCACCTTGTCTGGGTATGTGGTCGAGAAACGGATTGTTGTCCCGCAGGGGATCAACTACCGAGCTTATGTTTTACTGAAATACCCGGTTGGCGAAGCAAATCGCTTGCTGGTGGACAAGGCGAATAAGAACCAAGAACTGGAAACCCATCTTCGGGCGTCCGAAGCCTATCGTGAGCTTGAGGCTGATATTGAAGCTCACAAACCACAGGCCGCTCCGCAGGTGCCGGTCGAACAGGAGAAGTTGTAATGCATATCCATATTTCTTACGGTGAACTGGCTCTCTACGGGATCATTGGTGCCGGACTCTATGCGTGGTTCCACACCAGTCGCAAGCGCAAACGTGAATTGGCCGACGATGCCTTGAAGATGGCGGGGCTACAAAGACGCAATGCGGCGCAGCAGGAGCAAACTCAGCAGGCGTGGGCGTCCCGTAGTGGCAAGACAACAACATCCCTCCACAGGAAAAGCCTAACACCGCAACAGGTGGTAATGGCAGTGGTCCGTGGTCGCAACAGTCTCCACCGCCCCAATATCAGCCGGGTCCGTCCCGGTATCAGCAGCAACCACCTCAACCGGTCCAGCAGACGGTTGTTGTTCATGATGACAGCAGTCTTTTGACTGGCGTTCTGATCGGTGAAGCAATGGCGTCCGGTCATCATGATCACACAACTATCATTGAAGAGCGGAGCTATGAAGCCCCGCCGCGTGAAGAGCATTACCACTATGAAGCTGCGGCCCAATCCACGTCGCGCAGTTCGTCCGATGACGATTCTGACCGTGGTGGTATCGATATCGATATCGGCGGAAGAAGCGATAGCGGTGGGTTTGACTTCGACATTGGAGGTTGATCATGGTTAGGTTTCTGCCTCTTTTTATTGTCGTAACAGTCTTGGTGCTGTTTTCTTTCAGTTTAGCGATGGCAGAAACCGCCACCACGACAGCATCTTATGCGATCGGCGATAACGACTCGAAAAACGATGCGCGTCGGTTCTGCCAGCTCCAGGCGATCCGGCAGGTGCTTGACGGCGTTGGTATTCGGGTGGTCAATACGGCATCCATGGTCAAGTCCGAAGCATCCGACGGATACCATGACAGTGCACTTATGCGAACCGAGGCGATCAGCGGTGGCATCGTTCAGTCCACCGTTCTGTCCGAGCAGTTCTCAAATGTGAACCTGACCTGCACCGTGAGAGTCGAGTTCGACCGTGAGCGAATCGCGTCTAAACTTCAAATGATGACTGACAACGGGGAGCTGACTCGGCGTGTCGAGGCGCAACAGGCTCAAATCGATCAGATGAAACGGGCGTTGGTCTCCACCCCGAACACTGCCCCGGTGCAGAACAGCTATGATCAAGCACGGGCCGAGGTCGAGCGCCTAAAGGCCGAGCGCCAAGATATGCTCCGCAAGATCGAGCTAATTGAGCCGGGCATGCAGCCGTATGAAGTTCTGCGAATTTTGGGGAAGCCGGACGAGGGGTATACTGGTCCAGCAGGGGTGGCGACTGCTTATGGGTTCCAGCGGGAATGGCGCTACGGCAGTATATGGGTGAATTTCGCCAATACCGACAACAGTGTCCGCTGTATTTCCAATTTCAGTGATCAGCGGTGTGAGGGGCCTGCAATAAAGCGGGGGGCTTGGTAGTGGTCAGGGTGAGTGGATTTGAACCACCGGCCTCTGCATTCCGAGTGCAGCGCTCTACGCAAACTGAGCTACACCCTGACAGGTGCATTGAAAAGCTCAGATGGTTGGTCGTAGAGTCCAGATCATGATGGCGGGACAATAGCACCCATCCTGACTCTTTGCAAATAGATCAAGGTTCTGATACGTTCCAAAGTTGGCGGGCAAGCTGCTCGTTTTAGCCAAAGACTATCCTGCCCAGCGCCTGGGGATGATGGTAACGAGGCCATTACATGAGCGATCTTGCCAGGGGTTTTTCCCGCGAACCACAATCTATGACCGAGGCTACCTCCCCAGATTCTGGGTTCAGAGTCATTGTGGCCGACGATGGGGGCGAGCCGATCATCGATCCCGAAACTGGGGCGATGAGCATCGAGCTTGAGGATGGTCAAGTTCTGATCGACCTGGACCCGCCGTCCCAGGAAGAAGACGACTCTGAGGATTTCTACGAGAATCTGGCCGAGAAGATCAGCGAGAACGACCTCCAGCATATCGCGAACGACTTGCTGGAAGCGATCACCGCCGATGAACTGTCTCGTGTGGATTGGCTCGATACCAGAGCCAAAGGCATCGAGATGCTTGGCTTCAAGGTTGATGAAGAGCGCAGTGCGACGGCGACGGGATCACCGACCGACGGCATGTCATCCGTTCGCCACCCGTTGCTTGCGGAGGCGGTTATCCGGTTTCAGGCCAATGCCTCTGCCGAACTTTACCCGACGGAAGGGCCGGTCAAGGTCCGCAATGACCAGATGCCTGTTCCGCCCAACAGCGACATCCCAGACCCGTCCGGTCTGAACAAGAACGACTTGGCCGAGGCGCTTGAGCGTGGGTTCAACCATTACCTCACCAATATCGACAAGGGCTACCGCTCCGACTCTGTGCGGATGCTGTTCTGGGTTGGCTTTGGTGGGTGTGGATTCAAGAAGGTTTACAATGACCCGATCCGCCGGATGCCGCTGTCGCGGTCAGTCGATGCCCAGGATCTGATCGTCAACAACAGCGCGAACGATATCAACGATGCCGGGCGCGTAACCCACGTCATTAAGATGCGCCGCTCGACTCTGGTTCGGATGCAAATCGCCGGGGCTTATCGCAAGGTGTCTGACCTGACCGACCCCACCGAGAACATCAACGTGGTCGATGATAAGATTGCCGAGGTCAAGGGATTTGCGGCACGCAACAACCGCCCGGAAGACAACGAGTACACTGTTTACGAATGCTATTGCGAGCTCGACATCCCCGGTTATGAACACAAGGTCGAGGGCCAAATATCTGGACTCCAGCTCCCTTACAGAGTCAGCATCGAGAAAGATTCCCGCCAAGTCTTGGACGTGCGCCGGAACTGGAAGCCTGACGATGAGATGTGCCGCCAAAAACAGGTCTTCGTCAAATTCCCGTTCGTGATGACGATGGGCTTTTACGACACCGGGCTCTTGCAGATTCTGGGGAATACCGACAAGGCCCTGACCGGCGCATGGCGCTTGATGCTGGATGCCGGGATGTTCTCAAATTTCCCAGGGTTCCTATATTCGGAAAATTCTGGCCGCCAGACCACTAACAATTTCCAGGTCCCGCCCGGAGGTGGCGCAAAGGTTCAGACCGGCGGCCAGCCGATCCAGAACGTGGTGATGCCCCTCCCCTATAAGGACGTCTCTGCTGGGCTGATGCAATTGGCCAAGGGGATCGAGGAAGCCGGTCAGCGCCTCGGCGGCACGGCAGAGCTCCAGGTCGCCGAGACAAAACAAGATGCCCCCGTCGGCACGACTCTGGCCATGATCGAACAGGCCACCAAAGTCTTGGCCGCCGTCCACGTCAATCTTCATGCGGCCCAGGCCGAGGAATTCCAGCTCCTCAAGGAATGCTTCCGCGAAGATCCGGAGGCTTTCTGGCGTCACGATCGCCGTCCTGTCAAGCAATGGGAAGTCGCGGAATTCATCCAGGCCCTGAATGATTACGACCTAGTCCCCATGGCCGACCCGAACACGCCCAGCCATATGCACCGGATTATGAAGGCCGTGGCGATCAAGCAGCTCCAGGCTGCCAATCCCCAAATGTATGACGCCAAGGCTGTCGATACCCGGATCTATCGCATGATCGGGGTCCCCAATCCCCAGGCCCTGTTCAGCCAACAAGAAGCGCCCCCCGCACCGCCCCCGGATCCGAAGTTGATCGAGCTCCAGATGGAAGCCCAGATGAAGGCCCAAGAGATGAAGGTCCGGGCCGCAGATGCTCAGACGGAGGCCCAGGCCAAGGTGCGCGACGATCAGGTTCGACTCCATGCCGATCAGACAGAGTCGGCCGACCGCGCCGCCGACCGCGCCTCACGCGAGAGAGTTGCCCTGGAGAAAGAGCACACCGCCCGCATGAAGATCCAGGCCGAAGCCCAGGCCAAGAGCAACGACAACATGGTCAAGGCTCAGGCCGCGCAGCCGGGACACTTTGCAGATGGCGGTGAGGTTGACCCGAACGATGCTCCTCCTGACAAGGTGGCCGCCCCGCAGCCTCAAGAGCTTCCGGAATGGGCGCAAAATTATCACGCCTTTGCGAGTGGGCCGAGGACGGAGTCTCCGGATCTTGGCGAGGACGGCGAAAAGAAGTTCCAGCAGGACATGGCCAACAGCAAATACTTTAAGACTCTGCACAAAAAACTGAAGCAGGACCCGGCGAACGCAGACCTCACGCAAGAGGAATTGCTGAACGAAGTCACTGACCCGAATGGCGACTATAATATTCGCATGGCCCACCAGCTCGGGATTAATCCGACTCTGAACAAATATGATGGGCTCTATCACTATCCCGACTCCGCCCCGGATGGGACCATGCTGAAACAGCCCGATCACCCGACCGCCTGGATGAACTTCTTCCAGAACCAGTACGGCATCGACCCACAGAACCTGGGGATCAACAGCTACTTGTCGGCCCTCCAGTATTCCCAGCAACACAATGCCCCAGCACGAAAGAAGTAGACCATGGCACTCCAATTCGACGTCACCACACGCACCAACAATATGCAGGACATCATCACCTCGATCGGCACGAGTGGATACCTGATCATTTATGCCGGGACTCCGCCCGCTTCGGTGGCAGCGTCCTTGTCTGGCACGACAGTCCTGGCCGCGCTCCCCCTGTCGGCGGTGGCCGGTGTGGCGTCTGGCGGCGTCCTGACATTCAACGCGATCACGCAGATCAATGCGGCTGCACCCGGGACGGCGTCGTTCTTCCGTTGCTCGAACAATGCCCAGAACGCCTATTATGTTCAGGGCACCGTTACCTCGACCGGCAGCGGCGGAGACATCCAGTTGAACACAACCGCGATCGTCATCGGCGGCCCCGTCCAGATCACCTCGTTGACGTTCACAGCTCCGGGGGCGTAAGCCATGGCAGATAACACAGTCATTAACGTCGGTAGCGGCGGTGATGTCATTCGTGACATCGACCGCACGACAGCGAAGACCCAGGTCGTTGGACTCGACTTCGGCGGGACGTCTGGTGCCGGTGGCGAGCAGCTTGCAACGTCAGCCAACCCACTTCCGGTTGTTGAAGTCACGGCTCAATCGTCGGACTCCCCGAACTTTGTTGCCATTACTGGCGATCCGACGGGCGACTTCGCCGGGCAGAACCTCCTCGAACTGGTGATGAATGACCAGTCTGGCCTGAACTTCAACGTCAAGGTCGTCAATCCGCCCAAGGTCGATGCGACTGGCGCGGCAATCGCATCCGATGCCCCCGCGCCGATCCCGCTGTCCGGCGTTGTGAACGCCAACCTTGTCATCGACACCACGGGCTACCAGAGCATCAGCATTCAGACTAGCACGCTGGCAGGGAACGTGACGTGTTCGGATGACGGCGCGACGTGGTTTGCTTTGTCTGGGACGAACAAAGTGATCGCGGCAGCGTATGTCACGGCGGTCACGGCGGGCGCATCGTTCAACTTCCCCTGCTTGGCCCGGTACATCCGCATCACGGTCACGACGGCTGGGGCCGGAGTGGCCTATTTGCGGTCGCAGCCCTGGAACCCAGGCTATTCGACTCCGCTGCCAAGCAACGTCTCCCAATTGGGCGGCACCGCTGTCGTCACAGGCGGCTTGGCTGGCGTGTTGGCTGTTGGTGGAAACGTGGCCCAAGGCGTGGCTCCGACGACCAACCCCGTGAACATCGGCGGCTGGGATGGCACTTATACCCGTCGCCTGCTGACTGACACCTCCGGTCGCCCGCTGATCGCTACTGACACCACTGGTTCTGGGGTGCTGTCGGTGCGGCAAGACTATGGGTCGCAGGCCAACGAGCCGCTGATCGACATCCAGACCAAGATCCTGATGCAGTTGAAGCGCATCTCGTACCTGCTGGGTGAGCTACCTGCGACACTGTCGCAGAGCATGGTGACGACGACCTTCGTCCCGCCGCAGGCTGATGACGAAATCGCCTTCCTCAACGATCCTCAGTTGTTGCAACAATAATGCCTTCAGCCGCCCAACTCTACGCTAGAAATCCGCTGACGCTGACAGGATGCCGCATCAGCAAATTTGCCCAATACACATCGAATTTCTCCCCTCCCGCTACCCCATTTGCATTGGTGGCATAAATGCCTGCTATATCACAGTTGCCCGCATTGACATTGACCGGTAGCGAGTACGTCCCCGCCCAGCAGGGCGTGGTCACTGGCGCTGCGACAACGGCGCAGATTGCCAATGTTGTAGACCCGCTGTACTATCAGAATTGTTGTATGCCGAGAGCAACAGCTAACAACACTGGCGTTGACCTGTCGAGCAACGCCGCGACAGTAACAAACGTCGGGCTAACCACTACCAACATCAATTCCAAACAGGACGCTTACTGTTGGCAAGGAACGGGGTCAGGGGCGTATGCAACCATCAACACCCCGCAGTACGCTACGTCGCTATTAGGAGACTTCACGGTAGCATGTTGGCTCAACCCTGCGTCAATAGCTGTTTATAATCGCTTTCTGTCGGCGGGTCTTAGCGGGAATTTTGCATGGTTTTTCGGGTTTTCGCCATCCAGCGGCGGAGAATTTGACTTTTATGATGGCACGAACGAACTAGTTGGCGGTGCGGGGCTGTTCACCGCAGGCGTGTGGCAACATGTTGCCGCTGTGAGAAAAAGCGGCGTTTTAAGATTTTTTATGAACGGGGTGTGCGTCACCTCGCAAGCGTACACAGCAACTCCGGGCGGAACTTCGGCGGGGATGGTGATTGGCGGTCGGTACACAGGGTCAACTATGGGTGAAACGCTGAACGGGTCTTTGGCAGGGATTGAATTTCGTCAGTACGCTAAGTATGTCGCCAATTTCGCGCCGCCAACACTCCCCTTTGCGAGCATAGTCTAATGACAGTCGCAACCATCAACGCTGACGGCAGCATCTCCCTGTGGGGAGCGCCTAATCCTGACGGCCACAACGGGGTGGAATATCCTGTCGTGGTCACTGGTCAGCAGTCCCTCGACCCTCGCTATTACACGCAGCCTTACACGCTGTCGCAGTCAGACGGGGTGGTCACGCAGGCTTATGGGGACTTGTTGCCGGTGGCATTCGCACCAGATCCCATCACGGGCGTTGCCAGCATTCAGACCGCCAAGCTGGCAGACCTCGCCGCAGCCTATGCCACGGCCATTCAGCAGCCGGTGAGCTACACCACCCAAGGCGGCGTTAGCGAGACGTTCCAAGCCGATGATGCCGCTGTCGCCAACCTGTCCAAGATGTTGCTGGCGTTCCAGCACACAGGCGCGGTTCCCAATGGCTTCTTCTGGGTGGCCGCTGACAACAGCCAGATCCCGTTCACTTATGCCGACATGCAGCTATTGGCCCAAGCCATCGGGGTCAGCGCACTGACCGCATTCGGCAATTTGCAGGCCAAGAAAGAGGCTGTGCGGTCGGCAACAGATTCGGCCACCGTCATCTCGATCACTTGGTAGCGGAATAAGAACTATGGCGTGCTGACACCCTATTATGGTAGGTTTTGCAAAATTCTGTGATTCGACTCTCGCTGATGTCGAAAAAATTCTTTTGGTGACAGTGCCGCGCCGGGCTGTTTTCCATTGTGATGATGGAGAATATCGATGCTTATCGCTGCACAGGTTGGCCCTATCGCCACCACTGCGTCGCTGACCCCCGGAACGTCACCCAACTTGCGCCTGAGTAATATGGGCGATCTGGTCGTCTCGGAACTACACGGTCGCTTCTATGAACAGGCGTACCGCCAAACCGGTTTCCGGATCGGCACCACGGCTGCCGTGACCCTGACCGCCAACCATGGCACCACCAACGGCGGCTCTGCCACCCTGGCCACTGCTGCCGCCGCGACTCCGATGCTGGGCTTGTGGAATCCCTCCACGTCCGGTTTCAACGCCGTGCTCCAGCAAGCCCAGTTGCAGGCATGGTACAATACCGTCACCACCCCGACCGCCACTGGCTCGTTCATCTGGTATGTCGGCACCGCCCAAGGTGCGATCACCACCGGCCTGACCCCCTTCAACTCGAAGACTCTGGCTCAGTCCGGCTCGGTGATGAAAGCCTTCGCTGGTGCTACCGCCCTGACTGGTCTTGGTAACATCCTGACCGCCCTGGAAGCGGCCGACTTGTCGAACGCCGGTTCGGTGACTTACGGCACCATCGGTAATACCGCCATCACCCCCAGCATCGGCGGTGTGCAAAACTTCGACGGCCAGTTGATCGTCCCCCCCGGCGGTGTCTTGGCGCTGTATAACACCGGCAACGGCACGTCGTTCAACTACACCGGCCGTCTTTTCTGGGAAGAAGTCCCCGTCTAGTATTTGCCGATAGCGCTGGAGAAAAACAGTGCTACTTATATACAGGAACAATATTGACGGGGTTGTGTCTGTCGTCGGAGCTGGTGCTCCGACGATCCCGCCTGTTCTTGCTGCATCTTCTGGGAATGTTGTTGATTTCACCGGGTATGGATCCCCGCTGATTTCGGCTGTCACAGCGTCAAGCGTGGCCGGAGCCGGCGTTGCTGGATCTGGATCACCCGTTGTTGGCCCTGTCACCGCGTATGGCGTTGAGGCAGTTGGAGTCGCCGGGTTCGGCGCTCCGGCAGCCCAGCAAGTTGTTGCTGGTGGGAGTGGTGGCGTTGTTGACTTCATCGGGTCAGGGGCGGATCAGATTGCCGCTGTTGTCTGTTCTGGGTTTGGTTCCGTCCCGATCTCCGGGTTCGGCGCTGTTACAATTGGCCCGGTTATTTGCGTGGGCACCGGCGGGACGTATTTCGTTCAGGGATCCGGGTCTCCCGTTGTTGACCCAGTTATTGCGTCCTCAGTCGCTGGAGTCGGAGTTGCCGGATCAGGTGCGGTCATCATCACCGGCCAATACGGTGCCGGGTTTGGCCTTACCGCCGACTTCTTTGGCGCGGCCAATATCCAAATCGGGCCTGTCATTTGCGCATCAACGTCTGCCGATGGCGTCTCGGGGTCTGGGTCGCGCACTGTCGGGGCCGTTACGTCTGCCGGTGTCGGCAAGGTATCGCTCTTCTATGGGTCAGGGGCCGACCAGATCGCGGCTGTTGTCGCATCAAGCTCCGGAGTCGTCGCCGTTGTAGGAGGAGGGAGTCCGAATGTCGGGGCTGTCACGTCGTCCTCGTCTGGCGGAACGGTCACATCTGGATCTGGCGCGGCCAACGTCAATGCAGTGACGGCTGGTGGCGCAGGGGAAACCGGGACCGGCGGAACTGGATCGCCGACCATTGGGCCGGTGACTTGCGTCGGTGGGAATGCGTTTGTCATTTCGCTCTTGAGCGCGGCCAGCAATGTGCGTGGCATCCCGTCTGCTGGGCAGTTCGTAGCCTTCAGGAAGTCCGCATAAAGACGGGTTGCGGAGTCTGACTCCTTATGCCAATATGCCGTCTACTGCGTGGAGCGTCTGGTGCTCAGAATTGCTTCGGCCAAAATCTCATACCTAAGAAGCTCTTGGGTAGTGACGATACTTAAAATTCCGACAGGAGTCTTAGATGTCGCACGAGTCCCATGCTTCGATGAAGAACGAAGCGAAACGAAATCACGATGAAAAATTGGGTCGTTTGACCGAAGGTGGCGTCAAGCATATCGTCGATGGCGATATCAAGAAGGCCATTCGCGAGCATGAACGCCAAGACCATCCCCATACCAAACCGTCGAAGATCGCTTTGAAGCGCGGCGGCCATGTCGAAGGCGAGAGCGATCGCCCCCGTCTGGATCGCGCCTCCGGTGGATCGACCAAGAAAGGCAAGGGCACGAACGTCAACGTCATCGTTGCCGGTGGCGGCGAAAAGCAGCCCGTCCCCGTTCCCGTTCCTGCCGGTGGCCCCGCTGGTGGCCCTCCCGGAGTCGGCGGACCCCCGCCAGCTCCCCAGATGGGGCCGCCTCCGGGCGCTGGCGGACCTCCGATGGGTCCTCCCGGACGTAAGGATGGCGGCCGCCTCTCGACATATGAGAACGCTCCCGCCGGTGGCCGTTCCGGCCTGGGCCGTTTGGATAAAGCCAAGACCTACGGCCGCAAGACTCTGGGAGAAGAAGAGCCCGTCGCCGTCAACACCGAACATCGCTCAACTCTGGCCCGTGGAGGGGTGGACAAATGACAATCCGGGTACACCTGGAAGTCATTGACGACGAAGCGACGGAGGGTGTTACCTTCCGTCGCCGTTGCGCCGATGGACTGGACAACGTCGAGGCTGATTCCGATTATTTCGGCAACCTCAAAAAGTTCGAGCGCCATGACAATATGGCCGACGAACCCACCCGTCGTCAGGGGAAAAACGAATAGATGATCTTCCACGGCCCACGCCGGGCCGACATTTTCAGCCCAGCGCTTGTGGCTACTGTGAACGACCATGATTGAGATGTCGTTCGACGCATTAGATGCGCTGGTCTCGAAAATCGAGGCTCAAATCACAGAACGCTCAGAACACCTATCCTTCGGAGTCGCTTCGGACTTCGGGGATTACCGCAATCGCTGTGGATACATCCAAGCGATGAGAGATGTCCTTGATTACATCTCCGATATCACCACCGAAATACATGAGGGGAAAACAAATGACTGAAGCAGCTCAGACGCTGATCATGCCGACTCCGCCGACTCCCGAGCAAGAAGCCGAACGCATTCGCGCGGCCCTGCCGGTTGACATTCAGAATGTCGAGGTCTTCGGGAACCGTATCCTGGTGGCCAAGTACGTCCGCGAGAAGATCGGGTCCATTTTCACCGCCAACCAGACCCAGCGCGAAGATACCTTCCAGGGTAAGGTCGGTCTGGTCATCGCCAAGGGTCCCCTGGCCTTTAAGAGCGACCATGCCAACGACTTTTGTGGGCAAGATATCCAGGTCGGCGACTGGATTTCTTATAACTATGGCGACGGCAGCGATCTGGACGCCGTGGTGGACAACAAGCGCGTCGGCTGCAAGATCCTGAAGGACGTCGAAGTCCACGCCATCGTCCCCCGCCCCGACCTGTTCTACTAGGATCCCATCATGCCGGATGAACTCGACACATTAGAGCCGATCACAATCGTCGTTGATGACGATGCGGACTCCCATAGCGAAGCCCCAGCCGAAGGCGCTGTCGTCGATAAGAAGCCTGAAGACCATGCGATGGCCGACATCGAGGACCTGAAGCGTCAGGTTCGCAATGCCGATGCCGTTGCCGAGGAAGCCTCCCGCCGAGCCGAAGACGAGCGCCATCGCCGCGAAAGCGCCGAGCGCGAAGCCAGCCAGTATCGGACGGTGGCCAGCGAGCACGAATACAACAGCCTGCTCACTGCCATTCAGGCTGCGGTCGATCGCCTGGACTCCCTGCAAGCGGCCCATACCGCCGCCTTGGAGGCCGGGAATTACGACACGGTCAGCAAGCTCCAGCTCGACATTGCGCGGGAAACAACCCGACTCCAAACCATGGAGAACGGAAAGTACAATATCGAGCAAGCAAAAGAGCGCCAGAAGGATCAGCCGCCCCCGACTCGCCAAGACCAGCCAATCGACTGGAGCCGCCCCTGGAACAGCGCCGAGGCCGATCGGGTTCTGCGTGAATCGTCACCGGCATCGGCGGCATGGATGCGCGATCACAACCAGTTCTTCTCCGATGTGGGCTTCCGTCAACAGGTGACGGCGGCCCATAGCTTTGTTGTGGCCAAGGGTATCCGGGCTGACACGCCTGAATATTTCCGCGAAGTCGAGAAGCTGGTCGGCGTTGCAGGTGATGACGAGCCGACTCGCCAGAGTCAGGCTGATGAAGTGCCTCCGGCCCGGACTCCGGCCGCCCCTCCCCGGACTCCGGCCGCCCCGGCCGCCCCGGTGTCGCGCTCGGTCCCGTCTTCTCCTGGACAGCGGACGTCGTCGCAGACCATCGTCCTGTCTCGTGAGCAGCGTGAGATGGCCCGGACTCTGTTCCATGACCATCCCAATCCCGAACAGGCATATGCCCGCAACCTCATTGCCCTCGAAAAAGAAGGCAAGCTGAAGAAGTTCTAGGAGACTTAAATGAACGACCAACCCACTCGCGCCGGTCGCCCGACCAACGCCCGTATCCAGTCCTCCGTTCGTGAACCGGCCCGTGAGCCGGTCCGCGACTCCACCAACCGGACCGAGGGCACTCGTCTGGCCCGTAATCGCAAACGGTCGGAGGACAAGTTCTATGTCGATCCCCGGATCATCCCCGCCGGTCGTGATTATCAATGGGTTCGGATGTCCTGCTATGGCCAGCCCGACCCCGATCACGTCAACAACCTGAAGGACAACCACTGGACCGAAGTCCCCCAGGATCGCCACAGCGGTCTGGTGGTCGAGAAGGACGGTATGCGCCTGATGGAACGGCCGATGTACCTGTCTGAAGAAGCCCGCCAGGAAGATTACGATCTGGCCATCAGCCAAGTCCGTTCTGTTGGTGCCAATGTCACTGACGCACCGAAGGGACACTTCCGCCGGGCAGCCGCCCGCGTTAATTCTGACTTCCAGCAAGTCTCTCTTGAAGGAACGTCGATGGCAGAAATCGCCGACGAATAGCGCCAAAATAACAAAAGGCTTGCCAGAACGGCGAGCCTTAGTTAATTTGCAACGAAATATGTCCGTAGAGCCTATGGACAATCGCCCGATCTGGACGCCCATGCTGGAGCGTTTGGGTCATTAAGCGGACGAGGCCCGTACCGCTAATCCAACCTACGTCGCGCAGAGCCTGTGGCGGCCACGGTAGACCCAGAAGGTCAGCTATGGCAAACATTCTCGCGCCTTTCGGATTCATTCCGACGAAACGTGTTGATGGGGCTTCCTGGAGCGGCAATATGTCCGTTCGCAAGATCGCCTACAATAACACCAACAAATTCTATAAGGGCGACATCGTCCTTACTCTCTCGACCGGATACATTACCTCGGCCGCCGCTGCCTCGTGGACGTCCGCGACGACGACCCCGATCGCCGGTGTCTTCCAGGGTTGCAAATACTTCTCTTCCGCCCAGCAGAAGGTCGTGTGGTCGCCGTACTTCCCCGGTGGTGACACTGTCACTGGCCTGGACGTTGAAGCTTATATCATCGACGATCCGAACGTCGTGTTCCTGGCCCAGACCGGTGGCCTGTCGGGTTCCGCCATCGGCATCTCGGCCATTGGCAACAACGTGCAGATCAGCGTGTCTGTCGGCTCCGGAAACACTCTGAGCGGTATCTCCGGGTATGTTGTTGACGAATCCAACGTCGGCACCACCTCGACCTACCCCTTCCGTGTGTACGATATCCCCAACGTGCAAACGTCTGGCGGGACCCCCGGAACTGCCGCTGGCGCGATCGGCAATGGTTATGATCCGACGACAAAGTACAACTTTGTGCTGGTGACGCCGAATAACCATGAGCTCCGTGCTCCGATCACTGGCATTTAATAGAGGAGATTGAACGATGCCCGTTTCCTTATCCGCAATCGCCAATCTGCTCTATCCCGGCCTCCGGGAAGTGACTGGCAAATATAAACAAATCGGACGTCAGTACGACAAAATCTTCGACCACATGAAGTCGGATATGGCGTTGGAACGCACCAGCGAAGCCCGCTACCTGGGTTACGCTCAGTTGAAGAATGAAGGTGCTGCCACCGCATTCGACAACCAAGCCGGTGTGCGGTTCACCTACAACCAGGAACACATCGAAATCGCCTTGGGGTATGCGATTACCCGCAAGGCCATCGATGACAACCTGTACAAGACGCAGTTCCAACCGTCGAACCTGGGCCTGATGGAATCCTTCAATCAGACCAAGGAAATCTACGGTGCCAACGTCCTGAACACTGCCAACGTCTATAATCAGGCGGTGGGCGGTGACGGCGTGGCCCTGTGCGCCCCCAACCACCAGGTTGATGGTTCGACCTACGCCAACACCCCCTCAGTGGCTGTTGACCTGAATGAATCGACTCTGCTGTCGGCGATGATCTCGATCCGTCGCAACTTCGTCGATCAGGCTGGTCTGAAGTTCTATGCCCGTGGCCGCAAGCTGATTGTGCCCCCGGAATTGGAACCGATTGCCATCCGTCTGTTGCAGACCGAATTGCGTCCCGGCACTGCCGATAATGACGTCAATGCGATCCGCGCCACTGCTGGCGGCTTGACTGAAGGTTACATGGTCAACGACTTCCTGACCTCTCCCTACGCTTGGTTCCTGCTGACCAACGTCAAGGGTCTGGCCTACATGGAGCGGATGCCCTTTGAAACCGATATGCAAGTCGAGTTTACGACGGACAACCTGCTGGTGAAGGGTTATGAACGCTACTCGTTTGGCGCGTATAATCCGCGCGCCATCTACGGTAGTTTTCCGACCTCGTAAGGCGATTATCTGGGCTGCCCTTCGGGGTGGCCCAGGTGGTACTCGTAATTAGAAGGAGCCTCACATGGCTGAGACTATTGAACGCGGCCCGGCAATCTCGCTAGGGGCTCTGACAGACGCCAATCTGGTTGTCATCAACGGCGTGGTTCAGACCAATGCCCAGATCCAACCCACTGACGGACCGTCCATTTCCTACCAGGGTGACGCCATCCCCGATGTGCGTGTGTTTCCTGCCAATAAGGACGGCCTGCAAACCGCCCGCATCCCCTGCTTTGTCAGTTCGCCCTACATCGTGATGGTCGATGCTATCCCGTCGGTGAGCTCGGCCAGCGGATCGAATACCGGCACTGTGGCTGCGGCCCAGGCGATTTCCTCGGCCGGTGGTGCCTTTACCTTGATTTCGACCCAGCCCAGTTGCTCCGCATCTGGTTCGGCCGCCCACGGTATTGTCCCGCTGATCCCCAAAGCCTATCCGACCAGCTATACTGGGACGGTAGGAACCCCCATCAACGTCCTGGCGCTGGACTTCGGCTTCACCTACGGCACGACCACTGCTTCGAGCACCACCGTCACGGTGGCCGACTCCTCGCTGTTCTATGTCGGCCAGTGGATCTGCATCGCCGGTGCCGGTAATTCGGCGACGACCTTGCCGCTGGTGACTCAAGTCACCGCGATTCCGACGTCCACCACGATCACCCTGGCGACCGCCGCTATCGGTGCCGTGACCCGCGCCCCCATCGGATCGACCAACTACAGTGGCCCATACCCGGCTGGATCTTCGGCCAACGCGGTGAATCCCTACTGGAACGGCGGAGTCGCCGGTCTGTTCAATCCGACCGAAGGCATCGCCCGTAACATCGCCGTCTATGCCGCAGCGAATGCCATCACCAACTCGGTGGTTATCAACGGCTATGACGTCTATGGCTACAAGATGACCGAAACCATCTCCTTCACCACGTCCGGCTCGGCCCAGACGGTGTATGGGAAGAAGGCTTTCAAGTACATCTACTCGGCGACTCTGACGAATGCCGACGGATCGCACAACGTCTCGCTGGGCGTCGGCGACGTCATCGGGTACGCTCTGCGCATCGACAAGTGGGAATATTCCAACAACTTCTACAACGGCACGTTCACGACTGCTCAGACGGGATGGACCCAGGCTTACCAACCGACCTCCGGCGCGTCCACGGCCACTTCGGCTGACGTTCGCGGAACGATCCAAGTAGGGTCTGCCGGTGGCGGTTCGCCCATCTCTGGCGGCGCGAACCTCGATGGAACCAAGCGCATCGCTCTGATGATGACGGTCCCCTTGAGCAACTTGATCAATTGCACCCCCGCCGCACCTCAGTATATGTTCGGCACGGCGCAATATTCCAATTTCTAAGCGAGGACTGACAAATGGCTAAAGCAAAAGAAGGTGTGGTTGCCCACGACAAGCCCGGCAAGGCTTACAATGCCCAGGGCTCCAACGTCGAACACGAAGCGGAAGAAAAGGCCGAACGCAAGCGCGGCGGTCACTGCGAACGTGCCGAAGGTGGCGCTGCCGAAGAAGGCGCTGAAGAACGCGCCCATGGCGGCGGTCTGGACGCCATGAAGAAGAAAAAGAAAAAGGAAGAAGGCAAGGCCGAGGGTGAACATAATCGCCCCCGCTTCGATCGCCCCGGCCGCAAGCGCGGCGGTGCCATCGGTGCCAACCTGACTCCCTTGTCCACGGCTGCCAAGATCACCCCGGCCGAAGGCCGTAAGGACGTCGATGGCGATCGTCTGGACGAAGAAGAAGGCTGAAGAGGCAGGGCGTCAGGCGGGCGTCTGACATCCTCCGAACGGAATGCCCTACCTGGAAAAGAGTTCGCTCTCCCAGGTAGGCGCTACCCGATAGAGAATAAGAGCCATGCTCGCAACGCGCTCGCCAGAGTCAGCCAGCACGGCTCTCCAGAAGAAAAGGCCAAGGTCCGGGCCAAGGTTCACGCCAAATATCCGGACATCGGTGAGGAGTAGAAGATGATCCCTGCAAGCGTTTCCATCGTTTTGGCGGCTGGTGTCGCTGCCGGGATCGTCGCCTCGAACACCCCTGCCGGTGCTGGGAACCTGACCATCGTCAGCGGCAAATACACTGCCGATGCCCCGCGCCGCATTCTGATCACCTATGGCAATGAAGCCTCGAACCGGACGGTGAAGATCACTGGAACCGATCGCTATGGCAACTCCTTGGTGGAAACCGTGACTGTGCCCCTTGGCGCTCCGGGATCCATCTACACTGCCAATGATTTTGCGACCGTTACTGTCGTGACCGTGGCTGGAGCCTGGACGACCAATATGACGGTCGGCACCAACAACGTCGGCTCGACTCCCTGGATCGTCCCCAGCCTGCTCATCACCCCACAGCAGATCGCTGTGGCAGGCGTGAACGTCAGCGGCACGGCGACATGGTCGGTCGAATATACCTATAACGACCCGAACAATCTGCCTTCGACTCTGACGACTCCGACGGTCTTTGCCCTGACTGCCTTGTCGGCGCAATCGGCAACGAAGGATGGTACGTTCGCGCAGCCGGTGGCCGCTTATCGCTTGACCGTCACTTCCGGCCAAGGAACAGTTCGTCTGGATAGCCTGCAAGCTGGGCGTAACCAATAGGAGGGCGGGATGGCCTCTCCATCTGGCACAACGACTTTCTCACCAGCGTTCTCGGATATCCTTCTGGATGTGTTCTCGCGCATCCAAATCCGCCCATCTGAAATCACCGCCGATCATATGTGGCAGGCAAAGATGTCGGCCAATCTCATGTTGGCCGAGTGGGAGGTCCGCAACGGCCCGAACCTCTGGAAGATGGAAGAGGTCACGGTCCCGCTGCAACAGGGCGTCTCGTCTTATACGCTGCCCTCCACCACGGTCGGGATCCTCGATTATTTCATCCGGCAGTACCAGCTCACCAACACCGCAAACATTCCGGTATCGCTGACCACGTCGGCGGGCTTCACCAATGTCACGGTGGTGTGGCCAAATCACGGTCTCGTGCCGTCGAGCTGGATTTCGTTTGTGACTCCGATATCGATCGGCGGCCTGACGATCTATGGGACCTATCAGGTCCTGGCCGTCATCGACATCAACACCTTCATCATCACGTCGGTCTATGCGGCATCGACGTCTGTATCTGGCGGCGGCGCTGTTCCGGTCTTCACGTCGAGCTATGGATCGACGACGATCAATGTGAACTTCGCCAACCACGGCCTTGTCGCCGGGCAGACCTTTGCCATCGGTGTCGCAACCTCCGTCGGCGGCGTGCCGCTGTCCGGGGCCTACAACGTGGCCAGCGTCATCGACATCAACAATTTCACTATCGTTGCGGCCCAGGCCGGAGCATCAGCCACTGTCGCCGAGAATTCCGGCCTTGCCCAGATCCAGAGTCAGAGCGTTGCTGTCAGCCCGCTGGACAAGGTCATCAACCCGATTTCCCGGTCTGAGTATTCGGCAATCCCGAATAAGACGGACCAGGGGTTCCCGACCAGCATCTGGTTCAATCGCCAGATTACGCCGGTGGTCAATCTCTGGTACGCCCCGGACTCCAACGGACCTTACGTCCTGCATATGTGGTGCCTCGTCCAGACCAACGATATCACGACTCCGGGCGGTGTCGGCCTCGATGTGCCGTGGCGCTTCCTTGAAGCCTTTGCCCAGGGCATGGCCGCCAAGCTGGCGGTGAAATTCCCGCCCAAGGCCCCGAACACCATTGACCTCCAGATCAAATTGGCTGAACAATCTTGGTCGTTTGCATCCCAGCAGGATACAGAGGGAGCCCCGATGTATGTGACTCCGATGCTGAACTCATATTTTAGGTGATGTGATGGCCTGGAGACCGCACGGAAAAGCACGGGTTAATGCGCGATCGCCATCGGCGTTTGCGATCTGTGACCGCTGTGGGTTTCTGCATAATCATTGCGATCTATCCTGGGAGTTCGACTGGCGCGGCCCACAGCTTACTAATCTGCGCATCCTGGTGTGCAGGAAGTGTAAGGACCGGCCGCAAGAGCAGAACCGCCCGAAGATCACACCTCCAGATCCCGTGCCGATCCAGAACCCGCGTATCGAGCAGTACAGCTCAGATAATGTGGGGATTACCAGAATTCAGGCGTCGATCCCGCCGACTTACATTGAGGATGAATGATGCAGTATTCCGACCTCGTCACAGCCCTCGTTGTCGAGCTGGCGATCTGCTCGACGTCAGACCCGGCGTTTTTGCCAGCCACCGCGACTCCGACTCCGGATGCGAACTTCAACGCCATCTTGCCACGGTGCATCGAGTACACCGAGAATCGTATCCAGCGCGACATCGACTTTGTCGATACGACCGTCTCGAAGACGGGGACGATGACGGCCAACACCCGGACTCTGACGCTGAACCCCGCCACCCAGGGGACGTTCATTGTTCCGCAGCAGCTTTGCGCCGTGGTGTCTGGTGCCCGCCAACCCCCGATGACGTTTGTCACTCGCGAGTTTCTTGACGCGGCATGGCCCAGTGAAATCGGGACCGGAGTCCCGACATATTGGACCCTGGTTGGGCAAACCGATATCTTGGTCGGGCAGGCCCCGGATATGGCCTATGGCTATGAACTGACCGGATCCCAGCGCTTCATTCAGTTGTCCCTGACCAACCCGACGAATTTCATCTCCATAAACATGCCGGAATTATATCTGGCGGCCGCCATGGTCTTTATGACCGGGCACCAACGAGATTGGGGTGCGCAAGCCGATGACCCCAAGATGGCGATGTCCTGGGAGAACAATTACCAGACGCTCAAGGCAGGGACCAGCTCCGAGGAGATGCGGAAGATATTCCGTGGGGTCAACAATACGACAGACCTGCCGAGCCCGCTGTCACCGCCGTAATTGCACGACTCTGCGTTTTGTGTTTTATTGAGAGTCCGAAGGGGACGTCATGCCACTTAAACCTGGAACATCGAACAAGGTCAAAAGCGATAATATCCGTGAGATGATCAATGCAGGTCATCCCAGGGATCAGTCGATCGCCGCCGCCATGCGCGAAGCTGACCAGAGTCGGAAGAAGCGTGCCGCCGGTGGATCGACACTGGCCCCCATGACCGCCGAGCCAGCCATCTTCGGATTGGTGAATTCCACAGTCCCGGGCCGGACGGATCGCCACAACACGACTCTTCCCCATGGATCATACGTCCTCCCCGCCGACATCGTCTCAGGCATGGGCGAGGGCAATACCATGGCTGGGGCAAAAGTTGTCCGGCAAATGTTTTCTACCGGGCCGCACGGCGTCCCGATAAACCACACCCAGCGACAGAATACGATCCCAGGCGCAGCATCAAACCCGATGGTGCGCCATCACTATGCGCAGGGTGGCGAAGGCAGCGGCGTTCCGTGTGTCATCGCTGGTGGTGAGTTCGTACTGACCCCGGAAGAGGTCGCCTACAGCCCGCGTGCCGGTGCTGGCGACCCGAACAAGCCGGAAGATTTCCAGAAGTATCTGGATCGTGGGCATAAGGTCTTGGATGCTTTCGTTGTTGCCCGCCGAAAGATGGACATCAAGACAATTTCAAAACTTCCCGGACCTGTAAAATAGGAGACTATCATGGCGACGACGCCCGAAATTGAAGCCTTTGACGCTATTTTTGACCTGACCAATCCCCTGTTGCCCCCGATGTTCGTCGAAGGTTTGGCCATCGTGCGCGGCAATCTGCTGGAAAAGGCCCTGGCCGCCGCCAACCCGGCCCCTGTCGAATCCCCCGCCCCGGCTCCCGAGCCGACTCCGGAGCCGACTCCCGAACCGGTCGTCGAGGCAGCCCCCGTCGAAGAGGCCGCCCCCGAAGCGGTGGCTTAATTATGGCCGCAGTGGTTGACGTCGCCGACGCCAGCGACTGCGCCGAGGTCATCGACCTCCTGCGTATGAAGCATGGGGAAGATGGCCTGGGTCGTTTCAGTGAAGAACGCGCTCACGAATCAGTGGTTCGTGGCGCGGTCACGAAGAACATGGCCCGTATCGGCGTGATCCGTGGGAAGACCCGCATCGAGGCCACCGTCGGCCTTTTTGTCGATCGCCCCTTCGACTCCATCGACCAGTATCTGTTTGACCGGTGGCTGTTCGTCCACCCCGATAACCGCCGGTCTGAACATGCCAAGGACCTGATCATCTGGTCAAAGAAGATCGCCCTGTGCCTGGGTGTCCCCCTGGTGCTGACCACCATCGTCAATCAGACGACGGCGAATAAGGCCAAGCTCTACGAGCGTCAGATGCCCGAGGGTGGCAAAATCTTCGTGTTCAATCCGATCCTTGAACTGCAAAGACAAACCGCTTAGTATCCGCAGTGACTTCCCGACGTGCCGTTGGGCTTTATATTTCGCCGGTTCCTTTACGAAGCTCGTGACCGAACTTAAACGCTGGGCGGGATTTGATGCTTAACGGCACCGACTACCACTTCAAGACTCCGAAGCCTGACAACGTCCGCATCGCTACGAAGCTGGACGAACCCGCTTTGTTTGACCTCTTGTGGAACGGTCTCCACGACTCCAACGACATGGGCTATGGCCGCTCTCACCGCAAGGTGTGGGAGCATATCAATGCGACCTGCCGTGGCGAGAAGGGGATTGCCGGAGTCATCTATGAAGGCCCCAAGATGGTGGCCAGCGTTGGCATCGTTGCATCCCAGTTTTGGTATTCGGACGTCTGGTTTCTGTCAGAGGTCTGGATGATTGTCCTCCCGGAATACCGGTCGAAGGGCTATGCCGATGATCTGTTCAATTTTGCCAAGTGGCACCGTGAGGACATGGAGCGGCTAACCGGTCAGGAATATGACCTGGAATGCTCTGTAATCAGTAACCGCCGTCTTGAGGCCAAGGAGCGTCTGTGGGCGACAAAGGGCCGGAAGATCGGCGCATCCTTTATGATCGATAGGGACTAAAATGGGAAAAGGCGGCGGCAGCGGTGGCGGCACAAACACGGTATCTCAATCGGCTCCGCCGACAGCGGTCCTTAACGCATACCAATCGATTAATAATCAGGCCCAGGCCCAAGCGTCTGCTCCGCTGAATCAGTATGCCGGAGCGACGATCGCCGGGTTCACCCCGCAGCAAATGCAGGGGTATCAGACCACACAGCAAGATCAGGGCGTCCAAAACCCCTATATCAACGCGGCTGCCCAGCTTTATGGCGACGTCGGCAACCAGATCAATGTACCCCAGTTCAGTGGGTATCAGGTCGGCCAGTATATGAGTCCGTACACCCAGAGCGTGGTGAATGCGACCGGTCAGCAGTTCGCAAATCAGAACGCCCAGCAAGATCAACAATTGCTCGGAAGCACGATTCAGCAAGGAGCCTTTGGTGGGGACCGCGAAGCGATCGCTCGGGCGGCACTGGCCGGACAGCAGCAGGTATCGCAGGCCCCGACGATTGCCGGACTCTACAATACCGGCTATGGCCAAGCCCTGAACGAGTTCAATAACCAGCAGAACGTCAACGTCAACGCCCAGACGACGGGTGATTGGCTGGCGTCGAACGCCGCCGCCGGACTCTCTGGGCTTGGCAGCGCCGCCGCGAATGGGCTCTCCACTCAGGCCGGAGCCCAGACTGCGGCCGGGGCACAGCAGCAGCAACTGAGCCAGGAACAACTCAACGTCCCATATCAGAACTTCGAGCAGGCCCAGGCATTCCCCTATCAACAGATCGGCTGGAATTCCAACATCGCCGAGTCGATGGGGGCTGGATCTGGCGGGACATCGACGACGTCGCAGCCGGGAGCATCTCTTGGTGCGACGATCGGCGCGTCAGCGATCGGTCTAGGCGGCATTGCCGGAGCCACTGGCGGCTTTGGTAACGGTGGCTGGCTCTATGATAACGGATCGAGTGCTGGCGGGCTATTGAATAGCGCAGGATCATCGATCGGCCAGGGATTGAGCAATATCGGCCTTGCAAAAGGTGGCGGGATTAAAGAATACCATGGGTTTGGCGGGATGGCGGCGAGCGGCATCCCTGGCACCGGAAACGGCGACACGTCTGGATTCCTGGCTGATGGTGGTCGAGTCGGGCTGGCTGGTGGCGGCACAATGATGGCTGGCATGACCGGGCTCGGCAATATGAAGCAATACGGGACAAGCATGTCCACGAGTACCGGTCCTGGTCCAAGTGCAGGAGTCCAGCTCCAAAAGGCTGCCGGTGATATCGGGTCCATTAGAAATGCGTATGGTTTGGCCAATTCAATCTATCAAGGGGCAATCTCGAACCAGCTCGGACTTGACGCTGCCGGGAACGCCGTCGGTGCTGGATCTGCATGGACTGGAAGCACTGCTGGTTTGGGTGGGGCCAATATCGGCGAAGGCGTTGGACAGCTATCATCTGGGTTCACCAACATTGGTAGCTTCGGCGGGTCAGCGAGTGGCGTTGGAACCGCTGCCGAAGCGGCTGGAACTGCCGCAGAAACAGCCGGGACTGCGGCTGAAGCCGGAACAGCAGCGTCATCCATGGCTGGTGGTGCTGGAACTGTAAGCGAAGGGTTGGGTGAGTTCATCCCCCTTATTTTTGCGAAGGATGGCGGCCGGATTGGGCTGGCTGGTGGTGGATTGCCGACAACGCAGGGAACGACCGAGGACGGAGTGCCACAAGGTGGAACGGATGCAATCTCGCCGTTCATTCCGAACAACAGCAACCCGTTCACCATCGTTGGGAAAAGCGCCTATGCCCCCCACGTCGGTGGCCACGGGGTCGGGATTCCTGCCCCACCGGCACCTACGCATCAAGACCCCATCAAGCAGGCAGTTGAAATGGCCAGCTCACTTGGGAAGGCGATCGGAAGCCAGAAAAATACTGGCGACGGCAAGCCGACTCCGGGAACACCGTGGAGCGGCAGCACAGCGAGTCTGACTGGGCAAAACACTGGCGATGGTGTCGCCCCTGGGTATGGCTCTCCCATGGGGGCACCGGGGCAGTCTCAGTTTACGAGCCCGGATCAACCGGCCCAGGGAGTTTCCCAAAATGCAGCCCCGGCGAACATGTCCAATGGATTTACGGGGCCGAGCACTCTCCCCGCCATTCCTGGCGTGAGCCAGACCTATAAAGAAGGCGGCCGGGTCGGACTCGCCAATGGCGGAAGCAACGCAGGCGTCAGCCAGGGGTGGAATGCCGGACAGGCACAAGGCGTTCAGACGCATGCTCCAGTGCAGCAGCAATATAGCGGATACCATCCCAGCATGGGATTCGGCGGTTGGGGAATGCCGCAATCTCAGCGGGGATACCAAATGCCGCAAGGCTATATGGGGTATCAAGCCCCAGCAGTTGGCGCGTCACCGTGGCTCTCTGGCTCTCTGGTGAACCAACGCGGAATCGCCATTCCGCAGCTTGAGACTGGTGGATATGGACCTCAAGGGCAGAACCTGTATGGGTATGCGGCTCCGTCTAGGGCGAATTTGAATTCGTCTATGATGCAGAATTATGCAGCACCGAACACGGGAACTCTTCCGTATTACTCGACATCGTATGGTGTGCTGACCCCAGCATCGATCCACAATGGCGTTAGCCAGTACGCCTACAGCGCCCCGACAACAACATTGGTTGGCAAAGGGCAAAATGCCATTCCGCAACAGCCGATGAATGCAACGCCTTTTGGTGCTCCTGATGGGTCTACTGTCGGTCAGATTTCGCAGGCTGATATTTTTCGCGCCGAATTGAATGGAACAAGCGGTAACGCGAACCCGCTCGTCTATCAAAACGGAAATCCGATTGGTTGGCTCAACGGATCGAATTACCAGAAGGGCAACCCTGGGCTTCAGGCGGACACGTCGCAATCCTCGTCTCCTGGCGGAAAGCTTTCTACCGGAGGCGCTGTTACGCCCTATGAGAAAATCCGTAAGAACCGTGATACCGGAGGCTCGACCAATGCCGAACCGACTCCAGAACAACAGGTAACGGCAGGTCTTCAGAATGCCGGAGTCAAAGACGGCGACTCTCCGATGGTCCAAAATTACATGGACCAGTATAAGCAGATGCCGCTGAACCAGCTTTTGCAGATGGCCCAGCGCGTTCCCGCCGGGTCGGCGCAAGGGGCAATGATCCAGCAAGCTATTCTGATGCAGAAAATGAGGCCACAGCAGGCCCCGCAACCAGTTCAGCCCGGCCTTGCCGCAGCCATGGGGCCGCAAGCGCAGCAGCTCCGCACTGGTGGCCGCGCTGGATTCGCTCCGGGTGGACTGACAAAGCTTCCGTCGAGTGACGCCGTAGCTGATCTTGGAACTTTGCCGACGAGCGATCTGGTCGCTAATGGGCAACAGGATCAGACTGTTCAACCGTCGCCGCAGCCATTTGTGCCAGCAACCGCCGATATGGCCGCCGGGTTATCCCGTCCGACTGTTGATTCCACAGAAAAAGCCGCCAAAGCCGCTCTTGTTGACCCTCGTGTCAACAAGGAAAAGGCTATTGCAACTGGAATTGCCCTAGGTTCTGCGAAGGAAGCTCAAGCTGAACAAGACGCCAAAGCGCCCTTGACGCCGAAGCCGTCAGCCCCGGTAAATCCAAATCAAACGGTATGGGATGCTCTCGGCCTTCCGAAGATCGGGACTGACGAACCGGAGAGCACTGCGAGCAAGGCGATGGCTAATCCCCCTGTGCAGCCGCCATCCCCTCCTGCTAAATCTGGTCTTGGAGCGCCGCAGCAAACGTCGGCGGAATATGACCCCATGGCTGAAGACCGGGCGCGCGGGGTATATAAGATGCAAGATCCGGCCATCGATCGTATTGGGCATTTCCTGAAGGATTCATTGGGGCGCATTTATGGCGTTCCTGGTGCATCACCAGAATCTTCACCGACTCCGAGCCAGAAGGCATTGGCGCAAACAGCCCCAGTGCCTGCATCGACTGCTCCTGCGCCTAAAGCAGATTCACAACCGGCCCCAGCACCTCAACCTGGGCTCGGCCAAAAGGTTGACCCGACTCATTTGACGTTGGCGAATGGCCCAGCTTCGGCTACGGCCAAGAAAGATGTCTCTGGACTTAAGAAAGCTTCGCCGCAAGAAGTGGCAAAAGTGAACGCTGTCGATGCCGACAAGGTAAAGGTGGAGTCATCTCCGACCACATCGACGTCAACGCCGCCGCCGATCCATCCGCTTGACTATACACCCGACAACCACACCGTTAACGCTAAGGACATGTACGACAAGTATGGATCAAACGATCCTTTGTGGAGCGGGTTGCTGTCAGCCGCCGCCGCGATGGCCAACACCCATGGCGGAAGCCTACCTGCTGCAATTGGCCAGGGGGCTGTCTCCGGACTGGGTGCGTACAATAACCAGATGGCGGCCTATGCCCAGCAGGCCAAGGATGCGAACGACGCGACGGATAAGAAGAACCAAACCGCGTTGCGCGTGGCTGAAGCCAACCAAAAAACAGATATCGATAATACGACCGCAGCCCAACAGCAGCAGCGGATCGATATCGAAAAGGCAACACAAATCGAAACGGCGAAGAAGAACGCCGCCGAAATGAACAAACCTCAGATCGTCAATGTTGGGCAAGGTCTCGCCTTGGTAGTTCATCCAGATGGAACGTCTCAGACAGTGCGAGCTCAAGGATACGATACCAGCTTGGATAAAAGTGGAGGCAAAGATGCAACAACAGCCCTGATTACGACGGCGAACTACCTGAAGGCAGCCGATCAGAACTCAGGAAAGCCAATGAAATCAGACGATGAATATCTCCAGAGAGCCGCCATTCTCCAAGGGCATAAGCAGCCAGCTCCAGGCATGACGCTTGCTCAGGCGAACACGGCCGCTCAGAAGGAAATTGATTCCGGTCTCGCGGTTAGCCCCGATGGAAAAGCTTTAAAAGGAGCTGATAGACTCGCGTGGAAAAAGAACAGAGTCGCTGAATTGACCGCATCGTCCTCGCCAGTTTCAACTCCGTCTGGTACAAACCAACCGACAAAGACCATCAGCTTCAGCGATTGGAAATAGACATGGATGTCACAATGCCGGACGGTACTGTTGTTAACAACGTGCCTGATGATATGAGTAAATCCGACTTTGTCGCTAAAGCTAAAGCAAATGGGGCATGGAATCCTTCCTGGGATGCCCCGCAGAAATCGCAGAATCCAGGCAGTGATGATCAGCCGGGAATCCTCGAATCTGGCCTCAAAGGATTTGCCAAGGGCGTTATCGGATCGGCCAAGAGTCTGAAGACGACGGCTGTCGGTGACGCCCTGCATCCTGAGAATGACGCCCCAGAGGGTGAGCCGGACTCTGTCGATAAGTTGATGGCCGATCCTAACTGGTGGCACCATGGCGCTGGCTGGGCGGCAAAGATCGGCGCTGGCCTCGGCGGCGTTGCTCCCGGCATGGGTGCAGCAGCACTTGCCTCCGCCCCGTTCGGCGGACCAGAAGACCCTCTCGGCGCGGCCGCTGGTACGGCGGCATGGGCCGGTGTTTCGGCTATGCAGGAATTGCCTGAAGCGTATCGGAGGAACCTCAAGAACGGGGATGACGCTGAAACGGCCTATAACAAGGCATGGAAGGACTCTGGGATCGCTGCGGCCACGGGCGCACTGATGAATATCGTTCCTGGCATGAAGGCATTTAAAGGCGCGGCAGATGCGACCGGAAAAATCTCTGCCGACGAAGCGGCAAAAGCCTATCTGAAAAATCTGGTGTTCCATACCTTTGGAACCGGCCCGGCCATGGGCGCGGCCCAAGACATTGCCCAAAGCGAGGTCGATACCGGAAAGGCCCCCGATGCCCAGGATCTGGCGCTGAATGCTGCTGTCATGGGTCTTACCGGCGGCGTTCAGGCGGCCATTCATCATGGTGTCGCCAAGGTGTTGCCTCAAAAAGCGGCAACAGAAGGGACCCCCAACAAGGAAGTCCCGCCACCTGCCACGACCGGTCACTATGTTGAACCGACTGTCACCGGTGGATTCCAGGTTTTTGGTCCGGACCAGCAGCCGGTTGCAAATGGATTGCACAAAACTGAAGACCTTGCAGCAGCCCATGCGAACAGCCTGAACGCGGCCGCCACAGAACCGGCCAATACACCAGTCGATCAAGCGGCAGCAGTCCAGCGGCAGGGGGATCAACAGCTCGAAGGGGCTTTGGCGCAAGAGACGGGGGACGAGCTTCCTCCCGACGTGCCGCCTGCCGTCCCAAATGGGCCGTCCCTTTCCGGTCTGAACAAGCCGAAAGAACCAACCGCAACAGGTGGTGACGAACAACAAACCGTCAGCGAGCCCAATGCGACTCTCTTGCACCAGCAAAAGCAGTTGCAGGACGGACTCCGCCCAGCCCAGTATTTCCCGAACGAAACGACTCCTCTACCTCTTCCAGATGGCATGCAGGAAGTAAAGACGGATCGCGGTGTATTCCATATCAACCCGAAGCTGACATCAGAGGAAGAAGTCCATCAGAAAGCGGCGGAAGGTCGAATCGGTGATCTGCTGAACCTCGGTCCCTACAATAAAGATGACATCAACAATCGTGTTGCCACCGGTGAGCAGCCGGTAGCCGTGACCGAACGTACGCCGGATGGGACCGAAGTCCGTGCCGCGCATGGAACGGGTCAGACGGCAGCCGAGCAGGCAGCTTATTTTGAACAGACCAAAACCCCTGGAAACACGATTGCCGTAGAACATCCGCTTGAAACGGTTGCGAAGCGCATCGAAAACGCCCAGGCAGCCCCCCCTGCCGAAAGCGAGTCGCCTCAGACCCCCGCCGCCCCCTCGGTGGAGTCTGGGGCGACGCCCCCCATTGACGAAAAGACTCCGGGAACGCGCAAAAACCCGATCGACGTCAAGACGGCAGAAGATCTTCGCGCCGCAGAGGAAAACATTGATCACGAGCCGACTCCGGCTCAGAAAACGGCGTCGAATTACGAGCACGGCCATATCCGCCTGCATGGACTCGATATTGGCCTAGAAAATGGTAAGGGCAGCAAGCGCACTGGCATCGGCGAAGATGGCCGCAAATGGACGGCGGCAATGAAGGCGGCCTATGGCTACGTCAAAGGGACCATCGGCAAGGACAAGGACCATGTGGATGCTTTTATCGGCGACCATGTGGAGTCCGACAAGGCGTTCATCATCGATCAAAAGAACTTGGCCACCGGTGAATTCGACGAGCACAAGGTCGTCCTTGGCGCACGGGATGAAGCGGAGGCCCACAAAATCTATGATGGGAGCTTTTCGGACGAGGAAGGTCCAGCCCGGCGCATGGCCACGACCGAAGTTCCCATCCATGATCTGAAAGAGTGGCTGGCCAATAAGTCGAAAACTCAGGAAGAAGCCGCTCCGCACTTCGCAGAAAAGGCCGAGATCGAGGCCGCAAAGGAAAAACTGAAGGCGGCGATATCTCGACATCCGGCTTCGACGATCTTTAAAATTAAGGATGCGATCGCCGCTACAGGTCTCGATTCGGCGACAGCTCGATCCTTGCTGAAAGAGGTCGCCGAAGAGGCAGGACTGGAGAATAAAAGCGGGTCTTTCTTCACGTCAAAAGCCGGGGAAAAGTTGTCCGCCTTTTCCGCTGTTCCGAACCCACCGCGTCGTCTCAGCACTTGGATCAAATCCAAAGGCGGCATCAAAAATGAGGGGGAAGAGCTGACGAATGCCATTAGGCAGCGCCCAGGACTTGTGAACAACAAGACTGGAATGACGCACGAAGATGCTGCTTTGGCGGCATGGCAGGCAGGATATTTCCCCGAACACGGCAGCCCCAAGGAAGACGGGACTCCTCCAGATATTTCCGCCTTTCTCAAGCGCCTCGATGAAGACATCAGGGGAAATAAGCAGTTTTCCGAGCATGACACGGAAGAGCTTGAAGCGTTTAACGATGCAATCTCCCGCAACGAGGAAATCTCAAAGCTTGCCGACGAGCATGATATTCCAACTAGCGGGTTAACACAGGCGGAGTTTTATGATAAGCTCCGTGAATCAATGTCGTTGCGGGATATGGCTCGTCTCCAAAAGGAACAAGAGGATTCGCATCTGGCGGCGATGGCCGAGGCTGAAGCTAGGCAGAAAGAATGGATGGATCAACGGGGTGAAGCCTGGGAGCCCGATTGGGAGCCGAAGGGGCGACCCCGGACACTGAAGGATTTACAAGATGAGTATGAGCGAGAGGAGCTTGCTAGAAGGGCGTCTGAAGGCGAAGGCTCTCCTGACGCATCCGAGTCCGGAAGTTCGGACGCAAGCGAAGAAGGCGCTGGATCACGCGAACGTAGCTCTGGGGATCAGGGCGGCAATGAAGACCTCCGAAACAAAAGCATCGGAGACGCCATCGGATTAACGTCTGAAGCGATTGCAGCAGCGGATAAAGCCGCCAAAGCAGAGGCAGACAAGGCATCAAAACTAGAGCAGCACAAGCTGGAGAAATCCCAGTCTAAACTGCGGAAGAGTGGGCAAAAGAGCGCAGAGTCGCAGAAGGACGGGTTGTTTGCAAAGGCTGCTGAAGGCGACCAAGGGGACCTCTTAAGCCAGCCGAAGCCAAAAGCGGAATGGGGAAGTGCCAATAAGCTCGTTTCTACAGAACGTGCAGAAGCGATCCGAGAGGCTCTCCGAGCAAAGATGCGGTCCCAGATCAGCTCAGGTCTTGACCCAGAGACGATCATGCTTGGAACCGAACTTGCCGTCTATCATATCGAAGCCGGGGCTCGGTCATTTGCTGATTTTGCAGGACGGATGATCGCCGACTTAGGAGACAAGATCCGTCCGTTCTTAAAGATGTGGTATAACGCTGCGCGGGATTATCCCGGCATGGATGACACAGGAATGACCCCCTATGAGGAGGTCAGGAAGTTTGATCATAATGGAGAGTTCAATGTACCAGACCTATCCGGAGATTTGGAACGAGATAGCGGAAACGCAGAAATTGGCGACTCCGTGGGCAAACCGGATGTTCAATCTAAAGGGGATAGAGCAACACAAGGCTCTGGACGCGGAGACGAACGAGCTGAAGAAGGAAGGGTACGGCCTGACAGTGATATCGGCATTTCACCAGATGGCACCGCTTCTGTGGGAGAGGGTGGCGATAGCGAAGTTCAAGCAGAAGCATCCGGGGCTCGACAACGCGCTGCCGAACGTGGAGGACAGCCAGGAGGCTACGATGTTGGCGAGCATGGACCGGCCATTATCCACATTGGAGCAGAGTCAGTTGGTAAAACTGCTGGAGACTCCCCGGAATTAGCCAAAAAGGAAGCGGCACAGGCCAAGGCCAATAAGCTTGAGGTAAAGCCAGGACTGAACAATATCAGGGAAACCCTCCCGTACCTGCTGCCTGGGCAACATGACGACATCCACAAGGCCGAACAGCGTTTCGCTAAACCAGACGGCCACGGTATGTTGTTCTCTAATGGCACCGGGACAGGTAAGACCTTTACTGGCGGTGGCATCATTGCTCGTTTCGTCCGTCAAGGAAAAGGCGACATCCTGATTGTCGCCCCGTCGCAAGGCATTGTGGCTGATTGGCAAAAAGCCCTGGCGAAAATTGGCATTGAATCCTCCGTTCTTGAATCGACGACAACCGCTGGGAAAGGTGTTGTTCTGGCGACGTATGCCAATCTTGGGGAAAACCGTCATTTGGCCGATCGCAACTGGCATTTAGTTGTTGCTGATGAGTCCCAGAAATTGATGGCCAATGAAAACGGGGAGCCAACGGGAGCCCTAAATCATTTTCGTGCGATCACAAATCATCCAGATGGCCTTTCTACCAAGGCCAATATGCAATTGCGCGACTTGAATGACCGTCTTGACGAAGTGACTGCAATAGCGCAGGGAAAGAAGCCACCGACTCCGGAAATGTCGCGGGAAAAAGCTTCCGAGCTAAGTTCTGAGTTGAATAGAGAACTTAACAAAAAACGTAACGACCTCATTGATAAGTTCAGCCAAGAACCGCGATCTAAAGCTGTCTTCCTTTCTGCCACGCCACTCCCTTACGTAAAAGCTATTGATTACGCAAATGGATACCTGTTCCACTATCCAAAGGTGGAAAAGACCGGAGCCTACAATCAGGCCGACGGACGAGGCCAGTTTCTGATGGAGAACTTCGGCTATCGGATGCGCACCGGAAAGTTGACCGAACCCGATTCCAATGTCGATTCAGGGATCATGGAACGCGCCTTCCATGAGAAGCTCAAACGCGAAGGGTCTCTCTCCACCCGCCGTTTGGACGTCGATGCGGATTACGATCGCAAATTCGTCCTCGTGAATGATGCCGTAGGCCATAAAATTGACTCTTTGATGGAATTCCTACGGGAAGCCGATAACGGCAAGTTTAGGCATATCGCCGAGATCGTGAATGAGAACTTCGACTATCTGAGCAGAATGCGGCTGCTTGAGGCGATCAAAGCCAATCATTTCGTGCCAATCATAAAAAAACATATCGAGATGGGGCGCAAGGTCGTCGTCTTCCATGATTATAATGAGGGCGGCGGTATGAATCCGTTCGACCTATCGAATGTGCCTAATGCGGAAGTTCCGCTGCGGGTCAACGGTAAGGACGAAATGGTGAATTTGCAGGATTTGGCCAGAGAGTTCCATGATCGGAATCCGGAAGCCAAGAAGATGGACTTCTCGCAGTTTAAGGCTCCTATCGAGACAATGCGGGACGCATTTCCTGCTGCCCTCTTTTATAACGGCAATGTCCCTGAAAAGGCCCGCGCTCAAGCTAAGATGTTGTTCAATCAAGATGGCAGCGGCCGAGACATCATCGTTGTCAATTCTGCCGCCGGTGAAGCCGGAATCAGCCTGCATGACACCACGGGCGCACATCAGCGTGTTCTGATCAATCTGGGGATGCCGATTAAGCCGACCACGGCCATTCAGGAAGAAGGCCGGATCTATCGCACCGGGCAGGTGACGGACGCTCTCTTCCGCTACGGAAACACTGGCACCAATTGGGAGCGGTGGACCTTTGCTGGGAAGATCGCCGACCGGGCCGGAACCGCTGAGAACCTTGCCATGGGGAATGAGGCGCGGGCACTCAAAGAGGCATTTATCAATGCTTTCAATGATTCGGACGAATACTCCCCATCAAAGGACGAGGGGAAAGGCGGGAAGGAGTCCGATCGATCTGGTGCGGCAGAAATGTCGGAGTTTGATCGGGCAAAATCCTATTACTGGGCGCAACAGAAGAAGACCGGGCGTCGTGACCAGCGTGAAGGCATCGACTATTTCCCGACTCCAGAACCGATCGGCCAGAAGATGGTTGAATGGGCGGACATCAAACCTGGAGACAAAGTTCTGGAGCCGTCGGCCGGACATGGCGCTATTGCACGGTGGTTCCCTGAACACTCAGATCGGACTCTAATCGAGCCATCAGGGGAGCTCGCCAGCCGAGCGGCATTAGCCAGTCCAGGGGCCAAGGTTCTCGACCATAACTTCGAGGACCTCCATAAAGTCAATAAATACGACGCTATCGTGATGAACCCACCCTTTGGACAAGGCGGGAAAACGGCCATCGACCACTTGGCCTTGGCGGCGTCTCATATTCGAGAAGGCGGCCGCATTGTCGCCCTGCTGCCTGATGGTCCAGCCGCGAACAAGCGTTTGGCAGACTTCTTGGTCGAGCACAATTACCTCCATGACGTTGGCGTGATCAAGCTGCCGGAGTCCGTTTTTGAAAAGGCGGGGACGGCGGTAAGAACCCATGTCGTCGTCCTTGAAAAGCACAGCGATCATAACTCTATGGCTGATGGTCCTGGTAAATTTGAAGGGTCCGCAATCCATACTGACAAGAGCAACGCGAAAGATATCAAAGAACTATTTGACCGGATCGAGCATGTTTCGCTGCCGGGGCGAATCGAACCAACGGTCAAAGAAGTTGAATCTGTACCTGACGCTAAAGGCAACATCAGCGCGGGAGGCCACGACTATGTCCTATCGACCGCGCAAAATGGCGATTTCCTGGTCAAGCCGAAGAAGTATTTGGCCGATGACTATCACCGGATCAATGCTTTGGCCAAAGAAAACAATGGCGGATATGGCAAAGACGATAAATCATTCCGCTTCAAAACCGAGTCGGATCGGTCGGAATTCTTAAAGGCGCTCGCCAGCGGGGCCGAGCCCAAGCCATCGCAGACTGCTGGGTTTGGGGTCGATTTTGAGAAGGCCCAGGCCGTCCACTCGAAGACAGGTAAGGATCTCTTTGTAGCCATCCCGCAGAGTCGGGTTGAAACCGATAAGTTTCACCAGATGAATGCGCTGGCCAAGCAATTTGATGGGGCCTATTCGGCGTGGAAAGGGAAGGGGGCTGTTCCTGGGTTCCAGTTTCCTTCCGAGGCAGCGCGCGAAGCTTTCATCAATGCGGCGACCGAGGAAAAAATCGGACCTCGTGGCGCCGCCGATAATGACGAGATGCCGGATATCACCCCTCACCAAGAAGCGCGAGGCGAAGTCCTCAAACGTGGGGAATCCGACGGAAACGAGCACAACGCCTTCGTCGATCGAGAGGGCAAGATCATCTATGAGACCAGCGGAAAAAATGATTCTGTCGAATTCTCCAACGCAATACTAAAAAGGCTGATGGACCAAAAAGAATCCATAACTATCCACCATAACCATCCTTCAAATAGACCGTTAAGTCAGCAAGATTTTCTTCTCTTAAGCTATCCTGGTATTGACCATGTTGTTGCGCATGGTGACGGGGTAATGAGTTCAGCTACATTGACGGAACTTGGCCGGTCGATTGTCGGAACTGGAGCATCATCCCATGCTGACTGGGAGAAAATAGTTCGTAAAGTTAAGCGCGATGTCGATGAATCGCTGTTTAGCGCTTACGAAGCCGGAGAAATTGGTTCTGTCCCCACTATGTCTGAACAAAGAATGGCATTGGGGCAAGCTCTGCATCAGTCTGGGCTCATTGAATACCACTCAACTCATGATGTTGCGCGTGGAGAGCCTGCTTTTAATTATGCTGTTGATAGCGGTGTTACTGGTGCCATATCTTCAGTAAAGCGTTTGAAAAAACCAACAGCGGAGATGGAAGATGATCGGTTGCATAGATCCACCTGGACTGGAAGCGTCGATGACGGAATTGCAGACCTTCCGTCGAAAACTGAAAAAAATGGATCAGACGGACAGGGCGGTAAAAGTGGCTTTGGAGGACATCGATTTGACGATCAAGCGCAAAGTCAGATCGATCAAGATCGAAGCGCAACGGGGAGCTTAAATGGACTTGCCGGGGGCAGCGAGCCCGTGGAAAAGCCTGACGGGCAAAAAGGAGGACCAAACCCTCGTGGGACATCTGATAGCGACGAGCTGACGGAGACCCAGAGAACCAACCGTCAGCAGGTGGCGCAAAAGATCAAAGAAGGGGTTGAAGAACACAAGGAGTCGGCAAAGACCCTGTGGAAAGCGATCCAAATGATTTGTGCCCCAATGGCCACCGGAACCGATAAGGGCAAGGTGATTGCCAAGCAGTTCGCCAATAGCATTCGTGACGGTCTATATCGCATGAATCAGACGATCGATATGCTGGCCAAGGGGTTCTCCCCGGAGCAGCTCGGAAATATGTGGCGGGCGCTCGACGATACCTGTGTCCGCCATTCCATGGAAGAACGCGACTTCATCGCCGAAAACATCAATCGCATCCAGGCCAAAATGGCTGAAAAGTGGATCGAACGAGGAATGCCGGAAGATGAGGCCATGGAAAAAGTATTTCCGGCAGCCATGGAAGCCGCCAAGATTGAAGCCCGTGGAGAGCTGGAGAAACGTGAAAAGGCAATGGCCGAAGAGAAGTTCGGGATCTTCTCCCTCCCGGATGATCAGCGCGACATCGTCATGGACCTCTCCAAGCAGGCCGACCAGCTTTGGAAAGAAGCTCTGAACGCCAACCTTGTGTCCGGCCAAGGCTTGCCTCGCTGGACTCCGCGCATGCTGGCCATGGTCTCGGATGAAGGACATTTTGAGCCGATCCAAGGCGACCCAGCCAAACAGCGGGCCTACCACCTGGATGTTTTGGGGACGAACGCGACAACTGTGGCCCCCAGCCTCCGCAGCCGCAAGTATATGACGAAGGAAGAGCAGAACGAAGCCGGAGCGCGGATGCGGGACGAATTGGGATTCAACGGCGATATCAAAGTCCTTGAAGACATCCGCACGATGCCGCTGGCCATGGGGCGAATCCAGCATGCAGTGACGACACGGACTCTGATCAACAAACTTGATTCCATGGGTAAGGCCATGGGGCTTGAGCTCGTCAAAGAGGGACATGAAGGCGGAGACCATTTCACAGTCAACCATCCGGCATTCAGCATCATGAAGCCGATGTTGGAATGGAAGCCAATAAGTAAGGAAGACCTGGAAGATAGGGGTAATTTTGTCCACGACGGAAAGGTCTACAAGGGAGATCCGGACGACGTCGAGAACGCCTCTTTGCTGAAGAGCTACCGAGTCAAAGGGGATGAAATCCAGCAGCATGCCCCGGTTACGCGCGAGAGTGACGGGTCAACGGTCATGCAAGCCGTACCCATCTCGATCCACCGCTCATTTGAAGGCCCGTTGCGGGCGATCCTGACGTCGAAGCCGGGGCCGATCTATCAGGCCGTCATGCGGCTCAAAGCGACGGTTACACATATGGTCCTTCTCTTCCCCACCGTCCACTTGGGGATGGAACTTGGCCGTGCCCTCCCGACTCTGGGTGGGAAAATGTTCACGGTCTCTTTCTGGAAGCAAGCTTTGCAGGACATGGGCGACAAAGAATTCATGTCCTATGCCATCCAGCACGGAATGGACCCGATCGGCAGCTTCTATGAGCACCAGGACATTTCGACTCTGTCCTATGACAAGGGGCTGATGCCGGGGAAAAGCCCCCCGGCGAAATTGCTCGGCCTCGCTGGCGATCTGGTCAGTAAGGAATTTGGCAATGCTCTGCGTAAGGGCGCTGATAAATTCGGCGATTTTTACACCAACACATTGCTGTGGAATCGAGTTCGCCAACTCCAGGTCGGGCTGTTCCGCTCCACGATGGAGGCCGAAACACAGCATCTGGCCAAGAAGATCATGGCGCAGGACCCGACGGTGACTCTCGACGAGGCCAGAGAAAAGGCGAAGACCGCTGCGGCATGGATGGCTGGGAACGTCAGCAATCGCTATGCCGGGGCTCTTCCACTGGAGTCCATGGGCGAACCGGCTCGCAAATTCTGTAACATCATGCTGTTCTCTCGGATGCTGACCGTCGGCAACTGGGGCGCAATGAAGGACATGTTCCACGGGATGCCGGGCGATGTCTATTCGTCGATCAAGCAAGCTTGCGGCGAGAATGTCGCTGATCTGGCCAAAAGCGCGGGTAAGCGTAAGGCCCTAGCTGCCTTCGCCATCGATATCGGCATGATGTACGCCATGAATGCTGGCCTTCAATCAGCATTCAGCATTCTCAACAAGGACAAGACGGAAGACGAAGAAGTTCAGGGTTACATCGATCGGTATCATGCGGCGATCAACGATGTCGGCAATGACCCATCCCTGTTGCTCGACCCCACCTTCATGATTGAACGGATATCTCCTACTTTCGATAATGATGTCGGCGCGGAGAACCGGTTCAAATTCGGCAAGAATATTGAGGGTGCCGATATGTATGGACGCTCTCCATTTGGTAAAATCGGTGAAGACCTCTTGGGTGCCATTTCCCATCCGCTGAAGATGATGGGCAACAAGATGAGTACCTTGGCCCGTCCGATCATCAGCACCATTACCAATGCAGATCCATTTACCCACGATGCCATTTATGACGAAGATGCCCAGGGAGTATGGGCGAATGCTAAGGTTGTTGGCGATGTGGTCAAATACTTCATGGAACAACAACTTCCGAGCCAGGAAATCGATTCCGTATCGTCGTGGATTCAAGGGGGAGATGACGCCCATGATTCGATGATTAAGTCTGTGTTGCCTATTTTGGGGATCACGACGAGAACAGGGAACTCCGGAGGCCCGTCAGCCAGTGTTGCCGCCCAAGTCAAGCGTGAGCATGACCGGACGGTCAAGAATGCTCGCCGTGAGGTGTCAAAAGACATCCGCGCCGGAAACCTTGATAAAGCGATCGATTATCTGTCAGAGCACGGAATGACGAGCGAGCAGGCGACCAAGTACGTGCTCAGCCGTGGGAAACCGAAGGATTACACCGCCGCTCAACGCAAGCTGGTGTCTGAATATGGAACGGATCTTCAGAAGGAACGCGCCGACGAGGCCGACCAATAGGAACGTCTTGGCTTTTTAGCATGTTTGGGGCATAGTCCAGTGACCAGCGGGCCGCTGGAACAACCCCAACATGAATCCGCTTGACGGCGCTCGTCATGGTTCTTCGGGAAATGACCGGTGCGGCACCTGGACTCACCCTTCGATGAAGCCATCTTGGCGGGAGATATCCCATGCCGATGATGCCGCTCGCCATCAAGCCGGGCGTTAACTCCCAGGCGTCAAAACTTCTTGCGCATGATATGTGGTCGTCCTCGAATTTGATTCGGTTCAAAGATGGGATGCTGCAAAAACGTGGTGGCTGGACTCACCTGAATAGCACGACGTTTCTTGGAACTGCTCGCGGGATGCACCCGTTTCAGGATTTGCAGAACAATACATATCTGGCGATTGGAACAAACCAGCGTCTGAGCCTCTATAATTTCGGAACAGTTTACGACATTACGCCATATCGCTTGACGACGACTCCAGCCGGAGGGGCTCCCTTCGCTGTGACGCTGGGGCAGTCAACCGTGGTCGTCACTGATTCTGGGGCCACAGGTGCGCTTTGCCCTGCTGTCGGGGATTGGGTATTCATTTCCGGGGCTTCCGCTGGAGCATTTAACCTCGGTCTTTATGGGCAAGGGGTTTATCAAGCAGGCACCACCGGCGGCATCAATATGAACGGCTTCTTCCAAGTGAACGCCGTCATCAACGCGTCAATCGGAGAATATTCGGTCGCCACTTCGACTGTGGCGAATCAGACCGGAACCGGCGGCGGCGCTCCGACAATCAACTATCTCCTCAGTAGTGCGTTAGACCCGGTCATCGGCGGCTATGGGACCGGCGTATATGGGAGCGGGTCCTTCGGCGCAACCACATCGCAGGGTGGAGTTGCCATCGTCCTCCGGGAGTGGTCGCTTGATAACTGGGGTCAGTTTTTAGTGGCCAACCCACTGAATGGTGGCCTTTATCTGTGGACTCCACCGAACACATGGCCGCCGACGTCTGGGGCTGCGGCACCGGCCGTCGCCATTTCGAGCGCAGACACGTATTTCCCGACAGCATCGCGGGGAATGTTCGTGGCGATGCCACAACGGCAATTGATTTGCTTTGGAACACAGAACAGCACTCTATCCAACCAAGACCCTCTATTGGTCCAGTTCTCAGACGTTGGAAGCTACACGACCTTCACTCCGACAGTGACAAATCAGGCTGGGTCTTTCCGACTCTCGTCCGGGTCTCGGATCATGGGTGGCATGCAAGCCATGCAGAACGGACTGATTTGGACAGATATTGAGCTGTGGCAGTTCCAATATATTGGGTATCCATTGGTCTATGGCTTTAACAAAATCGGCATCGGCTGCGGACTGATTGGAATGAAGGCTGCGGCCAAGATCGGCCCAACCGTTTATTGGATGTCGCTGGATGGGTTCTTCTCATATGACGGCAGCACCGTGAGCCCGTTGCGTTGCTCAGTCTGGGATCGGGTATTCAATAACATCGATCGGAATTATGCCGAGGCTGTCTTCGCTGCTCCGAATTCGTATTTCAACGAGATTCTGTGGTTTTTCCCTGTGATCGGTGGAAGTGGGGCGGTGAGCAATTACGTCTCATTCAATGTCGTTGATCAGGTCTGGGACTATGGGCAAATGAACCGGACCTGCTGGGTTGACCAATCTGTGTTGGGGGCTCCGATCGGGGCAGACTCAACGACCGGCCTAATCCAACAGCATGAAACGTCGAATGATGCCGACGGAAACGCTTTAGACTCATGGGCCGAGACCGGATGGCTGGACATGGCAAGCGGACAGGAATTCATCTTCTTGGAACGCATGCTGACCGATTTTGTCGTTTCATCCGGGTCAATCGTTCTGATCACGGTAAAGGTCTGCAATTACGTAGGAGACACACCGCGAGTCTATGGCCCCTTCTCCATAACGTCGGCGACTGAAAACATCATTATTCGTGCGCGCGGAAGATTCATTGCGATCCGGGTAGAGAGCCAGGGGACCGGTTCTTTTTGGCGCGTCGGGCAAAACTTGATGCTGACCAGCGCAGCGGGGAGACGATAAATGGCGGACACAATAAATGTTCCAGGGATGGCTGATCTTGTCATGGCCGTCAAAAATTCAAATCAGATCATGGGGCAGCTTATCGCCGCGATCAAAGCTGCATTCCCTCAGAACGCAAGCACAGCGACAACGGCCACAGCCGGTTCGGCAACTCTTCCTGCGACTCCAGCCGGTTTCTTGGTGGTGAATAACCCTGTCACGGGGCTTGCCGTCAAGATCCCGTACTACAATAATTAGGATAGGCAATGGGAACGACTTCAATAAACAAGGGGTATCTTGTCCCAACGCTAAATGGCGATGCATTGACGTGGGGAAGCCAAGTCAACTCGTCGATTGGGTTTCTTGACGCCAATGTCGCCGGGGTTGCCCCTGTTTCGACGACAGGTGGGTCTATCAACGCTTTGACGGCCCTCTACAACTCGATCCCGCTTTATGAATATATGGCGATTTCGTTGACTGGGGCCTTGGCCGGGACCCTCACCTACACCCTTCCGGGGGCCTCTGGTGCGTCAACTTATGGCGGGTACGCCTTTATCCGCAATGCGACGACAGGGGCGTACACGGTCACAGTCAATACGTCAGCGGCCGGGTCCGTTGGGGTTGTCATTCCGCAGGGAACCACATGCTTGGTTTGCTCTGACGGAACGAATGTCTATTTGGTTGGAAACTCCCAATATGGGTTGCCGACACTCAATGCCGGTGGATCGGCAGATGTCCTGACCGGAACATTCTCCCCATCGGCTGTCCTATCAGATGGTCTGGTCGTCGAAGTCATCGCGTCATATGCCAATGCCACGACCGCACCGACGTTCCAAGGAATCACCATCACGAAATGGGGCGGCCAAGCTCTGGTTCCTGGCGACATTTATGGATCTGGCCACCGCCTCCTTCTCTGCTGCGTTGGAAGTGGCACTCGGTGGGAGCTGACGAACCCGGCTACGAATATGCCGTACACGGTAAATACCGGGGCAAATTCGTTGGTCCAGCTCGACTCTCTGGTCAGACTCCCAGCGCTCGATGCGTCCCTGCTGACCAACGTCACAGGAAGCAATACGCTCACATGGACGTCGATATCAGCGTCTCAAGCTCTTGTGGCCAAGAACGGATATCTCTGTACGTCGGCATCTTCGCTTCAGCTTCCGACTCCCTCCATTTGCGCCGTCGGTGACACCATCGAAGTCATCGGAGTCGGACAGGGCGGATTCCTGCTGGCCCCGGCCAGTGGGCAAACTATAAACTTCGGGAATACATCTGTTTCCTATGGGTATGGATTCAGCGGGAATCAATACGCGACGATTCGGATTGTGTGCACGGTTGCCAATAGCACCTGGGAAGTCGAGTCGTCGGTTGGAACAATTACCAGCGTCCTTTACCTGCTTGACCCCTTCTGGAATAACGTCACGTTCTTTATGCCGCTCTCGACTTCGGCTATACCCAGCACGGAAGCGAGCAACAGCGGGTTGACGATCACCAATACTGGGGCCGTCTCCGGTTCGTCGTCGCAGCCCCTTTTCGGAACTGGGTACTCAGCATCATTTAACGGATCGTCTCAGTATCTATCCTACGGGGCGGCAACCCCGCCGTTCATGTTCACATCGAATGTGACAATCGAGGGATGGTTTTACCAGAACAACAGAACGGCTCAGCAGGCACTGTTCGATACTCGCGCATCGACCAGCTCAACGACGGGGGTCATGCTCTACACGGCAGCGACGACAGGAAACCTTGTCCTCTGGCTGAATAATGGTGCGTTGATCACGACCTCGACTCCGATCCCCGCTTCGCAATGGAACCACATCGCGGTCACTTGCAATGGCCTCTCTGGGGTCACGGGGACTTGGACAATTTGGTTGAATGGAACCGCGATCGGAACCGGGTCATCCACGGTTCTGGCATCGGATGGATGGTTTTATCTGGGGTCTATCCATGGTGGCGGAAATTACTACAGTGGTTTTGCGACCTACGTGCGAATTACCAATGGTGTAGCGCGGTATGCGGCGAAATTCACGCCGCCGCAATCTGCGTTTGTTGCTCAATTCGACTCTTACGCCGATCCGCTTTGGAACAATGTCCTTTGCCGACCGATTCCAAATGCGACTCCATCGCTAAGCTACGACACCTCTGGCAATGGATGCGCTTTGACGGTGTCTGGGGCATCAACAACGTCGGTGTCAAAACAAGATGCATACGCATTCAATGCAAGTATCAGCAATAATTATGTGCAGTATGCATCGGCGAATGAGAACATCTATGGTGACTTCACCATTGAAATGTGGATCAACCCGCTGACTCTTGGGGCCCCTCAAGTTGACTGCAATTTCTTTAACACAAGCACCAGTATATTCACCGGCACCTATTCCGCTTTGCTGATGTTCCCGTCCTTGGGGGGCTATGTCGCTGCTGTTGGCGGGACTGCCTTCTCTACGACGACGTCACTAACGGCTGGAAACTGGTATCATTTTGCCCTTGTTTACCAGGGTGGAACGGCGACTCTGTATGTGAATGGTGTGTCTACGGGGTCATCGTCGCAGGCTCCAGGTGCTGTTGCCACCGGCGGCAACCTTTTCATTGCCGGTTATGGGAGCGGATCTGGGATACCAGGGTCGTATTCTGGTATCCGGGTGTCCAATTGCGCACGGTACACGACGAAGTTCACTCCGCCAGTAAGCCCGTTCGCTGGACAGGTTTCCCTGATCTACGATGGTCTGTGGCAAACGGTCTCGTTTATGCCACGCGCCGCAGCTAGCAACACAGGGTCAGACCTCTCTGGAAATGGCTTGGCGCTCACATTGAATGGCGTCACGACGTCGTTGTCGTCAACTCAGGATACCTATTCGTGGGTGTTCAATGGGACGAGCTATATTTCGGTCGCGTCGCCCGCATCGTCTTGCATCTTCCCGGCCGATTTCAGCATCGAAATGTGGGTGAACCTGTCGAATACGACTGGAACCCAGGTTCTGATCGACACGTCCGCATCCGCAGGCAGCGCTTCAGGCTTCGTCTTTGCGATTGTTTCTGGTGTGCCGACATTCTCGTCTGGAGGGTCGGTGATTGCCGCCGGTCCAGCTATAACGGCCGGGGCGTGGAAGCACATTACGGTGACGCGCCACGGAACCGCATTGATGATCTTCTCCTCTGGGGTCATGGGGACAATGGCGACGTCTTTCCAGACCAGCATGACCGATACCAACCTCTTCATTGGCCGGGCGGCGACATCATCCACGAATTTCCTGACTGGGAATATTGCGGGGATGCGGGTCACTAAAGCATCTCGCTATTCGGCCAATTACACCCCGCCGATGAACGTCTTCCTGACGAATGGAGCCAATTGATGGGCAGCGTTACAACCTACAAGTCTTATCAAGCTCCGACGGTCAATGGTGACAATCTCACCTGGGGGCAGGAGCTTCAGAATTTTCTGACTCTAGCTGACCTGAATATGGGTGGCGTCGTCAGCGTTTCGGTGGCCGGGAATGCGAATGTCGTTGCCTCGACGACTTCGTACAACACCCTGAACGCAATGACCCCAGGAAGCGCATCGTTTATGATGCAAAAACTGATCGGGGCTCTGACGGGGAATATCCAATATCAGCTCCCAGCCGTAAGCGGATTCTATATCGTTCAGAATGGCACCACCGGGAACTATACGATCACCTTGGCCACTGTCACCGGAGGATCGACTGGAATCATTCTCCCGTTTGGTTCGACGATTATGGTGTGTTCGGATGGGACCAATGTCTATGAGGTCTCGTCCGGGGTCACGTTAATCCCCCCACAAGCGGCAACTGGAACGTCTGACGCCATTCTCTGCCCGACAGTAGGCATGTCGTATCAAGATGGGCAGGTGGCGATCGTAACGGCAACGGCGGCCAATATAACGACGTCCCCCACACTGAACGGACTGACCATTACCAAATGGGGTGGACAAGCACTGATCGCTGGGGATATCTCTGGCGCTGGTCATCGCATGCTGCTTGCCCTTGTTGGAACAGGAGCTCGATATGAGCTGCTCAACCCAGCGTCGCCCTTTCCCTATACCGTGGGGACCGCCGCAAACAACCTGTTGCAGACCAACGGATCGAACCAGCTCCCGGCCGTTGATGGCTCACTGATCTATAATTTACCGTCCGTCGGCGGTATCCCCCTGACGTGGAGCACCGTGACGATCAATACGGTGATGACGACCAGGAACGGCTACGTGGCCAATGCCTCGAATTATGTCAATTTCCAGACTCCTCCGCTTGGTGCCATCGGAGATCCGATCGTTCTCAGCGCGAATGGAAGCGGCGGATGGGTGCTTACACCGTCGGTAGGTCAGACCATCATCTTTGGTGGCAATGGCTCTGCCGTCGGCATCGAATCCCTTTTTGGGTCGCAGAATGCAACGGTCCGGCTAACCTGCGTTGTGGCCAATCTGGTTTGGCAGGTGGAGTCCTTCATTGGGACGATTTCTCTCGGATACAATGGCGATGCCTTTTGGAATGAGGTGTCGTGCCAATTGATGCTGAACGGCGGCATCGCCGACTCATCTGGCAACAATCTGGTGTTCACCAACACCAACACGGTGACGGCATCGACCGCCCAAAACAAGTTTCTGCCGTATTCGGCCCTCTTCAACGGCACGAACCAATATCTGAACATCACGACAGCAAAATCAGCATTCCAGTTTTCGGGGGAAGTCACTCTGGAAGGTTGGTTCTTCCCGACAGCGTTCAATGGAACGGCCAATGCGACTCTGTTTGACACCAGATTATCGACGTCATCCACGACCGGACTCTGGCTGTACACGACCCAGACCAACGGCTACCTGACTCTCTGGCTCAACAACGGGACTCTGATCACGACAACATCAGTCCTTCCCAATGGGTCATGGTCGCATGTCGCAGTTACCAGGAATGGCAAGCCTGGGACCAATGGGACGTGGACAATCTGGGTGAATGGTTTGGCCATCGGCGCGGCATCGAGCTCGCTGAATGTTTCAGACGGATGGATGTCCATCGGCGGATCTGTTTCCGGCGGCAATTATTATGCGGGCTATATCTCGCAGTTCCGTGTGACGAATGGAATTTGCCGCTACGCAGCCAGCTTCTCTGCGCCTACGGTTGCCCTGCTGACCAGCCAGGATGTTACGGCTGACATGGCATGGAACCGGACTGTGGCCCAGTTCGGATTCCAGAATGTCTTGACGGATTCGTCTGGCAACGGCCTGACGATGACAAACTCAGGAGCCGTCGCCTTCAGCGGGACGATTTACAAAGTTGGAGTCGCCTCGGCAGCCTTCTCGTCGAGTTATCTCTACAACGCATCAACGACAGCGCTCCAAACCACCGGTGATTTCACCTATGAGGCATGGGTTTATCCCACAGCCAATGGTGCAAGCGGTGGAAGCATGATTGTGACTGCCGGTCTTTCAGGCTCGCAAGCCGGGATTATGCTCACCGCATCTGCGCTGACGGTTGCTTGTGTTATCGGTGGGTCAACGGTCATTACGACTGCCGCGTTAACAGCATCGCAATGGAGCCACGTCGCCTTTGTTCGATCAGGACAGACTGTCACGGCTTATGTGAATGGCTCAGTTTCTGGGACACCGACGACCAACACGTCAGCAATCGCCTCGACGGGGATTTATATTGGCGGATCGACAACGGCAAACACAGGTTTCGCCGGGAATATGAACAATGTCCGGGTCAGCAATTTTGCTCGGTACACAGCGCCGTTCACGCCGTCTGTCTTGAATTTCCAGACGGCCCTTCCTCTGGCATATGACCCCTTCTGGAGAGATACAGTCTTCCTTCCCCGTGCGGCGACAGGGAACACTGGATCTGATGTCTCTGGAAATGGATTGGCGCTGACGCTGAACAGCACGATTTCCCAAGGGTATGTAACGACACAGGACCCCTATTGCTGGCTGTTTAATGGGTCGTCGAACAACATCGTTCCGTCTTCCCCTGGAGGAGCTTCGCAATTTGCGGGTGATCTTACCTTTGAATGCTGGGCATACCTGAACGCTTACGGAGCAAGCGGGGCGACCGGAACGGCAACGAGCGGCTCATGCCTAATTGATACGCGGGCATCCGGAGCATCGGCAACTGGCTTCGCTCTGGCCATTGTCAACACCACTGGCCAATTCGCTTTCAATACGAATGGGATTTGGACCTGTTCGACGATGACCGCGACTCTCAATAGCTGGACACATGTGGCGCTTGTGCGACTTGGCTCAACGATAACCGTCTATGTTGGTGGCGTTGCCCAATTCACCGTCACCTCGACTGCAAACTTCTCCGATACAAATTTGACGATCGGATCGACGACAGCGGCTGTCGGCGCTGCGCTTTATATGTCCGGATACCTATCCGGCATTCGGCTGGCTAAGGCCGCCCGCTATGCCGCTTCTTATACGCCACCCTCCTCTCCATTCCAGATCACGGGGCCGATGTAATGCCTAATTATTCACCAAACAAAGGGTTCGCGGTTCCGGTTATCGGTGGGGACGCCAACATTTGGGGAAACCCAGCAGGAAGCTATCCCGGACTGAATGAGACGATCAATGCGCTGGATGCAGCTCTCGGCCAAACGGTCAATGTAAACTGCGCTGGGTCCGCCAATATCACGCTGACATCCGGCCAGTACGGGGCATTGATTCTGAATCTGACCGGAGCATTGACTGCGAACATCTCCGTCATCCTGCCGCAAGCGGCGTCAGTCAGCAATTCTGGCTGGTATGTCGTTCGCAACAATACGACCGGGGCATACACGATCAATGTCGTGACAGCCTATTCTGGGTCAACTGGTCCTAATATCCCACAGGGGTCAACATCCCTGATCTATTCCGACGCACAGAATGTCAGGCTGTCTGGTTCGTCACTGAACCAGATGATTTCGTTGACGGCCGCCGGAACATCGGAAATGTTAACGGCGACGATATCGCCATCCATTACACTTGTGGATGGCCTGATCATCGAAGTCACAGCGGCCTATGCGAACACAACGGTTGCTCCGAAGTTCAATGGGCTCACTATTACCCGTTGGGGGGGGCAGCCGCTGGTCCCTGGGTGCATCTATGGCGCAGGCCATCGTCTGCTGCTGTGCTATTCGGCTTCTGCGCTTCACTGGGAGCTGATCAACCCTCGGATTCCTCTGGCGTACAGCGTCGGTTCGTCCGCAAATGCATTGGTCCAGCTTACGGCTGCCGCGAAGATCCCTGCTGTCGATGGGTCTCAGCTCACCAATCTTCCTTTCGGATGGCAGACGATCACAGCCAATCAGTCTGGGGTAACAAAGACCGGGTATGTCTGCAATTCAGCATCACAATTGACGGTTACAACCCCGGCATCCGCATCGATCGGAGACCAGTTTGCCGTCGCCGCTTATGGGGCAGGTGGGTTCTTGCTCAGCCCTCAAGCGGGGCAGACGATTCAATATGGGGCGACCGCAGTTAATTCTTCGGCCGGGCTATCAGGGGCGCAAGGTGCTGTTGTTCGGTTGGTTTATGCCGCTTCAAACCTATGGATTGTTGCCGCCGGTGTCCTGTCCAGCGCCGGGACAACGCAGGACCCCTTCTGGAACGACGTCACGTTTTATATGCCGCTATCGACTCTGGCGATTCCGTCATCTGATGCATCAGCTAACGGCATTGCCGTAACCAATAATGGATCTATCGCAGGATCGACGACTCATACCCAATATGGGGCATATGCCGCGTATCTGGGTGGTGGTGGAAGTGGTCAATACCTTTCAATCCCCGCCAACAATGCCTTCAAATTCAGCGGCTCCATGACTCTGGAAGGCTGGTTTTTCTTCCCCAACTTCACAGCGGCAGGCGCATTGTTCGATACTCGATCGGCAAGTGGATCGACGACAGGCTTGCTTCTGCAAGCGACAGCATCAACAGGGCTTCTGACCCTGAAGGTCAACAATGCTGTTCTTATCACCAGCAGCTTCGCCCCAAGCCTCGGCGTGTGGAACCATATCGCTGTCACCTGTAACTCCCTTACTGGTACGAATGGCGGCTGGACAATCTGGATCAACGGTCTGTCAGCGGGGACGGGCTCTCTCTCGATCAATCTGAGTGATGGCCTTCTCAACATCGGGGCCGCGGCGAACCTTACAAATTATCTCAACGCCTATGTGACGCAGGTGCGTGTCACCAATGGTATCTGTCGTTATTCAGGTCCATTCACGCCTCCGTTGAATGCGTTCTACACGACAGCGGATATCAATTTTGACCCTCAATGGTATCGCACAGCCTTCCGTCCGATTGCCGCAGCAACCCCAGCATCAAGTTATGACGCTTCCGGGAACGGACTCTCGCTCTCGATAAACAGCACGACGACATCTTCCTCATCGAAGCAGGACGCTTACGCCTTTGTCTTCAATGGCTCGTCCAACTATATCGGAAGCGCCGCCGCCAATACTGTTTTGTCTGGAGACTTTACGGTCGAAGCCTGGATTAATATGTCGTCGATTAGCGGCACCGCAACCACCAGAATTCTATCGTCGGCAGCCAGCGCAACCGGGGCTTTTTATTGGTCTGTTGGCATCTATAACAACAGCGGCAACCCGGAAATCGATTTCTTCGATGGATCGGACTATTACAGCTCGGCTGGAGCCATCACATCGGCTGGGGTTTGGTATCATATTGCGGTTGTCCGCTTTGGGACGACGCTGGCTTTCTTTGTCAATGGCAGCCGAATTGGGACTGCCACCTATACAGGGACGCCAGGAGCTTCAAATGGAATCTTCATGCTTGGGGCTCGCGCCAATGGGTCGGCAACGATCGAATACTGGAATGGGAGCATCGCAGGTGCTCGCTTCACCAATGGAGCTCGCTACGTTTCCAATTTCAACACCGGGATAGCCCCGCTCACGGCACCGTTCCCGGTCGCCCTTCCGACAACTTATGACCCGTGGTGGCAGGATGTTACGTTTATGCCCCGTGCGGCCTCCGTTATGGCCAACAGCGTTGACGTTTCGGGTGCGGCTCTAACACTTCTCAACACCGGCAGCGTCACCTCTAGCGCAACAAGCCGCCAGGACACATATGCATTTGTCTTCAATGGGGCCAACTATTTGTCCGTTGCGTCGTCGGCAAATGCTTATGCCTTCTATGGTGACTTCACTATCGAACTGTGGGTTTACCCGACTGCGGCTGGCGGCGGAAGCGGATCGTGCTTGATCGGGACACAAACCGCTGGCGGCGTTTATATTGAACTGAGTGCCTCCTACACAGTTGATCTGTCGAATTACGGCAGCTCGCACTATGCAACAACAGCGGCGCTGACCCCGAACCAATGGAGCCACATCGCTTTTGTTCGCTGCGGATCGGTAATCACGTCATATGTGAATGGCGGAAGCCCCGTTTCATCCACATTCACTAGCGTATTCCCCGCCGCAGGCACACTATTTGTTGGCGGAACAGGGTCGGCAGGTCAGTATTTCACTGGAAGCCTTGCTGGCATTCGCGTTACAAAGGCGGCGCGATACGTTCCCAAGTTCTCGTACCCGACAACTCCATTCCTTACTAACGGAGCCACATGATGACTGATTACCCTTTGCAATGCGGATATTGGTTCAATGTCGTCAATGGGCAGATTGTCGGATGGCAGAATGGGGCTCCCTTCCCGCAGGGGACTCCGATCGCAACGGTGCGTGGCGCAGGATGGTTCCCCGGAGTCCAAGTTGGAATTGACGCTGGCGCTGACCCTGAAGTGTATCAGGCCGCCCTCCAATCCCAGGTCCTGACCGGCGACATCGTCACCATGACCTACACCATGGAGCCGCAACCTCTGGAGCCAGCAAAAAAGGCCCAGATCGAGGCTGTCTCCGCAGGATGCAAGGCGGCAATCTATGGTGGGTTTTCGTCGTCAGCCCTGGGAGAAGCATACACCTACCCGACTGGCGACCTCGATCAGTTGAACTTGCTCGGGGCTTATAGCGCATCGCTGAACCCTGCGAACCAAACTTCATGGACAACTAAGTTCATCTGCGCAGACTCTGTTGGAAATTGGGCCTATCGCGTGCATAATGCACCCCAGATCCAGAAGGTTTACCTGGATGGGGTCAACGCCAAGCTGGCTTATCTGACTCAGAACGCCGAGCTGGCCACGCAAATCAACGCTATTAACGACACATCAGCCGCTGGTCTCCAGGCCGTGCTGGCGATCGTGTGGGTTCCACCCGCCGTCGTGTAGGAGAGATGAATGACCCTTGACCAGTTTAAAGCCGGTCTCTCTCGCTTCGGAATGAACCTTCTGGTTCTCCTCGATGAAGTCGGCAACACCGTGACTCTGGGGTCACCTGACGAAACGATTTCCTCTCGGTCGGCCAAGGCCCGCAACGAGGGCAAGGCGTGGGGGTGCGTCATGTGCCGATTCCTGGATATCTTCCAGAAAGGGCACTGCGATAAGGCGTTGGAACTGAACCACGGCCAAGACGCCGTTATTCCGGATTAAGGGCGATGGAAGCTGATCTCACAACGTTAGCTGCTGGTGGGGCCGGAACGGCCAGCGTCGCTGCCGTCTTTGGATGGCAGTGGTGGCGCATGATGAAGGACGACAAGCAGAGTCAGCACCTTCATACCCAGGCCAATGCTTTCAGCAACACCCTGCTGAAAGAGTCGGCGGCCCTCAAAAAAGAGAACAAGGAATTGCGCGAAGCGTGCGCCAAGGCCGAACGTGTGGCACTGGATGCCGAGCGCAAACAACTGAAGGCCGAGAACGACATCAGCCTTCTTAAGTCTCAGATGGTCACTGTCCTCGCAAAGTTCGAGGAGCTGAAGGCTGAAAATGACTGCCTTTGCCGGGAGAACAAGGAGCTGAAGAATCCTGCCCCGCCAAAGTTAGGGGGGAAAATGGAATGGAAATGACCTTTCAGGACGCCACATCCCTGGTTCTGACCACATCCGTTATTACGATGTGGGCTCGGGTTGCCGGGATGTCTGTTTATATGCTGTTTCATGCCAGCGCGTTTGCATCTGACAGAGAGAAGATAGATACCGCCGCCACGGGATTTCTGGCCTTCTTGATGATCATCGGTCAGGCCGATGTTGTTGCAACCCATATTGGAGACATTCTCGGGTTCGGTCGATCCCTCCTTTGGTCGATAATCGACCTGATGGCGGGTTTCGGCTTCCTTACTGTCCTCCAGCACCGTCGGCAATTCTATCTGTATGTGGAAAAGGACATGGCGGAGGCGTCACATGCGTTTTTTGACCAAGCATGAAGTTACGGCCCTCATTGGCGGGATGGTAAGCATCGCGGCTATCCTCGGGTTTCTTGGGTACGTTTTCTCCCCGGAAAAGCCGCTTCGGCTGATGACCCAGGTCTATGCGGATTACCAAGTCGAGAACCCTGACGGGACCATTACTGGCCGGGCTGTCGAAGTCGTCAAATGCGCTCTGGATAGCCTGGAGGTGGCATATACGATCGAGATCACGCCTGAATCCGGGTGGCTCCATTCCCAGCTCATGGTCGAAAATGGCGAAGCGGATGGGTTCTTTGAGGCTCTGCGCGAAGACCGGCGCGACAAGTTTGCTATCCTGACGTCAAACCTGACTCTGAACCGGACCTACTTTGTGAAGTTGAGAGACAACAAGATGGATCGGCACGACCCTAAAGTGACGTGGGTTACGAAGACCGGGTCCGGGATAAACATGCAGTTGGAGAAGATGGGTGGCACGATCACCTCTTATTCGACCAGCAACGCAGAGTCGATCCAGCAGCTCCTGGCTGGAAAGGGCGACTTTGTCTATATGGACTTTGCCCTCTTCCGCTGGAGCGCCAAGCAGGCCGATATCCACGATAAGCTGCTCGACCAATTACCGGTGAACCCGGCGACGACAGTTGTCACGGACCTATTCGTGATGGAGCCTGGGGCGGAGCAGGGGCTTGGACTCTATCTGAGTCGGAAGTGGGCGCACGCTCACCCGGCGATGATCGAGAGGATCAACAGCGCCATTACGTCATGCCGCCAGAACAAAGAATTTTCCTACGACTTCCCACCTTTCCGCGCACCGCGCATGAGGAGGAAGTCAGATGATATGGAGGAAGAGATATGGGCCTCACTCCCCTTAGCCTCGCCGGTCGGCTTATAGCCAAGGGCAAGCAGATCCAGGACGGAGACTGCTCTGGACACATCTGCGGTGACAGGGAAATCCTGTTCCTGCTCAAAGAGGCAGCCGAGGTCCTGATCAAGCAAGAGCAGGACCTGCTAACGATGACTCAGAATTTTTACGAAATCGCCGATACCATAGACTTCGGACAATGAAAGGCCCGGACCATGAAAATAGCTGGTTTTTTTGCTGCTGTGTTTGCTGCCGTCATTGGTGGAAGCGTTTTTGTCGGCTGTTCGGCCCATGCCGACGGGTATAGCAACACTGCTTACATGGAGTACAACTATACCGACGGGTTCGACTCCAAGCCGAACGTCGAGGGGTACACCGCCGAGTGGTTCCACGTCCTCTGCCCAAACCTTGTCGTTGGCGCAAAGACATCCTGGTCCCAGAGTCAATACAATGGCAAGAAGGCAGGTTCGACGGCCGAGGTGGTCGCCATACAGGTGATCCCCAGCATTGCCATTGCAGATAACATCAAAGGGTATGTGACCATCGAGGGTGGGGACCGGTATAGCAACCAGGATGCTTTCGTTTATGGCTCGCTGGAGCCCGGCGTAAAGGTCACGGTCAGCCCGACATGGGCCATCCAAACCGGCGTTCGGTATCGTGATGATATCCAGAACTCGATCCCGTACCAGACATGGACGGTGCGTGATACGCTGCTCTGGACTGCGAACGAGCGGTCCACATGGGGACTCCGCCACGACTATATTTTCGGGGCATCGAACCAGGGCCACGGCATCAACCTAACCTATGGGTATAAATTCTGATGGAAAACGAAGCCTACAATTGGGTTTTGGCCGGGTTTGTCACGGGCGCTCTGATCTGGCTGGTGATATGGGTTGTCTTTCGGGAGTAGAATCCGGAATATGGGCCCATGACTTACCATTCCTTATTTTCCAGAAGGTGGAGTCGCTCAGGCCGAGAATCCTTGACAACTGGAGGTTGGTAACTCCCATGGCCATCACCTCTTTTATCGCGACGACTTGATCTGCTGTTAGCTTGCTGCTGACATGATCGTCACCGCGATCGGAAGCTATTCCAGTTTTCCATTGGAGCTCCGAGTTCTCTCTCCGAGTAACCCACTCAAGATTCGACGGAACATTGTCAACCTTGACTCCATTGATGTGGTTTACGGTGAGGTCTGGGGAGAACCCTTCTACAAAGGCTGACGCCACGAGCCTATGGACAAGGTGTTTAACTCTTTTCCCATCGTGCTTTGTCGATATGACGAGGTATCCATGGCTACCGGTGTACGGAGACAGCACCCGTTCCGGTCGTACCTGGACGTTATCAGCCCCGCAACGGGTCGATCGCACAATCCTTCTTATAGCCTTCACTCTTCCAAACGAAGAGACTTCGAGGTATTGTTCGAGCCCATGAGCTGGCCGCCATTCTTCTTCCATTGTGCTGGCTCCGTGTATGCGTGTTTTTTATGTATGGGGCAATACCTCACTCATGTCAATCGGGGGGAGAGCAAAAATGGAGCTTTCTGATAATGGCAAAGAATTTATCAAATCTTTTGAGACCAGACAGTCTGTTGGGTATCTTCCCACTCCAAATGATGTTCCCAGCGCTGGATATGGCCATACCGGTCCTGATGTCGAGCTGGGGGTTGCTTACTGCGACGAGCAGATTGACTCGTGGTTCAATGCGGACGTTGCTTGGGCTGTCGCCGCCGTCAACAAACACGTCGGCGTCCCGCTGACTCAGAATCAGTTCGATGCCTTGGTGTCGATCTGCTTCAACATCGGACAAGGCAATTTCGACAGCTCGACTCTGCTGAAGGATCTGGACGAGGGCGATTATACCGATGCGGCCGCTCAGTTCTTGGTCTGGGATAAGCAGCGAGGCACAGTCCTGCGCGGCCTGGAGCGCCGCCGGGAGGCCGAGCAAACCCTGTTCGAGACGGCGGCATGACGTTGAACGAGCACCGCCTCTCCATCGCCCGGTACGTCTTGGGCGCGACTCTGTTTATCGACTCTGTCGGGCTCGCCCTCGTCAAAATCATCGACTGGGCGACGCTTCCCGGCCCGGAGGCTGGGATTGTGTCTTCGGTTATCACCGCAGCCATGACCAGCAGCTCCGGTCTTTCGGCGGCTGTCGTTGGGTACTATTTCTCAGCCAGTCCTCCCCCGGAGAAACCGCAATGAACCCATACCTGATTATCGGAGCCCTTGTGGGCTTCATCGCCGTTGCCATCGGCTCCTTCACATACGGCCAGCACGTCGAAAACCTGTCATGGGAGGCCACCGTCGGCGAGCAGAAGGCCCAGGCCGCGACTCTCCAGACTCGCCTGACCGCCGCCGTGTCCGAAAAGGACCGGTCGAATGCGCAACATACCCTCGAACTGGATCAAGAACATGACGCACACCAGAAAGCCATATCTGCTGCTGCCGCTGATAACCAGCGCCTGCTTGCTATCATTGACAGCCTGCGGAACCCCGTCCCAGGACATCGGGATAGTCGTTCAGTCCCCGTGTCCAAAGTCTCCGCCGGTTCCGGCCCTACTGCGAACGGAAGCCCCGACTCAGGACAACCAGCAAGCTGTCAAAGCCTACTTATTGAAGGTGCAGACCTTCTTGGTCGGATCAGCGCAGCCGCAGACGACAACGCCGAATACGACCGAGTAGCCCATGACTTCGCGGCCGAGGTTGATAAGTCCACCTCATCTCCAACGGAGGCGACAAATGAACTGGTTCAATAGCATCATCCACAAACAGGAGTCTAACGTGACGACCGATACATCCCTGACCACCACCTCGACACCGGCACTGACATCCGATCAGGTGGCCGCCATGCCGACTCCGATCCAGACCCAGGCCGTCCAGAGTCACTTGGCCATGGCCGAGGCCAATCTGATCGCCGCCGCCGATAACCTGAAGATGTTCGTCGAAGGCGAATACGCGGCAGCCAAGGCGCAGTTCGAGGCCCAATGGAACGCCGCCAAGGCCGAGAAAACGAAGCTGGTGGAGGACGCCGAAGCAGAATTGGCCAAGGCCCATTCATGGCTGTCGAACGAAATCGCCAAGGTGAAGGCGCTGCTGTAGTGGTGTCGTCGGTGCAAGTCTCGCCGGGGAAGATTCTAAGGCGCGTTGCTAGGTACGAGATCGAAAACGGACTCATTCCTGATTTAGTCGTTGAGGGATTTGATCCGTTTACGGACACTTGCTTGGCGATTGTTGCCGAAAAACAACCGGAACAAACGCGCACTAAAAAATAGTTGACCTGGGTTACGCCGTGGGTTACACAACACCCATCTTGTACCGACCCTGAACAAGACTTGACCCCCAGCCGAATGGAATCGGTGGGGGTCTTTTTTTACCAGCGCTTCAGGGGTCGGCGGGGGATTTTCATGGGGTCCATGTTCCATGCCGTGAGCTCCTCTACGGTCCACCCCAGAAACTCGTGCAGGGTAACTTTTGTGGCCCCGATCACCCCACCGACACGCATCCAGTTGCATGTCGCATTTTCCAGCTGCTGCTTTGTCGGCGGACTCGCATGGATCAGGACTCCGTCATGGAATTCGATCGATCCGGGGTTTTCCTTCATATACTGGTTCAGTTCGTTGATGACCCAGTCGATGGACTGTTCGTCAGAAACCAAACCAGCCCCTTCGTCGCGGCCCCATTCCTTGTCACCATAGATGGAAACAAGATGGGCAACCGTGGCCTTCGATATGAAGACCTCGCCGTCCCGCTGTGCCGCGCTGATGGGAATGCTGTTCATGGGGCGAAGATCATGGAGCCCACCGACACCGCGACCGATGACGAAGCGGAATAACGGACTGCAATCATTGGTGTTGGTCTGCGGAACTGGGGTATAGATGCAATGCCGCTGGGCCTTGTAAGGAATCTCCTCCTCTTCCTGTGGGGTCAGGGGTCTGATGACCATATTATCGCCCCGATCCTCGATATAGACTCTTCCGTTCCCCAGGAATTCGTATTCCTCTGAAGATAGACCGAAGGAAGCCTTAGCGACCCTCCCATCTTTGCACTTAACATTGTGAACTGAAAACTGCATCTTACCTTCTCCTAAAAAGGGATCGAATCGTCCAAATCATCCGGCGGAACATAGGGCTTCGACTCCCGCTTGGGTTCCGAAGCGGCCCCATCCTTGGACCCCAGGCCCAGGTCCTCGACGTTATTGACGTTGACCGAAATGACGCAGGCCGTGGTGCCATCCTTCTTCTGATAGGAGTCAGCCGTCGCGACTCCGGTGACGGAGACGAAGGCCCCCTTCTTCAGCTTGTCGATCAGCTTCTTGCCGCGATCGCCCCACATGGCGCATTTGATCCATTCGGTATGCTCGCGTTCCCCGAAGCCCGTCTTATTGGCCACGGTGAAATTCACGACATACTTTCCAGAGACCTCCCGGCCCTCGGCGTCCCCACCGAGGCGTCCGGAGAAGACAAAGCAGTTCATACTCATCCTTCATTCTCCCAAAAATGCCGGTACGGACTATTCCGCGCCAGAAACTCACAAATTCGGCTGCAATCGATGCCGTGCCGACGCTCAAATTTTTCCCGACCCTGGTGGATCTCCGAGTGGTGCTCCATGCAAAGGGGAATTGTCCATTTGTCCATCGGCTTCATCCCGGTTCCGCCCCGCTCATGGAACGGGACGTCAGGATCGTCTCTCAGGTGGTGCGGCACGACGGTGTGGTCATTGCAGCACCCCATCACGGAGCATTGGCGGTCCGCCACCCACCGGGTATGCGGCTCACACACCCACCCAGGATGCTTATTCTTTCTCGACAACCTCCACGGCCTCCGCTTCGATCAGGTCCTTGTCGTTGAGCATGGTCGTTTCGATCCGCTCGACCTCGTTGTGGACGTCCTTCATCTCCTCGGCGATGGCCAGACCACACAGAACGTCGGCGAACCCGTCACGGATAGCCCACGACCGCGCCCGCGCCTGGAGCATTTTCTGTGGGTACAGAATCCACGGCTGCTTTTTGGGGTTCACCCAGAGATTGGCCCGCTTGGCGTCCTCCACCGAGAACTTCTGGTGGTATGCCACTTTCTGGCCCTTCCGGCGCATTTCGCAGTGGGCCGTCCATTCAGGGCTCATCGGAGCGCCTTCCCACCATTCCCGCATCCACTCCAGTTGCCCGCTGGCCTGGACCAGCGCGATAGCGGAGTCCCCCCAGATCGAATACCGGTTATTGATGATCATAATGTTGGACAGGGCCGTCATCGGCGGGAGTCCGACTTCGAGCCCCTTCAGGATGCCGCCGGTGATCCGTGCGATCTGTTGGCTGGTGTCGAAATTACCGTTCGTATAGGAGTCCGGGACAACCCCTGACAGCAACATGCCGTGGGCGAGGCGCTGGGCCTCTTCTATGGTGCGCGGGATGATCGCGTGGACATCGGTGCCAACGACCAACTCAGCCCGCTGTGGCGGGTTCTTTGCCGGGTCAGCGATGACGACCTGCTTCGACTTGATCTGTTCGGCCAGCTCCTCGGCAGTCATAACGATTGCCTCGAGAGATTCGGTCTTGTCTTCGGTCTTGGTTTCCATTTTCGATCCCTTTCTATTTGGTCCCCACCATGAAGGACGGCGGCATGGGGATTTTCCGATCATGCGGCCGCCAGAGGTGGAGGCAGTTCGGATGGCAATTGATGTGGTCGGCGGGCGGGACGTGCAGTTGCATGGCCGTCTCGTCGTCCTTGAAGAAGAGTCGCTTCACCGCTTCCATTTCGTCCCAGGTCGGGCAGCTATCTTCCTTTGAGACGGAGACGTGATCCCATCCTTCCCCGGCGGAGGCGATGACCCGGACATCGATCCCATTCACCAGCAGCGAGAACACCCCACAGCTATGGTCCCCGTCGGTCCCGTAGAAGCGGCGCTCGACGGCTGTGTTTCGATAAATATCCAGCAGGTTCAGGTTGCGCATTTTTTACTCCGTCGCATAAACAGGGAATTGTTGGTCGTCAAAATCGTCGATATCGAAGATGTCGATCCAAGGCACGTCTGGCCCGAAGGTCTTCATCATCTCGTCAAACTTGGCGATGCCCTGGCGCATTTCCATTTGGCCGATCTGGTACATGGATTTGCGCGGGAACCGGAAGGCGCGAGTCACAGGGGCGCTGCCGGTCATCTGAAAGACGAAGATGAAATCGATGGGGTCTGACAGTTTGGAGAAGGCCCTGACCCAGCGCGGGTCCGGGTTCCCTTGAAAAATCCCCTGACGAATGAAGGACCGAGCGATAGCCCCGGCGTCCATATAGGCGGCGGCCTGAATGTGGTATTTGTAGGACGCCATGCTGGAATAGATGGCCCTGTCCACCGGCTTATTCATCGGGTTTGAAAAGCTCTTCAGATCGACCATCTGACGCAGCTTCAGGTAATCGATGCGGTGCTTGAGTCGGACTCCGGTCGCCGGATCAGTGTGAAGGATCGTCACCTCCGGATACCCGTCACGGAAGCACTGCGAAATATCCGGGTGCTTCTCGATCATCGCGGCGGCGATCTGGATTCGGCTGATCTGCTTTGCCGAAATCTGGACCAGGCCTTCATTTTCGATGGCGTAATCGGCCACGATGCGATCCCAGATTTGAGCGGACGGATCATGCAGATAGATCAGGTTTGCCAGCTCGGGCTTTGATGTCGAGGACTTAAATCCGACTCCCATCTCGGTGAGTTTGGTTTTCATGTGCTCGGCCGTCACCAGAGCGTCCGGGTAATCGGCCTTGTCCAGATTCGCAACGAACATGTCGTCGAATTTTTCCTGACCCTCCAGGATGCGGTAGCCATATGCCCGGCCCAAGATTTTGGCGTCGGTATCGGTGTCCTCTTCATCCTTCATCGGGTTCATCCAGGAGCTGGCCCAGAAGTGCATGTTCGACACGCGCAGGGCCTTGATGCCGCTGACCGACAGACGGTGGAGCCCGTGATAAACGTCTTCATCCAGGTTAAAATAGACTCCGTCATCCATGATGCTTGGATGTGGGTATCGATAGGCCACAGCCTCGTGTTTTTGGGTAAGTTCAGGATAGTCCATTTTTTCCAATTATCCCCGCTGCAACGATTTTTTTCAGGTAAGACGGTGCTGTAGGGGCGACCATCTCGACGAATTCTTCCTGCCCGTAGATCAGAGACCACTTTATTCCCCAGCAGGTCCGACCTTCCCTTCGACACGGAGGTCCGCGCATATCTGGGAGAGGGCCACACCTAGGACACGCCCTAGTTCCGTCTCTACGTTTTGATTTGAGGTGTTTTCCGCATTTAGGACAGGACGCCATGTTGGCCTCCTGGGTGGAGTTTGGGGACAAGGGCCTTCGCCCGGACTCCTTGGTCCTTGTCCCCGTCCCCTAATCTTGTGCGAAGCACAACAGACGAGCGAATGCGAGTCTGTATTAGGCCGCTCCCCTGGAGTGTCGGGCAGAGGGTTACAGCCGAATTCATATTACTTCCCTTCCGCCGGTTTGCCAAACATTGTTGCCAATGTTCCCATCAATTTATCAGGGATGGCAATCAGGCTGGACGGCAGCCCATGTATGGTAACTGTCGGCGGCGTGAACACCTTCATCAAAGGTTTCCACCAGATGGCCGCCAAGATGGCGAGAAGCACCACCATGGAGATTTGTGTCCCGGCGAAGAAGTGAACCCCAGCCACCGATTCGATGTATGCCAAGTTACTCGGTTCAAGCTCTTTCCCGGACATGATGCCAGATCCGAGAGCGGCGACCGGTGTGATAATGGCATTTACCCACCCGTGAATGAAAAAGGCGACAACAGATAAAGCCGTCCGCCAAAGGTATCCGTGTAATTTGTCCATCATACTTTCCTTAAAATCCGAGGATTTAGCCGTTGCATGGTTCACCGTATAGTCCCCACCCAAACAACGGCCGCCTCCGCATTCGCAGATGAATTTCCGAGAATTGAATAACAATTGTGAATGCAATTGTTTTCTCAAGTCTCGGAGTCGCTCCTCTAGGGTATTCGGCAGAAGGTTACGACGCGAATATTAGCCTTCAATCACCGGAGCGTTATTGAAGGACAGGGTTTTGATGTCGTCAGGAACATCCGCCAGCAGAGTCTTGCGCAGTTCTTCCTGCTTCCGGCGCTTTTCAGCCGACTTGATCTTCTGAATGGCGTCTTCTTCGACGGCGAGAACATTTTGGTAAGGGACTTGATCAACCTTGGAGATGACCCATTCCAAGATGGTCGAGGATTCCAAATCGACGTCAATATCGACTTCCTTCACCTTGACCACCGTCATTTTGCAGCGGGTATCGGTGGGGATCACCACCAGATCATCCGGCTTGATCGACTTATCGAAGGTCTTAAAGATAGTGCGGGGCGCTTTGGCCTCGTCAGGATGATCACCATAGATGCAGGCCACGGCCCGGACGTCGCTGTTGATCAGAAAAACCGCAGTAGAAAAGTTCATTTGGAGAGCTCCTTAGCAAGTGAATAGACCGCCTCACGCTGCGACGGTGATTTGATCGCGTGAAATGCGCGGACGAGCTCAAGAGTCACGCGGCGCAAAGTCGGGTCGAGTTCACCAACATCGACAGACCCGCCGGACGTTTTCGCAGGACTATTATCCTTCGTCACGTCGGCCATGTCATCAAAGAAGGCGGAAACGGGCTTGTCGAGAGCAGAGCTCATATCGTAGAGGCGCGATGCGCTGATGCGGTTTGAACCGCGCTCATACTTTTGGACCTGCTGAAATGTAATGCCAAGTCGTTCGGCAAGAGCTTCTTGGCTTAGGCCAGCGATGCTCCGGAACAGACGGACCCGACGGCCGACATGAACGTCTATCGGGTTGGGAGAGCCATCATTAAGACGGCCGCGCTGCCTTTTGCGCGATCCAATTCCTTTTTCCACAATCGTAACTCCTGATTTCGTTCTCAATGGATGTAGGCTAACCGATAAAATAAAACTGTGCAAGCACAAAAAACCCATTTTATGGGTGCGCATTTTAATGCTAGAATCCTGAGAGATTTATGGTTAAATCGGTTTTTGAAGGGGGATGGGATTTTCCTTGGTGGCCACAAACCACGGTTTCCACATAAATATGCTGCTGATGCTAAACACAGGGACCTTCGTACTATCATTACTCTGTGGTCTGACTCTTTCATCGGGAGATGGTGTCATGACAGGTCAAGCCCGACCGTCCCAGCAAAAGAATATCGAGTAATCAGCGGAAGGTATGGCGGCTGGAAATTGGGGATGCCGGAATGAGCCGGTTGACCTGAGATCTGGCCGTCGCTCTCTCAATCCAAAGGAAAACAATATGGCGGTAGTGTTCCAACATGAGACGACGGTCTCTATACAAGCGTGTCAGGACGGCGGGGCGGACCCCCTTGAAGTAAATGTTCGGCTAAATTTGCGCGGCAGTCAGGGGCGTCGCGGACGTTTTTATGGCGAACCTGGAGACTGCTATCCCAGCGAGGATGCAGAAATAGACCTACTCAGCGTTGACATCGAAAGCAATCAAGTCTGTCCGAGATGCGAGGGGGCTGGACAAGTCTTCTGCGACTCCGCGCCGTCAGACACGACAACGATCATCTGTTCGATGTGTCGTGGAAAGGGGCGCTATACGTCATATCGCCCATCCACACCGGAAGATTACGCTATCGTCAGCGCTGCCCTTACCTTTACACAAGACAAGGGCAATTGGGCCGCTATAGGGGAATCCCTCGACGAGCAAATTGTTGGGGACCGAGAATATTTTGCTGAGCTCCGGAGGGACGCATGAAGAATCACTATATTCCTTCAGTGGTGGACTGCCACACGCACTCGACTCTGGCCAGATTGTGGGCTGACACGAATGGCCGTAAGCCAATGACAGACTCCGAGATCGAGAAATCAAGGTGGTGCGGTGAGTGCCCGGTTCGTCGCCAGTAAGTTCTATGATTCCTACTGGAAAAACCTCAAGAAAGGGATTTCTGTAGATCCGCGTTCCCTCCTAATTCCGGGGGCCAGATGGACTCCCGGATGCTGGTCGCCATCACGCTGCGAATGGTATCGGCAGGCCAGCCCGGAAGTCCAGTTGGAAATCATGGCCTGGATCTCAAAGGAAGGTGAGCGAAAAAAATGCCACAGAACGCACCTTCCTGATAATCTGAAGTTGACCTCTGTACCAAATGATGGGACGATAAAAGATGTTGAACGCTTATCTAAAGACATGGATGTCGGAAAACAAGAAGCCGCTGCAATGGCTGGCTGACGGTTTGAATTTGTCCAGACATACGGTAAAGAAATGGGGGACTATCCCCCCAGAGTATTGTGTTGCTATTGAAAAAATGACCAATGGCAATGTTACGCGGTATCAACTTCGACCTGATGTTTTTGGAGATTAACTATGAATGAAGAAAGTACAAACACGATCGGCGGGATCGCTGCCGATGCATTGAAACAGTGCATTGATCGGGTGGAGCGCCTCGAAGAAGAGAAAAAGGGAATCACGTCTGGTATCAAGGACGTCTATGCGCAGTCCAAGTCCCAGGGCTTTGACCCCAAGATAGTCCGAAAGATCGTCTCGTTGCGAAAGATCGAGCGCAGCGAACGTGAAGAGCAAGACCAGCTCACCGAGCTGTACATGGCAGCGTTGGGGATGTCGTAATCATGGATGATACAAACGGAAACCTGCCGACCATTCTGCGCGGCATCACCGATGCTATTCAGATGTGCCATGGGGCATCTAAGACTGCCGGATGGTGGACAAACCTTGCTACCGGTGAAAGCACAGTCGGCACCCGCAACAAAGGGGAGCTCTTGATGCTGATCGTCTCCGAAGTCGCCGAGGCGATGGAAGGGGAACGGAAGAATCGGATGGATGACCATCTACCCCACCGTAAAATGGTCGAGGTCGAACTGGCAGATGCCATTATCCGAATCTTTGACTATGCGGGGGCTTTCAATCTTGATTTGGCCGGGGCAATGCTGGAAAAGCTGGCATACAACGCCAGCAGAGCCGATCACAAAATCGAGAGCAGACTCTTGGACGATGGAAAGAAGTTCTAGTGCTTAGACCTGAACAACAGCTTCAGATCCTCGTCGTTCAGTACCTGGAGTTGATCGAGAAGACGACTCCGGGTTTTCTGTTTTTCCACACCCCCAATGGCGGCGGCCGGTCGAAGGTCGAGGGGGGGATTCTCAAGGCGATGGGGGTGAAGTCCGGGGTGCTGGACATCCAAATCCTGTTCAACGGACAGCCATATTTCATCGAGATGAAAAAACCGAGGGTGATGCTCCCATCTGGGAAGATGTCGAAGTCAGAAGAGAAACCGTCCGACTCTCAGGAGGCCTTCATGGAGAAGCTCGACAAGCAGGGCATCCCATGGGCCGTTTGCCGGTCGCTGGAGGACGTTCAGGATGCCCTCCGGCGATGGAAGATGATCCGCTAATCAAAGTCCCGATCCAGAATGCCGTCCCCTTGAAAATCCAACATCGCCCTGGTCTTCTTAGGGCCACGCGGCAGGCAGCCACAGCTCTTTTTCTGCCCCTTCTTGAGGTGCGCCGAGTCGGCCACCGTTTCCTTCCCACACCCGCATTTACAGATCCAGAGGGTGTCCTTCCCTCTGCGCTCTAAAAACCGCAGGACGGTCAGGCCGCCGAACCGCTTCCCAGTCAGGTCGAAGATTTTCTTGGTGCCGGTCACAGCATTTTCCCCTGCTTCGGGGCGTCCAGTCCGAGCTTCTTGGCGATTACCGCCAGCGCCTCGAACGAGCACAGGACTTCCTGCCGGTGCTTTTCGACCATAATGCCGCCCGCACTTTTCGACCGGACGTAATAAGGCACGATCCGGTGCTTGAGCAGCTTGCGGTTCACCATCGTCTGGTGGGCGTAGGTCTCGCCATTGCGTTCGTAGATCATTTTGGCGGCGATCATGCGGTCGCGCAGCTTGCGCGGTCCCTGGTCGAGGTTCTTGGCCAACTGGGCGATTGTCAGCCACCCGTCTTCGCCGACGATGGCGTCGAGGATATTGGCCTTCGGCTCCAGCTTGGCCACCTTGGCGGTCTTAACGGCCAGTTCAGCGGTGAGGCGCTTCTTGTCTTCGGCGTAGGCCGTCAGCAGGGGTAGAAGGTGGTCAGGATTGCGGAAGTCGATCTGCGGAGTCGCCTTGAGGGCCTCTTCCATGGCGTTGAACCTGGAGATATATGCGATTTTGAATTTAAGGGCATCTTCTCCCGTGAATCCCATGACCAGGATGGCGAACCCGTCCTTCGTCATATCGTAACTCGCTATCGACGCGCCGGTTAAGTCATTGATATATATCGGTCGAAAATTTGGCGCGAGGTCGTCCGGTGATTTCGCAATAAGATTTTTGATTGCCTCATGGACGTGCTTCGGTTCCTTTTTGAAGATGGCCGTCACTTCCCGGCTGTTCGTAAATACCTTTCCGTCACGGACAAAGACGGTCTGATCAATCTGCTCCAAATCATGCATTTTATATGACTCCGTTGTTGACTGCTCACTATGTAAACATATAACGTAACCCACAGCAAGCATTTTACAACACAAGGTAAACTTCAATGGGCGATCTAAAGGTCACTTACTCGTTCCGAGTTCCGACAGAATACAAAACCGCGATGGTGAAGGCGGCCAAGGCCCTCGACCAGACGCCGTCAAAACTCCTGATGATCATCCTGCGGGACTGGTTGATCAGGAACCGGTATCTGGATGAGATGTAGTTTTTTAAATCTGGGTCTCCTCAAAATTGAGGACACCCCCATCAACAAAGGAAAAATCAATGAGCGACCAGAAATACATCTGCATGGAAGGTGGTGGAGGTCTCGCTGGCGTCGATGGACTCCGGGATGCAGGTTGTCTGCCGACCGTCATGCTCGAACTGGAAGCTCTGATCGGTCTGGAATACGTCGATGACGAGGGGGAAGCGGAGTCGCCGTAGTTGACTATTTGATCCACGTCGGTTAGTTACAACTGCCGTGGATCAAAAACAGGAGCCTATGATGTCAGGTAAAAACTCCAGAAGGGGTGGCGGGAAGGGGTTGGCGTTCATAAAGAAATCAATTTCTGAGCCGACGAACGAATGTATCGAGTGGCCATATTACCGAATGAAAAACGGATACGGACAACTCGGAACACATTTGGGAATGTCTCTGGCTCACAGAGTCGCGTGTGCGATGTTCTACGGCCCCCCACCTGATGATAAGCCGCAAGCCGCACATATTTGTGGAAATAGGGGGTGTGTAAACCCTCTCCACCTCCGCTGGTCTAACCAATCAGAGAATGAACTTGATAAGCTCGGACACGGGACTTGGTTTACTAGATTTGGTGGCGCAAAAGTAAATGACGATTTGGTGCGAAAGCTAAGGGCTGAAAGGGATTCTGGCATTCCAAACCGTGACCTCGCGAGGATTTATGGGATACCAAAATCAACTGTGAACAAAATTGTCAACAGAATCACATGGAAGCACGTCAAATGATTGAATTACCTCGTGGACCTTACAGTGTCATCCTGGCCGACCCGGCTTGGGCCTTCAAAACCAGATCAGAAAAGGGAAAGGGGAAGTCCCCGGAGCAGCACTATAGCTGCATGACGATCGACGACATTGCGGCACTCCCCGTTGCCGACATCGCGGCCAACGACGCCAGCTTGTTCCTGTGGGTGACGTGGCCCCTGATTTTTCAGGTCGAGCGCATCATTAAGGCGTGGGGGTTTGAGTATTCCGGGTTGGCGTGGGAATGGCTCAAATACAATCCGAAGACCAAGAAATATGCCTTTGGGACGGGGTACGGAACTCGGAAAAATGTCGAGCCCTGCCTACTGTGCCGCCGAGGGAAGCCCAAGCTGTTGAGCCGGTCGGTGCGCGATTTTATCCTCTCTCCCCGCCGTAAACATTCCCAAAAACCTGACGAGCAGTATGACCGGATCGAGGAAATGTTCGACGGCCCCTACCTCGAAATGTTCGCCAGATCAACTCGTCTTGGGTGGGACGCCTGGGGAAATCAGGTTGGGCTCTTGGATGGAGATGGAGCATGACGGCCGCCATCATCACGATGATCAAACATAAATTCCGGCGGTGGCGTCTGTCTATCCTGCGCTCCCTCATCCTGGCCGAGCCAGAATCTGAACAGGTACGCATTCTCAGAATGTGGATGGAAGAGGAGCGCACATGAACAAGAAGCGTCACCTCACCTTTGCGGAGGCCATGGACCTCTGGAGAGATGACATAAAGGACATTAAATCAGGCACTTATGTCGCGCCAGCGCCGCACCCAGATTCGGTCCGCGCTGCCGAATACGTCCCTGACCAGCGGTATGTGCGCCAAAAGAGTCCGACTCTGGATGAGAGATTCGGGGAATCCCCCAAAAAAGGGGTTGCCGACCAGTCCAAGAATGGATAGAAAAAATTGTTGCCGGTTTGGCCGCCGGTGACATGGGCGGGTTAATCTTGACGACTCAGAACGTCAATGTTACCCGCCCGCCCCTTCCCTGTCGTTCAGCGGGGAGTTTCTGAGAGGAGAAAACATGACGCACGATATTCGTATATCCACCACATTTATGTCCAATCCGAAAACCGTTAAGCTCATTCGTCGCTGCGGTAAGTGTGCTCCCTTAAATTTGATCCAGCTATGGTTGAGCGCAGCCGAGAGCCGCCCACTGGGAAGGCTGACAAAATGGGATGCGGAGGACGTCGCTATCGCCAGCGGGTGGGAGTCTGACCCAGACACATGGGTTAAATGCCTGATAGAAATAGGTTTTGTTGACCTTATCGAAGAAGAAGACTGCTCGTATCAACTTCACGACTGGGAGCGTCATAACCCTTTTGTGTTCCATGCAGAAGAGCGCTCTGAACAAGCCAGGAATGCCGCAAAGAAGCGTTGGGGAAAGCGGATTGATGCTGTTAGTAATGCTGTCAGCATAAGTGAGCAATGCGATACGCAAGAAAACAGCAATGCCCCATATCCTAATCCTAATCCTAATCCTAATCCTAAACATAAAGAGGGGCCTTCGGCTGAACCAACGACCAAATATGCTTTTGATGGCAAAGTCATCCGCCTGACCGAAAGGGACCATGACAGGTGGAAAAAATCATTCTCGAACATCAACCTCGATTCCGTTCTGGAGAGCCGTGACGCTTGGCTGTCAGAGCAACCAGCAGCAGATCGGAAAAAATGGTTTCAGACGACCGCCGCCTATCTTGCAAACAAAGATACCGAGGCGTTGGCCAGCAAACCACCGGCCTATGACGGGGAGCAACCGGAAGGGTTCATCCCACAGAAGCCAGGATTTTATTACGGGAAGGAATGGATTTACGACCCTAATATCCAAAAAATCAGACCAGTAAAGCGGCCGGGTGAACGCCCGATCCTGTTGGTGTAGCCATGGACGTCGGACACATCCTATCCAGTCTTGGGATTCACCTAAAAAGCCACTCCCAGGGCACCCATCATTCGGTTTGCCCGCAGTGCAGCCACCTTCGGAAAAAGAAGACGCTGCAATGCCTTACGGTGACAATCGAGCCGGACATCATCCTCTGCAAGTGCCATCACTGCTCATGGTCTGGGGGCTGGCGCGGAGCCGGGGAACGCGAGGAATGGCGGCCACCTCGGATGACCAAGAACGAATGGAAATTGAAGCGCGGAAAAGAATTTCGAGACAGAGTCAAAAGATCGTTTTAGGGGGTAAGAATGCTTTCAGGGGATGTTATCGCAGCGATCGAGGCGAGGGGCCTTGATCCTGAATTGGTGGCCCGACTCGGGGTTGATGGGACGGACAAGCTGGATGGGGTGGCGATTGCGATCCCCTATTTTATGAATGGGCAGGTGGTCAACCACAAATACAGGACGCTGACCGGGGAAAAGCGCTTCATGCAGGACGCCAATTCGGTCAAGTGCTTCTGGAACATCGATTGCCTTCGGGATGAAAATCTTGCCGATCAACCGCTGATCATCACGGAAGGCGAGTTCGACGCCATCGCCGCACTCCAGTCTGGATTTTTTCGGGTACTGTCCGTTCCGGACGGAGCCCCAAAGGAGGAGGTTGGCGACCAGGACTCCAAGAAATATTCCTACATCGACGACCGCTTCTATGAGGCGATCAAGGGAGTCCGGGAAATCATCTTGGCCGTCGATGGGGACGGGCCGGGCGCAAACCTGCTGAACGACCTCGCCCTCAAGCTGGGGAAAAGCCGCTGCAAGTGGGTCTCATACCCGAAAGGCTGCAAGGACCTGAACGATGCCCTCCGCAAATACGGCGTAAAGGGGGTAAAGATGACCATGGAGCGGGCTCAGTGGCTCCGGGTGGCTGGACTGTTCAGAATGAGCGAATTGCCGCCTGTGCCAGACGCTACGCCCCTTCCGTCGGGTATCCCAGGTCTGGAGGAGCATTTCAATCTCCGGATGGGCGATTTTACGGTCATCACCGGAATCCCTTCCCATGGCAAGGCGCTGTATATTGAAACCCCCATTCCGACTCCTTCCGGGTGGACAACAATGGGAGAACTTCGCGTAGGGGACGTTGTTTTTGGCGACGACGGAATTCCGTGCCGTGTGAAGCGCATAACGCCTGTGATGCATGACCACGACTGTTTTAAAATGATTTTTTCAGATGGAAGCGAGCTGATTGCGGACGCTGATCATCAATGGTTGACCAGCACAGATAAAGCGCGGAGAAGTGAGCGAGAGACGTTAAAAAAGCGCAACGGCAGGGAGGAGACTCTTCCAGGGGGGAGTGACCAGCGATGGAAAAGAACGTATCCGTCCGTCGTCACAACAAAAGAAATATCAACAACTCTTAGGGCGCAGGGAAAGTGGAATCACCAGATTCAAAACGCAAAACCTCTTTCCTTGCCGATGATGAATGTTCCGATTCCACCCTATACTCTTGGAGTATGGCTTGGTGACGGATATTCTTCGTCAGGGGCTGTAACGTGCTTTGACCACGAAATTATTGACTGCGTTAGCGCTGATGGGGTCGTTGCTCGCGCAAGAAAGAATGATGAAAATTCCTTCTGCTTGATTGGTATCCAGCCTGTTCTCCGTAAAATTGGAGTTTTAGGGAACAAGCATATCCCTGCATCATATCTCCGCTCGTCGGAAGAGCAGCGCCTAGAATTGCTTAAGGGGCTTATGGACACCGACGGTTATTGCGCAAAAGACGGGACTTGCGAAATAACCCTGACCAACCATCAATTGGCTATGGATACATACGAAGTTATTTGCAGCCTTGGCCTTCGTGCAAAATGGATGGAGGGAAGAGCCACCCTCAATGGCCGCGATATAAGTGCTAAATATCGCATTCAATTTACCCCTCCGTATGCTGTTTTTAAGCTAAAGCGCAAGGCGAATCGCCAGAGATATTCCGGCCAAAACAGGGCGAAGACATCGTACAGAACCGTAATGGGATGCGTTTCTGTCCCATCTGTTCCTGTTCGGTGCATCGAGGTAGACAGCCCATCCCATATGTTTTTGGCTGGTCGTGAAATGATCCCAACACATAACTCGTCTTTTGTGAACGATCTGGTCTGCCATTACGTCGAGCGCTACGGGTTCAACGTCACCTTTGCCTCGTTCGAGCAGCATCCCCAGCTCGACCACAAGCGCAATCTGCGCCGCTGGCACGCCAAGGTGAAGGTCCATTCGGCGACTCGCGAGGAACTGGAGCTGGCCGACATCTGGATCGACCAGCACTTCAGCTTCATTGTCCCGGACGAAGACGAGGACGCGACTCTGGCGTGGTGCCTGGAGCGGTGCGCCGCGTCGGTCATCCAGCACGGCAGCAAGATCATCGTCATCGACCCATGGAACGAGATGGATCACATCAAGGCCCCGGACCAGAGTCTGACCGAATATGTGGGTTACGCGATCAAGCAGTTCAAAAAGTTCGCTCGGAAATACCATGTCCATGTGATCGTCGTCGCCCACCCGGCCAAGCTGAAGCGTAAGGACGATGGCGAGTTTCCGATCCCTGATCTGTACGATATTTCCGACTGTTATTCGGACGACACAGAGGCTTTAACCAAGCGCGGTTGGCTGCGTCACGAAGAAATGGTCGTCACCGACGAGGTTATGTGCTTTGACCTGGAGACCGGAGAAAACCGCTGGGAGAGTCCGGAGAGGATTGTCTGCCACGACTTCGATGGCGAGATGATGAATTTCGTGGGTTACGGATACGACCTGCTGGTGAGTCCAAACCACAGGATGGTCATCAAGCCGGACTGGAAAGAGCCTGTCGGAGATGGATCTGGCCGTGGCCGTCCGGTGAAATACCAGAAGGGGGTCTGGGGCTTTGAGACCGCCTCACGCCTTCCGAAAGCGCCGTTCACACTCCCAAAGGCAGGGACTCCGGTGGACGGAGACGATCCGGATCTTCTGACGATCGATGGGAAGGTAATTCCTGCCCTGGAGTTCGCCGAATTCATGGGACTCTGGGTTGCCGAGGGCTGCTGGCAAAGCAGTGGTATCAGCATGTGCCAAAAAGAAGGGCCGGTCGCCGATCGTATCGACCATTTGATCGAGGCGTTAGGGTTCTCGGCCACACGGGCTGTTCATTACGACAAGCGGGGGCTCCTGCCGATCGTGACGTGGTATTTCGGCGTCAGAGATAACCCGGAATTGATCCGCTGGGTACGCGGAAAAGCCGGAGAGAATTCTGCGACCCGGTGCATTCCTTACCCGTTTTTCAGCATGTCATCCCGTATCAAGGTCGAGTTCCTGAATGGGTATATTGCCGGGGACGGGTGCATCTCGAAGAACCGAGGAACGCCGTCGGCAGTGACGTCGTCGCCCCGACTCTATGGGGAATTGCAGCGCCTTGCCGTCGAGCTGGGGATACCTGTGAATGGCCACCGCATCGCCGCTAAAAAGGAAAACCACAACGATACCTACCAGATCAATTTTGGAAGGGGTGAACGGAGTGAGGTCTGCGTTCGGACCTACCGAAACCTCAAGACGGTTCCGTACTCAGGAAAAATCTGGTGCCTGACCGTTCCGACCGGGGCCTACTATGTCCGGCGCAATGGCTGCGTCGCGGTCTGCGGCAACTCCAGCCACTGGAACAACAAGCCGGACGCCGGGATTGTCGTGCATAGGTCTTCACCAACGGAGTCGCTTATCCGGATCGTCAAGTCGCGGTATCACGACTCCATCGGCAAGCCGGGCGAGAAGACGTACAGCTTCAACGACCACAATGGGCGTTATCAGTGGGTGGATGAAATCAATGAATTTTAGGGGAAGCCGTGTTTTGTCAGATTTGACAAAACACGGTGATCAAGATCAATCGGGGTGTCCGGTCACATTATCCGCCCAAGGTGAGAAATCTGCCGACAGCACCGGACTGCGGCCCAAGGGCGGCCCGATTTAAAACTGGCTGGGGCCACCTGACGGCGGTGATTGCCCCATTCTCCTATCCCGTCTGTCACCGGGCTCTACCCGGTCTCTGGCCCCGCTTTGGTGACGTCCCCATCGCGGTATATAAGCCGACAACCGGAGTCGCCGGGAGCGCCGAAGCGCGAAGTCCAAAAACAAAGTGGCCGTGGGCGGAGAAACTGTCAAGGAAACTCACCCACGGCCATGTACCAGATCGGGAAGCGCTGGTTCGCCTTGCGATGGGGCATGAGTCCCACATCCCTGTCGTGGATTAGAGTGCAACGACTAGCGCACATTGGATCGGCTTTCGCCTTTCCGCTGCGGCATCCATGGTTCCTGGGGGATAGGCTACCGCAGTTTTGTTCTCGCCGTTCCGGAACCCTTTTTTCCGGCTTAGGTATCTCAGCTAGGGCTGAGACGGCGAACGCTTGGACTCGAACCAAGGACCTTCTGGTTATGAGCCAGACGAGCTGCCGCTGCTCCACGCCGCCGAACTAAAGGCCCACCGTTTTGCACGTGCGTGTGGTGGGCCGTGACAAGAAGGATCGTAACCCACATGGATTTAGGTGTCAACCACTAAAAGAGCCACCACCACCGCCTGCGCCGTTCCCGCCAAAAAACATCGGTCCACTTGGCGAATGATACATTGCGCCATTGGGCATCGGTTCGACCTCGAACATATATTCGTCGAGCTTTTCCATCGCCGCCGTGTTGACGGAAAGGGATTCCTCGGCCTGCTTGATCCCGACATTAAGGTTCATGATGCTTGCCCGCAAGCTTTCGGCCAAAAGATTGGTGCCGACTCCGCTCTTGTTCTTGAACTTTGTCGCCAGCTTTATGAGCCGATCACGTTCCTTCGTAAAAGAGGCGTGATCCTCTTTGATCTTTTTTATCATCACGCGAAACGCGGCCTTCATCAGATCAACAACGTCCCGATAGACGACGCTGTCGCCGTAGGCTTGCAGGATCTGCTGGAGAGCCCCGGCCAGTTGGGCGCTGATTGCGGCCTCCCGGTTGTTTGGGGCCGTTTCAGCATATTGCCCGGTCTCGTCGTATCTCTTGCGCCGATCCTCGTCGCCCAGGACGTCGGCAGCCAGCTTAACCAAAGCAAACGATGCACCGTCACCACCGGTATCGGGATGGGCGCTCTTTGCGGCGTTCCGATAGGCTTTTTTAATCTCGTCCGGAGTCGCGTCACGTCCGACACCGAGAACATCATAAAGATCGTCCATCCCCCATACCTCCTAGTAGGCGCTCAAATCAAATTTGTCGTAGGTCTTCTTGCGCAAGGTCAGCTTATAACCGTCCGCATTTTTATAGTTATATTTGCCGGACCCAGATTGCGATTGAATGATGTCGGCGGGCGTGAAAATGGCATCGATCCATTCGCGGTCCCCATTCTTTGCTTTCTTCTCGCCGTAGCACCCGCAGCGACGAACAATTCCCGTGAGCGGGTTGCCCTGACTTGCCGCCAGCGTGGAAATGCGCTTGGCCAGCAGGCTTTTGCCAGATCCTTTTTCACCGTTCAGCATCACGCCGGTCGCAGCGTCACGGGTATTGAATGTGGTCAAGATGCGTTGGGCATGGCGCTCGGTGTCACCGTAGAGCTTCGGCGGCAGAGTGAAGTCCTCGACCATTTCCAAATAAAGCTCACCTTCCGGGCTGCATTTGACCATATAGGTGCCGACGGGCAACATTTTGTGCATGTCGAGATTGAGTTCGTCGGTCAGCCGGTAATGATCCCCGCTGCGCAAAAAAATAGTACCCATGTTCGTGTTCTCCGTCTGTGTTAAACTAAGAGTTAGTGGTAAACCACTGTCTATTGTGGGTCAACCCCGAAAAGCGTTTTGTATGAATTTTTCCAATCAGCGACCATGCGCTGGGCATCCGGCAAAGAGAGAGTGTGGTGCCAGCAGACTCGGCGGTACAGCTCGCCTTCGACTCTGTCTTTGAGGTACGACTCGTGCTTTTCCTGGGGAATCATGTTCGCTTCGGCATCCGCTCCGCCCAATCCCAGACTGATTATGTGGTCGATGACGTAGCCACGGTGATCGACAATCCCATATTTTTGGTAGATCCGGGTTCGTCGTCCATAATCATTCACCCGCACCTCAGAGGTCGGAGTCGAGCAAACTTCCCGGACATCTGTCGTTCTGATCTCTTGCCCCAAGGCCATGGACGGCATGAGGACGGCAGCCGCAATTGCGATCTTTACGTTCATCGTTTTCTTCCTTGGTCTAAAGCTTCGGCCATCCGCGCATTTGTTGGAGCTTTATCCACAAAGCGACGGCAACCACTGCCCAGAAGAGAGCAATCCCCCAAGATCCTTGCTGGTCGCACATGATTACGTCTTTGCCAGGAGCGCTTCGATGCCTTCGGCTATTTCATCCGCAGCTTCGGCGTGTCCGACATATCCCTGAATGTCCCCCCATTCATCGGACATCCGTTTTGCAATCTTAAGCGCAGCCCTAACCCCCGCCTCGTAGCCCTCGGCCTTGGCTGCTTCCAGTTCTGCGCGTAGCTTTTGAATAGTAGCCTTGGCGTCATGCGCTCCGCTGAGGTAGGCTATTGTGAGTAGTTCGCTTTCTTCTTGGTCGGTCATTTAGCAGTCCTCTTCGTATTTGTCGAAATACACAACGCTATCAGTTGTGCAGGTCACCCGACCATTACGCTGCTTCACTATCTGCAAAGCAGTTTCCTTATCGGGAGCGAGAGCAATATGTTTTGAGCCGTAGCGCAGAACCTTTCTGACCTCCCATGCGTATTGTGGTGTCATTTCATAGGATCCAATACAACGTGATAGCCGAGCAATCCGGCGATAAGGATAAAGAGAAGGACTGATCCGCAGAAGGTTCTTAGCCAAGTCATCGTTTCGTTTCGTCCTTCGTCAAAAGTTCATCATCGGCGTTCCAGTCAACTTTAGGTATGTTGCTTCTGTAGTATTCGTTACCGCAACCTTTCCTATGCGTAACACAGTAAAAATTGTCGTTTTTCATATTGAAATACGTTTCACCTCCGCAGCAAGGGCAGGGGGTATACTTCATGTTGGTCATCACGCACCTTCCTTCGGCGTCCAGTTGTCTTCGATCCCGGTGTCTGTGCGATGGAGGCACAGAGTGCAAGCTGCCCTATGCCGTGTGCCGCACTTAGAGCAAAACCCCCAATACATCATCTTGGTCTTATCGACAGGCTTCCAGTTACACAGAACTTCATCGCAAGACGAACACGGAGATTGCCCATTCGCGTCAACGGTCCCACCGAACCAGTCGCAGTTGTCACACGACTTATCGACAGGCGCGGCTTTGCTGGCTTGCCATGCGCGGTATTCGTTGCACAGAGCTATTTCAGCTTCTTCGCTTTCCGTGTCATTGTTCCACACATCCAAAGCCCTCAGCACATCGTCTGGTGGGCATTTGGCGGACACGTACTCAAATTGGCGCGACACGGTTCCGAAAGTATCCGTCGTCCGTTCCAACTGCCGCTTAAGTTCGTCGCGCTCTGCTTCGAGTTTAGCGATGTCTTCACGGTGGGCTTTGTCCCGTAAGGCATCAACCCCGAAATAATCAGCGGTCCATCTGACAACTTCAGCTTCCAACTCCACAATCCTCGCGTCACGGTCATCCGGCGGGGCGGCAGCAAGGGCTGCGTTGATTAAACGCTCGGTGCTAGGCTTTCTGTACAGACCAGCCGACGTAATATCCCCCATAATAGCCTCGTAAGCCGCCACCATCCCCGGCGTTGCCTTGGCGGGGTAGCTGGCTTGTGCCGCCATAAACTGCGTGTGGGCGTACTCGGTCAGGTCTTCGATTCCCGCCAACAGCGCATCCTTGCACTCGACCAGAGCAATCAGCAAGGCTTGCTGGGCGGCGATGGTGGCTTGGGCTTCTTTATTGGTAAATGATCGCATGTTGAATTTTTCCAGTTCCTCTACTCCAGGCAATAGTGTGGATCGGGGTTCTTCAAGAGAGGTGGGGGCTTCTTGGCCCTTGGCACCGTTGTCCAAATCCGGCGCGGGGGCAGTCACCAATTCTGATAGCGGGATGAGGTCGGCATCACTTTCTTCTCCTGCCAAAGACCGACCACTTGCGGTCCATGTGTACCCGCCACTACTACCGACCTTTCCGGCAAATGGGTAATGCAGTCCTTCCAGTGTTTCAGTAATCACCACATCCCGACCATCGCGGGTCTTGGGGCCGAAGCCGTACTTGGCATTGGGGTTGTCAGTCATTCTGTGTATCCCACATGGTGTTTAATCAGCCCAACAACCACGCGACCTTTATCGGTGATTGTCTCCCGGTTATTGATGTAGCCGAGCGCCTTAAGGTGCTTGATCGAAGCGTCTGACAGCACTTCCTTTGGCTTGCCAAGATCGAGGCAGATCAGGTATTTCAATTCCGGCTTAGTTGGATTTCTCATTTCGTCACTCATAATCTCATCTCCAATCTGTGCGGACCTTTCGGACCACAGGCTTTTAACCGAACGCTTTGATAAATCCCGCCGCGACTTGCGGGACGATGGCGTTGCCATAACCGCGCAGTCGTCCCACGCGGGCGGGAACCCCATAAGCCAGCGGCTCAGTGCCGGGTTCAACTGGCCGATATTTTTCATCTCTGCACCAGAGCCAGTCAGCTTCCCCCCAGAAGTTCCCCACACCTGTCTTCCCAGAGCGCATTTTACCGGGACCGTCCCGTCCGATGATCCGTCTTTGTGGTCCCGCGCTGTCGGTGTCGCCCACGAGGATAGGTGAACCGCAATGTCCGCCAAGCCGACTTGCGGGTCGGTGGGCTTCCTCGTCCCGTCCGTTATCGGCGGCTTCGATTTCGCCTCTATGATGTGTGCGTTGGGAGTCGGCCACCCAGAACAGTCGGGATCGGATGTGCGGTGCGCCGACGCCCGCAGCAGGGATACCGACCGCCCCGAAGGCGTAGCCTTCTCCTTCCAAGTCATCTTGAACAAGATCGAGCCATCCGTGCCTAATTGCTGCATCAACCTGCTCACCAAAGATGATGTCAGGTTTGCAGACCTTGATGAGATGGTGGAAGTGCGGCCATAAGTGCCGCTCGTCATCAACCCCTTTTCCTTGGCCTGCCGCGCTGAAAGGTTGACATGGGGCGCTTCCGGTCCAGACGGGACGATCTTCGGGCCATCGGGCGAGGCGCAAGGCTTCTTCCCATCCGCCGATACCGGCGAAGAAGTGGCATCTATTAAATCCAGCAAGTTCATCTGGTGTAACATCTTGAATATCCCTCTCATCCACAACGCCGTCAGTGATGTGGCCTGCCTTGATCAGTTCGCGCAGCCAAGCGGCGGCGAACGGATCGTGTTCGTTGTAATAAGCGGTCATCTGTGTTCTTCCCACAACTTCCGCTTAAGCTCGTCGCACAAGAGCAATGCTTGCAATGGGTCGTCAGCCTTACGCAGACGATCCACAAGGGTG